ACCCACACCCCCACTCTTTTTTACTTTAGATACTAGCGGTTACGACGTAACCAAATCTTGCCGAGTCCCCTTTAACCGTTCTGAATCTTATTTCTAAGAACGTATTTATAAGAGGATTTACATAATCTACCGTGATATCGTTTCCACTGACGGAGAAGGTAGCTCCGGGTACGTTGGTCTCCACAAGAGTTGTCAGATTAATTGATACAATTTGTGCCGCGTATACGCCATCATCAAATGTAAATAAGGCGTTGACGTTATCTTCAGCGATCGTGCTTATGGCTGGCGGAGACCCGGTGAACCCGGAAATGACTGGACTATTTCCGATAGAAAATGGTGAAGTTTGCGCTATCAAAGATCCGGAGCTTCCGTAACATCTGACTGAAGCTGAGGCTGTTCCTAAGAACGACCCAATACCAGCCTGAACAGATAATACAAAGTCACTCCTATCAATGATACTTGTATATGACGTGCTCATGCCCAAAACCGAATACATGGCAGGAAGCGCAATCATGTAAGAACCGGAAGTTACGAGCAAATCTACGTGAGTAATTGCTGTTAAGTTTGCTCCGTAGATTACGATAGTTGCAACATCAGTCGGAGACACGACATCAAATGTCTCCACTCCAGATATTGTCGGAACTGACGGATTTACAACTGTCGGTATAAATTTAACTAGGGACGCGGAGCTGTTTCCATCTGATCCGATAGAAATTTCTACATTCGTGTTTGTGGGGTTAATCGGAATGTTTACGCCGGTTATTGTAATCTTTGTTCTAGATTTAGGTGTTGAAATTGATCCGGTGGAGGCCGCGCCCCCGATAAGAATAGATCCGGTAGATACCGGGAAATTCTGACCTTCCAGCTCAATCTTGTATCCGGGTTGGCCGCGAACAAGTGCAGACACTTGCGTGGTTCCCGAATATATGCGAACTCCGGTTATCTGCGGCGGTAAGTAGCTTGAAACCAATACGGGCGTCGTTGCTGTCTTTTGAGTTCCGGTAACCGCCGTTTTTATAACTAAATTTTTAGTAGTCCCGGCTGAATTTGGATCGATGTCAATATCGGACATCGATAACACACCCGCAAAAGGAGTAGCGACGCTTCCGGAACGAGTGGCCGTAAACGAGACAACGTCCGTGCCGAAGGTAACTTCGGCGATGTTTACAGCGTATCCGTTGATAGACGAATCCCACTTGAACAGATTATCTCCGTACAAGCTTCCGGTCGTCTCTTCCCCTTCTGCGTGCGTAGAAAGTGACAAGCTCGTTATGGACGGGACGGTATTTGTTGTGGTTATTAGATAAGTATCACCAACTGATCCGTTGTTGTTATCGACCGTTAGCGTTATTTGTGTTCCTGGAGACACCTTCGGTTTTATCTTGTATTTTACAAGGATAACCGTCGCAGACTGAACGACAGGTGCGCCGACGATCTCCATGTCGTTAGTTGACCCCGAAGTGGAGGCCGACACGGTTGCCGACGATAAGAAATCTGTTCCGTATATGGTTAACTCAGCTTCTGTACCCGGCTCAAACCCGTCGTACTGCCCGCCGTACGCATCGGAGGCAATTGACGTTATTGAAGGTGCGAGCGGAGCAACGACAGCGCACGTAGTAGTCGAGTTATTACCATTTGCATTAATTACTTTGAAGGTGAGATCTCCCGAGGAGACTACTGACGGAACGTCAAATGCAACAGAAAGAAGCGTATTGCCGCCCGAGACGGACGACTCGGTTATCGGAACCACACCTAACGATGCGACGCCGTCAAGAATTTCAATTCGGTAGTTACGGAAATTTGACAACGTTCCGGCAGTAACAACGGCAAGGCTAGACGTCGTGCATGTAAGCGTAAAGATACGCCCGACTGCGCCCTCGCTTATAGTTGACGGAGTTATTGAGGAGATGCTCGGAGTCTTGGTCGCTCCAACCACCCAGCCCACATCGATATACGACCCACCGGTGTTGATCAGGCGTACTACTATATTTCCCGCTTCCGGCGTAGTTACTGTGAGGGTAGCTCTTGACGGATTTGAGGCCACTACAACCGATCCGATGGTTGCAGTTCCTGGATTAACTACAATGCTCGCTGTTACTGGAGTCACGAACTCCGTTGCGTAAACCGTCAGAGTTTTGGCGTTGGCGTTTGCCGAGGTCGTCTCGGTGGCGCCTTCCATTACCTTGAAATATTGGAGGTTTGCTGCGCCTGCCGGGATAGCAAACTGAACATCGGTCGGTTCCAGCGCCACGTCTAGAACCTGTTGAAGTCGTACTACGAGGTTCTTAGCTGTTGCGGAGTTGGCCACATTAATTTTGATAAACGCGGTCACCCCTTCGCTGTCGCTTCTGGTCAGGCCAGTAGTGGAGAAGCCGCCGGACCATGTACCGGATAGAGGGAAGTATGTTCCCTTATACACAGTCATGTCTTCTATGGTAGCAAATGTCGGGGATGCGCCTGTGTCGGCGTCCACCAACGAATATCCGCGTTCTTTAAAATTAGCGACGGTTCCTGTTAACGGATACCCGCCCCACAGCGTTCCGCCTTCCGGCAATAGACCGAGAGGGAAATTTTTGCCGGTAATTACTAAATAATTAGTTCCTCCCGACATGGATGATGTTTCGTTGAACTGGTTTGTATATGGGCTCGTGAAGATTCTGACCGAAGTTATTTCCGGTTTGTTCGGAAGAATCGGGACAGCGACCGGAACGGATAACGTATTTGTTCCATTTAGCGCGTCTGTTAAATTCATCGCCAAGAACGCACCTGGCGGAAGATCGCCTACGTCAAAATCTACGAGTAATGATCCGTCAGTCTGCCTTCGATACTCAACATTTTTAATAGCTTGGTCGTTTAAAGGCTGAGTTGTGGGCCACACGACCGTGTTAGTTGTTGAGTTGGGATCAGAATAATCAGGGTATGGAATAGGTACCGCGTATGTTCTGGTGTTTGAGGGAATAAATGTGGCGGAGATCGCCTTACCCTGAATCGGTGGGGCGATATTTACTGCGGTTCCAATCGGAGCAAAGGACGGTTCGAGTAACAAACTGGGAATTCTTTGAGCTTCTATCTTAATACTTGCTCGAGAATTTGTTCGAGCTAGTCGCATCTGAGTAACTAACGGAGTTCCGCCCATAGCTTCGCAGAACTCAACGTATCTTTGCGAATAACCTCCGGGAATAACTTCCGAGTAGAGGAATCCACCCTCGATAGTTGGGGAGCCGTCCGGGTACGCGGGATCATCCGGACCAACCAGATCGGTCACTACAAATGTTCGTACATCAGCCGGATGCACAGATCCCGAAGGTTGGCCTCCGACGAGATAGATAAAGTCGCCTACCTTAGTCGTAGACCAAGTGCCGCTCGAGCAGCAATTTTGTCTAGGGAGAATTGCCGGGAATACGGAGGTAGGTGCGGGCGGAACATTTGTGCACAGATAATACGTGTTCTCATCGTCGATCGATGATGCCGAGAAATCGGTGAACGAGTACTTTACGCCGGTGCTGACGGCCCACTCAGCATCAAATCCAAAGCGGCCGTACTTAGGCGATACCGGCAAGTATGTCGCCGAGGAGCCTACGGGGTGAACTGCGGATCTCTCTGCAAGAAGAGCTGCAATCAATGTTTGCACATCGGCAGTAAGCGCTCCGGATACGGTTGGATCGTTTGTTCCGCCGGAGATATCGACGGGCCCGTTGTTGTAGTAGTAGTGAAGCCTGTGATTTCGGTCCAGCGAAAACTCGTGAACTCCGCGAACGTTGTAGTTGGTGGAGTTGGCCGTTCCGGTTGTCGTCCACCAAATAGTCGGCGTTTGCGCTCCGGCAGTAGGAGGACCAGAGATTGAGTAGATCGTCTTTTTTACAGTAGTGCCTAAAAGCTCGATGCGTAAAAAGATGCCTAGATAGCACGGGTGCGCTATTCCAATTCGGCTGGACGCCATAAGCGCTAACTGGAAAGAAACTCTATCAGTTAGCGGAGTTTCTCCTACCATCTCCGCTACATTTAACGTGACGCGCTGTACTTCGGAGTGTGGCACAGCCGATTTAACTCGGTGAAGTACGCGAGCACTCATGACGCCTCTATTAGAGGACTTTTGATAAATACGAGCCTCGGATTGCCCGTATTCAAACTGCGCGGGTGACGAGGAATCCGATACAGTGAACCAGTCGCCGGCGGACAGTCTTTGGCCGGTCATTCCGGTAAAGTGATCTACAGCAACTACGGGCGCATACGTGGTTGGAAGGTGCGTGGGTACGCCAACGGCTGGTCCGGTACCTCCTCCGTTGAGCCCTGTATCGACAACAAGAATATTTCCGGAAGGATTTTTTACCGACAGAGCTCTAGGAAATCTTATGTCAAGCGTGTTGTTTAGGGTCTGTTTAATGTAGACGCTGTCTACTACGTCGGCGGTTGGCGTCGCTGCGGATTCTTGTAAATTACTTACGATTACCTTCGTGTTCGCGGACGTAGGGTGGATCGACGTATTTGCAATGTGCGTATCAATTTGAGCGTGCGTGTTTGAGGGCAGGTACGCTAACTCAAACGTCAGATTAGAGTGGGAGATGCGAGGACCGGAACCTGGCGTGCCGCTGTGCGTGTGGCCGGAAGTGCCGGCAAACTTCGAGTCGAGCGTAACAAAGTTTCCGTTTACTCGATCATGCCACTCGACTGCGCCGCGTTCGACCAGGTCTAAGGAAAGGTATGGGGTATATGACGCCATTATTAGTTGTTCCTACGAAGGTCGACCGGCTCGAGGTCGAGATCCATTATGTCAATTGAATCGTCGTCAGGGACGGCGATGGAGAAGGCCGATGCCGATGTCGGGAAGTGCAGGATTATATGCATCCCTTTTACGGCGTATGTCTGAAAATTACCGCTCGCATCAGTCGTCAAAGCGAGATCGTCGAGGCAGGCCAGTCCGTGATGGCGCACGTGCTCCGGAGTTATGTGGTAGTCAGCGAATATCGCCACGTAAGATCCGGGGCTGTTGGCACCAAAGGCGGTACGAACGTTTCCATAAATTCTGCAGAGCGGCGTTGTGGCGGTATCGAGAACCCAACGACTTACTTGAGGCTGATACTCGGACGGTTCTATATCCGGCTTACTGGGCAGCCTGGCAGTCAGCTGCTGGGCTACGCCCAGCGTCTCGGCGTCTGCTGCCGATTCCGATAGATGGGATATGGCGCTAACGTGGATATTGGATGGTACGGAAGTTACTCCGTTTACCGTATATCCGTTTAGCCGGGGATGCCAGCTTGGGGTCCAAATAATTAGGTTTTTATACGCCATGGCTATCTAAATTAGTTTAAAGGTTCCTTATTAAGCCAGGGCGATAAGTCCTCTTCCTCCTCAGGAGTTATTAAACTAAGTAGCGCTTGATCAATCTCCGAGCCGACAAAAAGAATGGGTTTATCGTTATCAAATACGCCCTTCGGCAGCAGAAGTGCAGGGTAGCTAAACCCCGGTAAATTCATCTCGGTTGGGTACGGTTTACGTACTACAAGTTGAATATCGTGTTCAATAAAAATCGGAGCCACCTTCTTTAACGCCGGTTCGCATAGCGGGCACGAATCCGAGTAGAAGAAGATGGGTCCTCCAATAGGCCGATAATTACGCTTGCTTTTCGAGATGTTCATTGTTGTTGCACTCAAACACGCCTACAGAATAGCACCTGGAAAGCTGGAGGCATAGCGATCATATCGGTCTGAACGCTATGAATATGGGAAGGTCCTATGGCTATTACCGGATCATCTTCTGGGTTACCTTTATCGGAATATTTACCGAACGGGTACGGCTTTATATACGCCAGATCTTTTTCGGGACCGTGTTGGTGGTGTTTGTGAGCACCTCGATGCCTCCGGAGACATCGGCCAGCGGCGGCTCGAATCCGTCCGAATCGAAGATAGATGGGCCGGCAGTTATTATATTAGGATCCTGAATAGTATCGGAAGTGTGGTCATGATACCGCTGTCCGCCCAGGGTATTAAATTCCGTAGCGCCTTTAAACTCCGATATATTTATAGCTCTAAGTTGGCGATTAATTATTGAATCAATGATCGACGCGGCGTAGTCCCCCAGATTAGGATCGTCTAGTGTATACGACCCGAGCGGCATTGGACCGGGAGCTCCGCCAAATATTGGATACACCGCTCCGGGAGGAACGGCTGAATCGGAAGGATAAACCAAGATATTATGGCCTGAATCCTGAATCGGAACAGACGACGAGTTTAGCGCAAGGATCGAAATATCCGAGATATTTGCTATAAGTTTCTCGAACAACGCGTTGAACGCCGGGGCAATCTGAGTGACGCTCTGGGAATATGGCGACACGGTGTAGATTAAAACCTTGCGAGTGACGGGGGAAGCGACGTCATCTCATCGCCTGCTTTTGAGATAGCGAGGGATAGCTGACTTAATCCGTTTGATGGTGGGGCGGACAGCTGCGTCTGCGGGGTCAACGTGGTGAAGATCTCGGCCTGGTTTGGAATTATGCTGTTCGTGTGAACAATTCTAAACCGTACTATGTTTGACGGCCACTTATTTAACGCGCTCAACATCTTATTAATAGCGCGATAGAACAACAACGATCCTCCCATATCCAACGCCAGCACAACATCTACGTATCTGAAGTCAGGATCGTTAGCTGTAGAATCCGACGTGATTTTTGAAACGCGGCGTTCGTAGAACGCGGCGTTATCCGTAACGCCAAGAGCCAGCTTCCCGTCGGTATCGGGAACTCGCAAGAATCCGGGAGGGCAGGAAGTTCCGACGGTCATGATTACCGTACCGGAAGGCACCTGAAGATCGGAATCGCATTCGGTAAACGGACGCGACCCGGATACGGATCCGACAGCTAAGGAAATTGCGGCGATTCCAGCCGACTCCGAAACTTTACCGGAGAACTCGAATAGCAGCGAAACTTCTTTAGCGGACACCGGGATCTTGTAGTTGTAGGAGAATCTGGAGCACTCTCCGGCGTACGCCGACGACTCGGATCCTATCTTTGTGATAACACCGTCGACTACCAAAGATGTGGTTACGGTCGCGGATCCGTTAAACTTTCGCAGAGTAAACGAGACGGATACCTCGCGGCCCCTGAGCGGCTTCACATCCGTCAACTTTTGTTTTAGGTAAATTAACCCAGAAGATACGAACGTTATTCTCGCCTGGTTACCTCCGTCGGGAGAGTAGTGAGTAACCTCACCGTCTACGGGGATGATTTCAAACAGACCTTCAGATCCATAAACCTTCCATGGTGTAATCAGCGAATCGGCTTCTTCGGATTCAGCAACCGAGAAAACTACACCTGATTCAGAGTCTATCTCTGCAGTTACGATATCGTTGTCGTAAACATCCTGCTGAAGTCCTTGGGGTTGAGGCGCGGATACCACATCGCACCAGCGTTTAACTTCTGCAGCAAGGTCAACACCGACTTGAGTTGTTGCGGCAGTTTTTTCTTCCTGCGTAGTAAACGGAAATCTCTGGCTACCGAACGACCCTAGATTCGGATATGTTGTGGGCGTAACTAATCCTGAAGCGTTAAGAAGGAACGGACCTAACCACGGGTTTTGAGCGTTATACGGAAGGCCCAGCGTATGCATAGAGCGAAGATACTCGTCGGTACCGAGCGACGTGGTTGATCTCGGAGTATTTATGAACGAATCGGTTCCAGACGCATTCTTTAACTTTAAGAGATCGGTCCAACCTCGAAGTGAGGCGCGCAGAGAGTAGGTGGGTGACGGCGAAGGTGTTCCGGGAGACTCAATGTTTCCGGCAACGACGACACCAGTTCTAGACAATCCAATGTTTTTAAACTCCGCATCCGCTTGAACAATCTGACCAAATCTGCGGTTGTTGTTTTTTGACCGGCTAAATCCGATGGTGCTCTTATCGGCCGCCATTACGTCCATTGGGATAGGACCACGATTATCGCAAATGAAGAATGCTAACTTCTTAACACCCTGGATTTGTTTAAATCCTGTCGATATCTGAAAAATTGCGCCGGAATCGAAGCATCGTGAGGACACAGGTCCTACGAAATACGGGCCGGAGCCCTTGCCTACCAGTTCGATATTGGCGATATCCAACAAGATTTTGCTCTTGCTGCTGGAGGTTAGAAGTGTTCCCGAACGAAGCGGCGATATGATCGTCTGCAAAGTAGAATATTGACGAAGTCCGAGTGCTGCAGTCGACGTTGAGATAGTTGGCGTAGATAGCCCGGCGGTAACTCCTGCAGCAAAAGGAGTGAAGTAATCTATGTTGCGGGTGAACGACGTACTCAACCTCGGACTTAAAATTCGGCACTCACCAAGCGTATCGTCGTAGGGAGATGCAGATACGGCGTTAGCTCCGAAGTACCCCAATATCGTTATGATTACTTTATTTCTATAAGATTCCGTGTCCAAAGAATTGACGAAAGACGTTAGGGTGTTTTTAACTCTGTCTAAATACTCGGTAGTCGAGAATCCGGACAGATTGTTGCTGTAGCCGATCTGAACGGCTAAAACTACGTGCACAGGAACGCTCGTGATCGCCGTCGTCTGCGGAACTAGGTATCCAGGAGACGATTTGACTTTTACCGAAACGGCTTTCTGTTGCTTGGGATACCGAGTAAATCCGCCGTTGGATATGCGATTTAGAGTAGCATCAAGATCGGCGAGATAGGATTTATTTCTAGCAGACGTGATGACTTGAGCGCTGAAACTGGTGTCGAGTCCGCTGCTTATCTCGCCCCAACCCATGTTGTCGATTGAATTAACGTTGGGCGAGAACGAAGCGCCGGTGATGCCGGCCCACACGGCTGGACCGCTCCCGTACTGCAGACCGACTCCTTCGATCCACTCTTGTGGCATTACGACTCCGGGAGACGAGATCACCTCGTTTCCATCGACATAGCATTTAAAGTCGTACTGATAATCAAGTAGCCCGGTGTATTCGTTGTACACTCGTGTTCCGGTATACCGGATTTCCAGCTTTAATTTGATTACTGTGTTGTAGATTGGCTGGATCGGGTTTCCAGTTACAGTCAGGTTTATAAGGGTTTCTCCCTCATTAACCAGCTTGATCTTTAAAGTTGGGACTTGAAAGTTTGTTATCGTCAAGCCGGATCTGCGCTCCAGCGTGAAGGTAACTCTTCGATCGTCGTTGAGACCGGGGGTGTTTCCTATTTCCCACTCGTTAATATTGCCGTTAGCGTTCGGTAAAAAGCTATAGGGACGGACTAGCGGTGTAGCCGTGCTCGGTCTTGGTACAGTAAAATTGCTTGCTAGGACGTCCAGATATTGAGTAGGAATCGTGAGGAAGCCGTTAATTCCGGCTCGTCCTCCTAAACCCCAGATGCCGATAAAATCGACTCCAGCAGTAGACTGCACGTTGGCCTCTATAAAATGAGGTCGAAGATGCACATCCATAGATGGAGGCGTTTGTGCGAGAGACGCTGTGGTGGCTACTCCGTGATTCGGCAGCGATCCGATAACACTTACAAATTTGATGAAACTGTCGGAGATTCTTAAGGGATTCTGCTTATTAACATCCCACGCTTCTACAGCGCCCTTTTCCCAATACCCAACTACGCGATCGCGCGTATATCCGAAGTAATCGGTTAGTGCGGATCCTTCGTAATTTCCTATCGCTTGAAGCCGGTTTCCGCCGTCAAGTATGTTGGAGTTGGGCCCAACAGTTGAGGTCTGTACCTTAAAGTGTTCTGGGATCGAAAAATCGGAGGCAAGGAACGGGATATATCCGCCGTACTGGGGTGACGACGAGGCCCCATCAGCACCCGTAGCAGTTTGCCACCCCGTAAAACTCATCGTAGTTGTGCCTACAGCGAATGCGGTGCTGATACTCGTGTTAGCTGCGTATAGGTTGTAGTCTGCCGATATGGTGGCTCCGGCCTGGAGCCGTAGCTGTTTTTCAGATCCTCCGGACATCAAGCCTGACACGCCGCATTTGAATATGTTATTTTGAACACTGGCAGATGGGACTTGAATATCTAGAAGATATTTAGAGGACGTCGCTAATCCAACGACAACAGTGTTATTCCAAAATACAAGACTATTGCCGGTGATGGATAAGGCCGCTGGTTCGTAAACATCACTGAACGGTAAGCTAAAGATGCAGTCTAAAAAGACCACGTTTGCGCCGCTTAAGGCGCCCGCAGCTTTGGACACCGTAACCAGGGCTCCCGCAGTCAGAGACTGATTTTTTATAAAGCACCGTTTAAATACTAACTTCACTCCGACAGGAGGGGTAAGTCCAGCATCTGGGGATACTACGACGATCCCGTATCGGCAATTGATTATTTTAATTGTGTAGATATACGACGGGGATCCGCTCGCCGGCGTTGCAGTAGAGAACACCCATCCGGAGATGTACAGGCCAGTAGCCGGGGTCGTATTGCCGCTGTTGGTTGTTTGGGACGGAGGCGGTCCTGAAACACCGACTTGTTCTATGTGTATGTCCGCGCATCTGAATACAAACCTGTCCGCCTCCAGATAACTGCTGGCGACGGCTCCGCGCTGACTTGGGGATTGCGCCTCGATACTCAGGCCGCGCACCCAAGAGTACTTACAAACAACCGAATTCAGATCAACTTGGCAGTTTTGTGTTTGAATACCGTACTCAGCGCCGGTAACTTCACAGTCCGTCATTCTTAACGCGGTTCTGTCGTTAGACCCCGAGTAAGAAGCGGTGCACGTCACCTGAATGCCGCGAGATCCGGCACACGCGGATCCGCTAACCTGAACAACTTTAAGATTGTTTATTACTACTAACCGCTTATTGTGCAGAGAGACTACCGCGGTAGTCGGAGCAGTTATGTTTGATATAGTTGCATATTTTGCGTTTTCGTTATTGTACGTTGTTATGTAAAGGCTGTAATGCGAATTGGTTGTGTCGGTGATCGTTCCGGTAAATGCGTCTCCGCCCCTAAAATACAGGTACACATCATCGCTGGTCGATGCCGTGGCGAGCATCGCGTTAACTTTTGTTAGCGTCTTTACCGGAGAGGCGTCGGACGTGCCTGACGCATTATCGTCTCCAGCGAGTGATACATATATCTTTTTAATTGCCACGTCAGACTTTCTCGCACATCAAGTATGCCGAAAACTCGGGCATAGGGTAAAAATACTTCGGGAAGAAGCCGTGACCGTGCTTACGCGCTACGGACGTCGGAGCAACTTCGGATTCTTTGTATGTCGCAACTCTCGGCGCAATATTTTCGTTAAACGTCGCGTTTCCTTGAGTTATTTCGTGAGAGTGTCCCATAGATCCGTAGCTGAAGCCTTTTAATCTACCATCCGGGTACAGGTCGTCAACTACCGTATCGCCGTATCTTACATATCCGCTAGGCTCTACGACGACCCCTTCAAAATTATTAGACATGATATCGTCGACGACGTTGCCGAATACTGAAACATTCAGCACCGTTGTGAACGCGCGAACAGACCACATACCCTGACCGCGTATGACGGATTTATTTATAACAACAGAATTAGGGTCAAACAGTTTAGCATCCGACAAGTACGCCCACGCGTCTTGCGAGTCTCCAACAGGATCGCCCGGCAATCTGGCCCAGTTAAGTGATGTTACGAGGCTGTTAAAGGCGGACGATATTTCTGAAGGAACTCCGCTTAACACGAAACCGTCCGGAGCGGGGCCGCCAGCGGATCCAACGTAAGAATCGATCGTTCCACCACCGGCTTTTCTAACTGATACGCTAGTTGCATTTGCTGAATTTATCTCTACCAGAAGTCGCTGCATTAAATAAACGTACTGCGTGGTTGTCGAGCCGCCGGTAGGGTTGGGGAGTGTCTGATTTACTAATGCTTTAATAGGTACTGGTAGCGTATTATAAGATATGCCTCTAGAGTCTAACGTAGACTTGGGAATTCGATACATCAGAGTCAAAGCAAACAGGTCCCCGATATTCGGTATCGGATCAAACTCTACGTTCGGAAGTCCCACCAGCGCTAGCCCATCGTTGAGAGTAACTGGAACCGGATTTCCATATACGCCGTTTGGAGGAAGCTGCCCGAAATCCCCGGGAGACCAGTTCGGAACGCCGCCGTTAAACGGGAAACCTGGAAAGATGGAGTAGAACGGCGTTAGGTTAGTTCCGTACGGAAGCGTGGTGTAAAGAGTTTCCAGAGACGACGGGGGCCCGTTTACAACTCTTGTAATTTTTGAGACGGTCTGCGTAGTCTCAGTTTGATTAATATTTCCAATAGTTAGTGACGTTGCTGATTGATTATTTGATGCGTTAGGCAGTGATGCGGTTGTGACGAATATTGGGCCTAGTGGCGGGACGGTGGCGGACGACGGAGGTAGGGCGGAGAACGGGATAAACATCGGGTACGAGATGCCGTCATACGCGGGATTATCGGATGCCCAAACCCCTTCAAAGTGCTGCCTAGAAACAGACACTTGACGAACCACGGAAGAGTAGTCGTACTTCCTGTTTCGGAGATCGTGTATGCCCCGATCTCGAGATGACCTGATTCGCAGCGACATGCCGGGTTGAACCTTAAGTTGCGGCGTATCGATGTTGAACAACTCCATTTCGCCAAACGTCGGGGTCGTTGCTGGAGTCGACATCAGAACTTGTTTTGAGACCCCTTTCACCGGTATGGGTCTGTTGTTCTGGTCTAGCAACACAGCCGGAATGCCGGTCCACGTCAGAACAGTCCTATTTCGGATACCGTCGTAAGACGCGCCTTCAGGAGGAGGCAGAAGCGGAACAGTTTCTAGCTCTCCCGAAGATGCTTGTCTGGTGGACGACCATATACCGTCAGTTGCACTTTTTGCAAGTGAGTCCACGCGTTTAAATCCAGCAGGGCATCTCGGACCGCTGTATAGGATGACGGCACCTTTAGGAATAACTCCTGCATGCTCATCCACCTTATGAAGCAGCCGATCTAAAGAAGATCGCTGATCTGCGGGAAGGGCTACGGATGTGTCGCTACGGTCGTCTAGATAGCTGAAGTCGTGTCGCGCTACGAAATCGCCTTTGTAGAGAACAACATCGCCGATCTCGAAGGTCGGAGGATACTCTGTTGACGATGTGTTCAACGGCTGGTATCGAATTCTGACTCGAAGGTTACCTTTCGGCGGCGTGGTAAATTCGGTTAAGAATCTAAATACGTGGCGACGGAATGTAGTAGTCAGCGACGATTCTTCGCTGGTTGACGCCGACTCTCCGAACGCCGTGGCCGTCGAATTTGAGGCCCCGGGAAGCGGGACCGTTGTGTTGTTTATCAGAATCGGAGTTTCTTCTCCGGTCACTGGATCAACGATATCGATAAACGGTTCTATTAAAAATGAGTCGAATGCGTTAGAAAGGACATTTGCGGGGTAGGCGCTAAATGCCAGCGTGAACTCGTATCGATAGGCGTAGACGTACTTTACGAAGTTAACTCTGAATCTCGGGAAAACGTACCAAGTGGTAAGGCTGATGTTTGGAAGACCGGCCGGAATAAATGGGGATCCAGGTATTGCGGACACACCTAGTTTTACAGAGCCCTCTTGATTCTGAATCGACGTAATTTTGCAGACCGAGTAGTCGGTTCTTCGACGAAGGCCCGATGTTTGCGAGAAGAGGACTCCAGCCCGCTCCTCGATGTTCTCGATCACCAACGTATCGCCGGGCTGTATCCCTACTAACTCCGAATTGTTTTCGTCCTTTATTTGGCGATTAAATGTATTGGCTTTGTTAATTACAATAAACGTGTGCTGCCCTTCGGAAACAAAGGACGCGGCCGCATTTTGGTGGGAGGCGATCCACGGAATCGACTTTGTCGGCGAAGCCGTCAAGAAGTATCGATCGATGTTGGACGCCGTGTATTTTACGGTCGCCCCAGCTCTAAACACTCCGTTTAGATCCGGATACTGGGGAACTTCGGCTAAAAGTTCGGAGCCCTCGGAGATCGGGATGCGTTCGCCGAAGCCGTTCATCTGATAGACGGCGAACTCTTCGGAAGCGACGTGTTTTCCGTCTATTATTGTATCTGCTGGAAACTCAATTCGAATAGTAGACGGGGAGGTTGGCACAGCGATAGCATTAACAACGTAATGTTCGCTTGGATACGACCACACGTCTTTTCGGTCAACAGTCTGGGCAATTTCGGAGTAGTGGTCTACCCCGACTTCGGCAGGGCGAACGAGCTTGGCCACGTACAACGGCGATCCGGTGTTCTGTAAGCTGAGCTCGGAGGTGCTTCCGGCAATCGAATTAATCCCGTGACTGGCTGAGCCACGGAGGACTTCCCATCCGGAGAGACCGCTATTGAAATCTCCGTTCATGAGCAGCGACGGCGCATCTTTTTGGCGGATCGTTGCCATTATATCTTCCTGCAGAAGAGGAACTGTCGATTAACCGGAACAGATCCGGCATCAGAAACATTATGTTGGTGATCGGACGTTCCTTCGGCGGCTTCGTCGGCCGGCGAACGGCCGAAGCTGTTATAGGACGGAAACTGTGTCGGATCTACGGACACAGACTGACCAAACTTACTTAAAAAGGATTCAAACTGCCTTGTTTGATCAGCTACAAGAGAGAATTTATATTCCGCTCTGTTGTGCGAAGGTGCGCCGAGTGATTGGTTGGTGGGCGAGGTTGATCCCATAGGGAACGCTCTGAACCTCGCCTTTATCCTTGAGTCAGCTGAAACCCATTCGTCGGGCGGAACTTGATTATCCGGCTCCTCAAGCTTTACAAATCCAGGCGGGCACGCATTACCCATGAACATCATTATGGCGTCTCGAGGAATTGCGCAGTACACGGGATCGCCCGTGTACGGCGCACTGTCGTGCTCTCCGTGAACCAGCTGAATGTTGCCTATGTGAACTTCGGCAAGCTCGGTGCGGTCCAATCTCTTTATAGAGATTAGAATCTTTGCCGGCTCTATGGGAGCAGGAATCTTTAGACGTATGCGGGACCAGGAGCTGTTAGTCGATCTGGATAAGTTTCTTACATCGGAAACGCCGACGCTAGATCCCAGGATGTCTTCGAACTTGGCGGACACGGTTATTTTGCCGCTCTTCAATCGCATAGACATTTCGAGCGTATACCACGCCTGCTTGCCCAGCAATCTTAAATGATCGGACAGGTAACCTTCGTACACCTCTCGGCGAGCCGAGGCCGGCTCGAGCGGAACAGGAAAATCTAGAACGTTAACGTTCGAATTAATTGAGTAAGATTGCGACAAAACAAGCGCGGAGCTAGACACCAACTTTACCGCAAGATAGTCCGAAGCGCCGTCTACCTCGGTCTGATCTTCTGAGCGGACATACGCGGCGTTTACCGAAAGGTCGTCCGGATAAAACGCTCCACCAAAAACATCCCAATAGTGCGGATATCGATCGCCGTCTACAGTTTCGAGGTGATCCATCCCGCCATTGATGACTAGGTTTCTAAGGCAGAAGGAGTCGGCGTGTTTTCTGTTACGGCTCACTTGCCGCCCTCCTGTTGGAGGACCTCAAGGAACTGGTCGATCAGTTTCTGTTTTTTGCCGGCCAGGCCGTGCATGTATTCGTCGGTGGATGTGTGCGGCTTATCACCCATCATGCGTTGAAATAGCGTAGGCGGGGTGGTCGAATGGTAATGGCGAACATCGACATGACGCTCATCCGGAGGAAGATGCTCGTGGCTCTTATAACGGATCGCGCGGCCGATGACCTGCTTGATGCGGCTCTTGTTCCAGTGCGGCTCGACTACCTGAACCATTCTGGTGCCCTTTAGGTCTAGGCCTTCGGAGCCGGCGCCGGAAACTAGAAGAGCCTTTATCTTATCGGCGTTGTAGTCTTCGACGATCTTCTTCTTTTGCCGATCCGAAAGCTCTCCTGTGAACATCGCCGCCGGAACACCTGCCTTGGTTAAGGCCGAGTGCAGCGGCTGGATCCCGTCACGGATAAAGTTGGAGTAGATCACGCCCTTGAATCGGGGGTTCTTTTCCAGCCCGGAACCAAAATCAGAAAGAATCTTCTGGAACTTGGGCGAGTGATGGAGTGCATCCTCTTCCGTCATGTACGTCTGGTAACTGTGCGGCGTGTTCGACACCGCTCGAGGAGCGCTCAGGAAGGCGGCGAGGTTTGCCGACTCTTTCTTTGACGGAGGGAGGTTGCGTTCTACTTTTCGGAGAAGTCCGCTCGGTATTCCACGGGCAACGTAATCGTATACCTGCTTCTGAACCGGGCTCATCTGAACCTTGATGGTCTTTTCCGACGAGGACGGGAATCCGTCTTTTATCGACGGATGGTAGTCGACGTATTTACGTACGGCGCGCGCAAATTGAGCCTTGTTCTTTATAGCCGGCTCGACTCCAGGCTGAACTCCGAAAAGATACTTCTCGATGAGCCCGGGGCTTACTTCCTTCTCCTCAACAAACTCTTTTTCGAATTCTCCGCCGGTAGGAAGGACCTTCTTACCTGCGGCGATGTTGAGTAGTGGGGCTAGCTCGCTCGGATAGTTTTGAATCGGCGTGCCGGTAAGTAGGATTCTGCGGGCGGACGGAGACGCCTGCTCCAAGGCGGCGCGAGTGCGCATCGACGTCGGATCTTGCAAGCGGTGCGCTTCGTCGAAGATAAGGACTTTGTCCCTGCTCGACGGCGACTTCGTAAATCCTTCGTAGCTCTTAAGATCGAAGGGTACTTTGGGCTTGACCTTGGCTATCTCTTTGAGGTAGTTGGGTCTAAGCGATGCCGGAACAACTGCCTCAGCAGGAAGTCCTAGCTTATCGGCAGCCGAAATTGATGTGATCGTTTTACCGGAACCGAGTCCGTGGTAAACGAGAAGGCCAGGAGTTTCGAGAAGCTTTTGAAGCACGCGCTTTTGATGCGGCTTGAGCTCTATCTTCTCCTCTCCCTTATTCTTATCGGGATCGGGAGCTTTCTTGGCGATCTTCTCGAATGAAGAGGCGAGGCGTCTCATGGATCACCTCGGCTCAACTACGAGAACTCCGGAGTTATCGACGCGAACGAGCCACTTGGACCCGTTTGGCGCCCGCATGGCGAAACCATCGCCAAAACCGCGGAACTCGGCGGCTTCGTTGTCGCCCTGATCTTGGACGATCACCTTATTTCGCACGGAAGCGGGAATCGACGTGTGCGGAACGGAGAATAAATATAGCCCGGTTTGATACGTAGAGTCGTCCTTGTCCGCCCCGTAAATTCTTACGCTGTTGGACGTGCGCTCTTCGTAAAATGAGGGGAAGTCTGCGGCGACAAAGCTCGTCGGAGACGCTCCGCCGGTCTTCTGCATCCCAATCATAGACAGGCGCTCGTCTATAGATGGAATACGGCTAAATGTGATCTTGGTAGTTGCGGGATTTGACCCGTTATAGTTCGCTATGTATATCTGAAGCTGATTTGAAGCGACTATGTAGTCAAAGTCTAGGATAAAATCGGTGTATACCCCGATCGCATCTGTTCCACGAGTTACCTGAGGCGATCCGTTCTTTACGGTAGACGTGCTGTGTATGGACACGACTTGAGACTTACCGGTTTCGGCGCCGTAAAATCTGGACGCATCGCCCTCGCTCGCTACGCGAACAAATACCCCAGGAATTAACGTTGGAGTAGGTAAAATCGTGTTTATGTATTGACGAACTTGAGCCACTTTAAGCCTCGATCAAGTACAGTTTATCTGGATTTTGGCCGTTTACCCGCTAGTAACGAATATACGACTCAAAATCCAAATCGATCTTAGCAAGCCCGTTTGACAACGACGATGCGACGACCGTCAGGCCGTCTCTGGTCACATCAAATACCGGCGCACTTACGTTAAAGGATCTATTATACGCGCTCCCCTCTACTACGGACGCGTTTAACGACCCGAGCTGCGTAAATTTCTGGGCGCCGAACTGAATCGTAGCAGCTACCTGCTGCGCCTCTGTGGTGTTCCCAGCGGCTATTAGCCGGCCTCGTTCATAGTACTTGCGCAATATGTCCGTGGCGTTGACCGGCTCCGTGTAATCGATTGTGGCGAACTCGCCGAGGGCGCCTGTTGCGTTATAAACCGTAACATTGCCGGTTCGATCAATAAATTGAATTACAAAACCGATAGCTACGGCATCCACCGGGATCGTCGTAAGAGACCTCACGATCACGCGGCCGATAGCTGTGGTAGCTACTGCGGACTGGGCCAGCTCGCGAGTTACGCCGCCGGTCGGGGTCAGGCGGTAAATAGCGATATTAACTGCTACGAGGTTCGGCGCCGATCCTCGGTAAGAGAGGGCGAACGTAACCCACTTTCCAGTCTCTGATCCCGATATCGGAGCACGGTACTCCAGCTCCGAGGTATTGGTGCTGGCCTGATTGGGGCCAATCTCCCAATACAGTCCAGTATCTGTTCCCGGACCAACGCCCAATAGATCCGACTGGATCGATACACGGCTTATGGTGTTATTAACGGGGACCGCTCCGAGGCTGACGAACTGCCAGCCATCGGCTGCAAACGGACGCGTTTCCGTAACTTGGTATACGATCTCCTCATTTGCGTCCGGATTCGGAACTTGGCTATTGATATCGTTCCGACTCCACACTCTGAAGTTACCGTTTGCAATAAGGTTCGGTACCGCGTTCTTCAAAGATCGGATACCGACATCCGCTACCGTAGCCGTATTTACTACCTGCTGATTGAGCCGGAGATAGCAGCCGTACGAGAATATGTTACAGCCGAGAGCGCGATTAACGTACTCAGCCGGAATATAGAATTTCAGATATAGCTTTTGTACTTCGCCCGCCGGAATACGTACGATCTGGCCCGGGCGGAACAGCGGGCTACTAAATCCGGCAGTCGGTGAGCTGGTTGAATATCTGAAATATACATTCGTGAAATCCGAATCGACGTGCACCATGAAGTGCTGGGCTTTAAACGAAACATCGCGGAACATGTCCTTTGTTACAAATACCGCGTATCCGGAAATAGGCGTTCCTGTATTCGCTAGATTTAAAGCCGTTCTTCCTTTATCTAACGAGATGGACCAAGGCTCTGCCGTGACCGATGAGTTTAGTACCTCGATTAAAGAAGTTTCGGAGGCAACCGCGGTCGAGGTCAATTCGATGCCGGAGGTATCGCGGAAAACGTCTACGCGCACGAAATCAAAGATTGAGTCCGCAAGAGACGCCTTATACGGCTCGTCCTCGACGACGGCAACCAACTGTCGAGATACCGGGAATCTTATATCCCGGACAGATACTATTGCAGGAACGGTGCCTATGGCTGTGTTTACCACAGCGATACATAGCGGTAATATGGAGCTCGTAAACGTAGGCAAGTTCTCTTCAGAGTCCGCCGTACCGATTACCGACACGACGCCGTCGTCGGTCAGCCCGAACAAAGCGTACTTCAGACCGTATCCATCAAAATCATCGATAAGCAGCTCTCGGCTATAGCCGCCGGGAAAGTGGATAGCTTTTGCACCATCGAACGATTGGAATACACCCTCGTGCACAAAAATGCGGGTAGTGCGTACAGGATCGGCGATCGGTTTGAGTGAGCCGATATCCTGCCCCGGAGTAAATCTTGCCGGTACGAGATTGATTACGTCTGTGTAGGCTATCGAGGCTGATCCGGACTTAGCCTGAACATACACGTGCGCGAGAGGAATATCGAACGGACCGGGAGACGGCGGTACCGGATCGTCGCCCGACGACGGGTATGTCCCACGAATAACTTCGTAGGTTTGTCCTACGTTGTTATCGGCGCTGAATTCGTAACGCGCCACAACAAGATCGACTCTGACGCCGTCAGGGTTAGAGTTGGTGACCAGAACGATCGAAACGAGGTCGTCGGTTTCTTCTATTCTGACCCCCTGAGAGGTTAATAGGATAGACGACGGCGCATTACCGCGAACAATCGACAACCGATTTGATCCCTCGGAAGCTGGAACTACCTTATATCCCGAATAAACGCCGGGACGGACGAGACCGGCCAGCTGCAAGTTCTGGTTGCGGCTGGTGTCGGGAGAGTGGTACCGGGTAGTTCTAATTTGAGCCATTATCAGACCTCAGGAGTAGCGACGAACTGGATTTCCCAGTCAATAACCAACCACTCAAGATTTGTTTTTACTTGCTTTATCGTTCTGCCGTTGGCATCGGCGTCGGACACGTAATGCGCCAACAGGACGCCATTAGCGGCTTCAATACCGAGCTCATCTATAAACGGTCTAGAAGGATTGTCGGACGATGTAACGCCGTCCTCGGGCGCCAGAATGGACGAGTAGTGGATTCGACGCTCCTCGATCATGCCGGATTGAGTTATCTGAACTAATGGGGTAGTCATGATAACTCGGCGCATTTGAGTATCTTCATACGCGGGGGCTGGCGTACGCCCATGAAGCCACCGACGTTGTTGTACTCGCCGCCGCAGCCAATCGATATTCTTGCAGGCTGCCAAAGTTCAAAATCACGCATGAGCAGGCGCTGAACTGTGTCGTGCATCCCGACACAGACAATATTATTGCCGCCAAATTTTAAAGTTCTATTCTCCTTGACTCTGGGATCAAGGTGCGCAGGGACGGACCACACCTTAGGTTTTCCAGAAGTTTTAGATAGATCGAACTTCGAGGATGAGATCATGCGTTCGGTCTCTGCTTGTTAAATACCAGCTTAAACAATATCCAGCCGTTTATGGGCCGAGCGAATCCTGCAGGTGCAGTGGTGACCTGGTTGATTATGCTGCCGGATGAAAACACAGAGGGAAGGGCGCCGGCACCTAAACCAGACGGATCGTTTACTGCCGTTGTGCCGTCTTCGATAAAGAACGGTTTCTGGAAATACCGGCTAGCGTTTCCGGCGTACTGGTTCATTATCGTGAGATACTCTATGGTGGATATGAACGTAATCGCTGGCGGAACCATGATCGAAAAGCGCTGCGTATCGTCGAACGCCGCTCTTACTCCAGTAACGGTGTCGTACCATCCGGACGTGTATCCAGTTACGTTAGATACGATTTGAGGAATTCGGGTATGCCCGGTATATCCGGCAAAAAAGCGGACCGGCAAAGCTAACTGGTCGTTAGTAAATGCCTCGTAATTATTTTTAGTAGTTAACGACGACAGCTTGAGTGGGGGACGTAGTAAGTCGCAAACGACTCAAGTTCTACCGATTTGTCGATCGGCTGCTCGGTGTAGAAGATGGTGGAGAACGGGTCCAATCTTTCGGTATCTCCGGGAGTCAGCCACAGCAAATTGTTCTGTGCGTACGACGTCGGAGAGGGTAAGAACCACGGAACAGTTAAATCCGCGTAAGCGAATGTACCCCTGCGGGTAGAATGGAGCCGTGCTCTCCGTGGAGGTGCGCACCGACTTCACGTACACCAACAGCTGTGCGTTGAATTTGGTGTTGGAGGTTGGGTGCTCGTGATCTGCTCTAGCAAACAGATTAGATGTTCCGGGAACCGAGAGCTTACCTGGAATCGGGGAGTCTTGGAATCGAGGAGTCAGTTTTGGGAGGATATAAACGACAGATCCTCAACAGAGATTCCAAGAGAAACGTTTCTGTCGGATAGCGCCGCATTCTGTGACGGAGCTGAGGAAAACGACCGGGACGATCCGAGCGTAAGCTCCAGGGGAGACGCGGCCGTTACGTTAGTTATCGCCGATTCAACGACCTTAACATATGCCGGAGGCATTAAGCCGGTGGCATTATTTGAAGACGACGCCAGGTTTATAGGATCGGCTCCGCCCGGTTTATGCGTAGACGCGTGGTTGGATGTGATCGTACCACTGAAGGAGATCAGGTACGAATCCGGATCGAAGGATATGGACGTCACGGCCGTAGCGCCGGTGACAACCGTGGCGAAACGAAGCTCTTTATTATTTACGACCGGAATTGACGGATTAACCGTTTTATCCAGCGAAACGACGTAGGTAGACTCCACTTCAACGGAGGTACTCGAAGCCACGCCGCCGACGAGCTTCTCTCTTGTCGCCGTCGTGGTGGATTCGGTCAACTTAAAGAAGAGGTGATAAGTATTATTTGCGCCGAGGAGTGTCGTACCGCCATCGAATCTTGCGAGAATACCCTTTACGGCAAAATATTGAGCGGGTACGGTTACTTGTAGGCCGGCGTAAGTTATGGATGCGCTAGTATCAGAGAACAAGACGTTCTCGCTTGAGGACCCGGACGACGCGAACGCCGCGACAACCTCAGCCAGGGCGCTCTCCAAGTTTGTGGATATAGCTTGAAGATCGACGGACTCGAGCTTGATTCCGGACGGAAAGAGTCTTTTCTGCAGTGGCATCGATTAACTCAGTTCGTGATCTGGCGGAACCAGATAGATCCGTTAAATGATAACGTTACCGAGGCAGCAGCGGTAGATTTCGTCACTTCCAGCAGTAACCTTTTACCAGGAAACAGCTTGAGTCCGTTTGAGGGATTTAACTCAAATATGCGATTATAGTACTCGGAGGGGGCGGTAACTTTGAACGAGAACGCAGCAACCACCCCACTCTGCGCGGTGCTGGTTGTGTTGTCGTTGGTAACTACAAGCTTAACGATAATGACGTCGCCGGCTGCGAGCGTCGTCTGATCATTAAAATACACCGCATCGATAATCCACGACTTCCCGGAGTCTGGGACGTCTGAAATAACTTTTGGATTTTGAGCTGCTGGGGCCACTCCAGTTGTACCGTTGAGGTAGTACAGAGTTTGGCTACTAGTTTGCGCCACAGAGGACAGGCCGAACGATATAACTCCCTGAGCCTGGCCGCTAACTAGATCGTAGATGCCGTCAAGCCAGGTATTCGAGACGTCTTGATTAGCCGACGTAGCGACGCCGGAACCGGACAACTCGCTTCCGAATATCTTATCGACAATAACGTGGGACGTATGCACCGAAGAAGCCTCGGTGGTTTTCATTGCCACGGTAGCGCCGGACGCATCTTTTACGGAAATTGTTGCCATTGTGAGCTCAGAATAAGAATTGGATTAGGCCGGATTGGCGTGAATTGCTGAAATCAAGTCGACCAACCGGCTCTAAATCCGCTGACATTAGTGTAGCTATCTGGGCAGCAATCTGCTGACCAATTGCCGAATGCTGGGCCTCTGATAATATCAAACCCCAAGGGTTTAAGCTAGAGGTCATGTACGGCCGCGTATCGAATTTTGTTATCGCAGATCCGCTTACGCCGGTAATCCCAGAGTGGATGCCTGAGCCGGCCGGGCCGGCGATCGGGGGCGTAACTAGGAGCACCGGCGTAGTCAGCCCGGTTGCTGCCCGTATTTGGGATATTAGCGAGTTTAATCCGGAGGTAAGTTGGGTATGCCAGGTCGAATCGTCCGGATTCCGCATCGCGTAATCACCTATATCAGGAACGATAACGGCCAATTTTATAGCGGAAATACTTCCGCGTCTATATAGCGTTGATCTACCGACTAGGTTTGCCACGTTACCGGGATAACTGTAGTACGGCTCTACGATGACCGATTCGCCCGTGTCTAGGTTGATTCCGTCACCCGCGGCGTACATCTCCTTAGACGTGTAGGCCACTTCTCCCGGAAATTTTCTAGAAATACTAAACGATACGGGCTGAATATGCATCTCTGGGTAGGCGGTGTACAGCTTCACCAGCCGCTTAGCAGGAGATAATCCAAGAAGTCCGTTGGTGACTCCTAAAGATGCGTAAGACTTCTCGACTCCATCAAAGATCAGTCTATTTGCCGGAAGCCGGATATCGGAACCAGAGTATGGGACGACGACCCCGTCCATCGACTCCCCGCCGACGATAAGAACGGGATATCTAGCGGGAGACAGGAACGGAGATTCGGACTCTACGGTGTTCAAGATTGCCGGAGTATCGACGAGGAGAGCGACGATTTCGCAAAAGCGACCATACGGCCCTTCCGACAACACATCCTCTTCCGGGGCTTCCCGCCAACGCTCAACCGATCTTATCGGAAGTCTGGATGCGTCTACCTGACTTCCCAGTCTTAGCACTGTTATATCTACGCGATAGGTGACGTTCGGAGATAAGTCAGTTCTAAAAATTATGCGGCCGCGCGCAGGAAATACTTCCTGTGTTTTGGGGCCGGGCACATTAATCGGATAAATCGAAACACCAACCAGTGGGTAAGAGGGCAACGTGTCAAAACTGCCCGATTGGATCATGAACGACTCACCAAAGTCGGCCCCTACAATGTAGGAGTTTTTCAACGAGAAGGCGATCTTGGCGCCTGTTCTATTTGTGATCCAATTAGCCATTAGAGGGGAGTTCTTGAAATCTCGTAGAGGTAAATGGCTGGGCCAGTCAGCTGGGCTGTGAATTTTACGGTGTTTCCTCTAAATTGTCCTATAGGAATTCGAGTAACTCCATCGAATCTATAAACATATTTAATTCCGGTCCAGAGCGGCCAGCCGATCGAGTCGATTGAAACACCGAACGTAGATGCGTTGTTTGGGTAGGCTTCGGTTATGATTATCCCAATATTTCCGGTTATGGGATTCAACCAGATAGATTGCATCTGGGTTGCTTGGGTAGTTACGTAAAACGCCATGTCGCTGGTGTTAGCCGCGAGTCTTCGCATCTCTACGCCACCAGGAAGCGGCCTTAGGGGTTCGCCTAGACGGTAATCATCTATCCACGACATGCTGGAGTGAAGTTGCTTGAACCATCCGAGCACGTAACCCCACGGCGCTATGTTAGGAGTTACTCCAGTTTGTATTAAGAACTTGCCGGACGCGTCGGTTCTAATCGGGACGCTGCTTGAATCTAACGCAGCTGTCCCGTTATCGACCATATGACGCATCGGGTAGGGCGGCTGATTGTATGCAGTGTCTGTTAAGCCGGAGGAGAACGAATAATTAAGCGAAAGCGGTAATCCTTTGTGATAGGAGTCGTTAGTAACCCACATAGCGTTAAAGACCGAAACCTCGGGCTTAGCCGGATCTATAGTGATGCCTAGGTGAGCGGTTCTTTGATATTGGCTATACACCATATTCCACAAGAAACACGCGCGACCGCCGTCAAAATCGCCTATGACGTGCATCATGTCGATTTTGCCGAGCAGAGCTTCTTCAACAGCTTCGCTCGAGAATGCAAAATCGGAGTCGGATGCTCTAAGCGTCGTAAGTAAATTGCTCGCAATAGTTCGTTTTCCGGCGTGGTACGTTCCGATGTTTCCGTAATCGCCGGCCGCAGCATTTTTACGATCAAAAATTAAAACATAGCAGTCGTTATTTGAGCCGACAACGTCTACGTTAGTTCCTATTCCGCAATACTGGTCTAGATAGGATCCTTTTGGGGCTAGCGGAATTACACTCGTAGAAGTTCCGGAAAATATACCTGAAAGTGATGCTTGCGATAAGCTATTGTAAATCTTTTTTTGGTGATCTACGATCAGAGATTGCCCAGGAGTTCTAGAAAAGTCTACTCCGTGAACTATTCCCGGGTTTGGGTTGTAGACGTTCTCCAGGTACTTAGGGACAAGCGTAAAGTAGGAGTTCTCGGCTACTCCGCTTAACGTCCGCGTCCCACCAACTTTAGTTTGCTTTTCTAGCAAGTAATTATTAGACGGCAGCAACGGGTTTACTGGAGTAGTTGTTCCTGTAAACAAGTACTGGGTTTCTGGACCGATACCTCCGGGTTGCGTCCCATCTGGCCACGTGACCGGAAATACGTACGGAATCGTAGTTGGGCCTGTTGCATATGGAAGAGTTATTACCGTCGTCTGAAATTGTCCGGTGTTTCTGGATGTCCAATATCCGGGAATCGTGTACGGGAACAATCTCGGGGCCCGGTCAGGGAACGCACTAAATACTGCTCTTAAGCCAGACGCCATCTCCATGTAACTAATATTATTAGCACTTATGTAGGTATAAATAGACGGGGGAAAGGCGTATGTGAATGCGTTATTTGGCTCATATTGAATGTACCCAGATACACCGTCGCTGGCTCGCCCTCTAGCAGGTATGGAATTCTGCGTACCGCCCATGTCAAAGGAGTTGTTATGCCAATTATAGATATGAGCTCGTATGTTTCCGTCTTGGAAAAACTGCTCTAACCGAATGAGCTCATAAAAAACAGGGAAGAAATTAGCCGCTGGAACCAGGGCGTTGCTGGTCTGGCTGGGGGCGTGAGAGTCTACTGGCCCTAAAACCACAAACAACTTCTCCAACTTAGTTCTTGGCGACACGTCGGAGCTGGCGCGCCACTTTGCAGGTAAGAAGTATGGTTGAGTAGCTTCGATCCAGTCTCGGTACATGACGGACGCGTCGTAGTATGCGGATTCGCCTTGGCCTCGAATCGGGAGATTCTTTATGCTTAGCTTGTACGGCTGCGAATACTGAGCGGCAGTTGTAAACTGTCCTGGCGTGAAGTTATTCTTCGGGTAATGCGTCCAGAATATCTCTAGGCACGTACCCAAACCTTTATAGGTGACCTGCTTCCAAAGCAGATTTGGATCTTCAAATTGGAAGTAGATTCCTCGACGTAGGACTACGTCGTATAGGGCGTTAAATCCGAGGGCGGGCGGCGCCGAGTTTGTTTTGTGACCGTCGTTTAGTGAGTACTTAAACGAAGACAAGGTCGGTCCGTGATGGATGCTTCCGGAGTGCTCGGTCTCAACAAACCGCATGTTGGACGGGTTCCCCTGGGGCTGTATCCGCAGTCTTGGGAACTCGCCGCACACGATTGAGTATCTAGTCTCTCCAGTGGGGCCCCACATCTTGTGCCAGAATTTAATATCAACCGAAGACTCTTCGGTGTAAAGTTCGATGTTAAACGTTCTGGACTGATATACCGTAGATCCTGCGAGGGTAGTGGTCGTAATTCCGTTCGCCGTAGAGGTAGTGGTGGTCCACGTTATGGCGGACGAGTTTATTATTGCGAAAGAGTCGTTTACGTTATCCCAAATCACAGCGCGCCAAATCGGGCATGGTTCGCAAACCCAGGTAGACGGACCTAGAATCAACGAGCTGATGTATTTGCCGTAAGTTGCATCGGTAGAGAAATTCAATTGAGGCACCTCTTCCCACCAGTTCTCGTCAACTAATGCGCTAAAGTCAGTCCTCGTGGAGTAGGACGGTCCGATGTAGTCGTTGCCTACATAAGATAGATCAGATACCGAGAATGTTGGGATTTTCTTAAATGAAACTTGTTCAGATACAACCTCGCCCTTAAGTACGTCCTTAAGAGATCCGTCCTCTACTTGGGTAAAGGGAATAACTCCGACATCGGCGGGTTTTGACCGATGAAGTAGGGTTATAGCGTTATTGACTCGGGTCTCGTCTGTATTCGCATTCCACGTGATCTTTGCGGCGAATATGAATCGGGACAGCACTTCGGATAGCAGCTTCGTCGCCTTTTGAATCGACTCGCCTTCCGCTAACGCGGACAGGTCATCGATCATAATATCCGAGAACGAGAAGGCGTCGCGCTGGCGCATCGTTCTCGTATAGAGCTTAGCCGACACGGCCTGTGTTCCAGTCAGCCTAGCGCCGTAGAATGATCCGTACGGGTCTACGCCGTATCGAACTGGAACAACATCTACCTTAGTGCGCGAAGACGCTGAGGTCGGAGTGACAATGTACGGTCGTAGATACCGGCGCTCGGTGTTACCATCGCTGGTCAGCACGATCATTTCGATAAGATCGGTCGGCCGATACAGCATACCCACTGATATCAGTGGAGAAGGACAGCTGGTAGTTGTCGCCGTCAATTATAAGAATCGGGTTGTCGAGGGTCACCTCGATCGGAAGGTAAGCGTCAACTCGCTTTCCGTACTGGTAATCTCCGAAAGACTGGGCTACGAACGGGAGCCAGTTAAGGCTCTTCGATACGCCGTCGCCCTCGATGATCTCGCAGTTCCGGTTTACCGGATGGAACGCAGGAACAACTCGACCAGGGTTATCGAACGGAACATCCGGATCGATCTTTAAGCTGGTTTGTTCCGTTAGGTGTATCTACAAGCAGGAGAATCTCCGTCCTGCGTGTTATCGACGCCCTTGGATATGCCGGCTATCGGATGAGTACTCGGAGCCGAGCGCGATGCTCACCAGAGTCACGGGCGATCTTTACCGTGCTGCCCGAGCGCATAGCGGCGTAGAAGGCTACAAGAACCTTGCGGTAATCATCAGTCCAGCGACCGCCGTCCTCGAAGCGAGCCGGCACCCCAAGCATATCGCTCAGCAGGTGATCGTCGATCAGCGCGTTCTTAAACCAGGCTCGCTCGAATCGATCGCTAGTCTCGACCAGCGTGCCGCCTAAGTCCGGGCGAACAGTTACTTTAAGATTATCGCCGCTGCACGATACCGTAGGTTTATCAATTCCATCCTGTATCGCGTCGGCGGACACAAGAGTTCCTCGATAATTCTCGGATTCGTCGACTCGGGTCGGAACTACTGCGGTATATCGGAGCGACTGGATAGCGCCTCGAGCGCTTATTCTCGTACCCGACATAGTTATCGGGCTATCGACGATGGTCAGGAAGTTTCCAGCCAGCGGCGTATCCGGAGCGGGGATAAGGCCGAGGTCGGAGCGGTCAACCATCACGGGGAAACGGTCCGAGTCGATCGGCGAATCAAATTCGATGCCGATAAGTTCGGCGTCTCGATCTAACGTGAGCATCGAATACGAGTGCACGTGATCTATAGGATCCTCGGCGTCCGTGTACTCGACGTCAACCTGGTCTCCAGGATTAGCGAATACATTGGCGGACAGCTGGATCGTCGACGAATTTAGGAAGCTGTACTGCGAGGAGTACGTAGCAGACGATCCTGCAGCCGGTGGCCGCAGCAGAATCCCGTTGATATAGACCTTGATCGGGAAATTTGCGTCTTCAACTAGTTGGTTTGTCTTGAGGCGCAGCGGGCGAGACGTGGGCAGCGATATTGTTTGCGAACGAGTTCTTGCAATATAGCTATATCGGGCGTGATCATGCTCCGCAAAGTGTTCTCCGGTCACTTGGAGCTGGAGCCCAGCTACCGGAGCGGCGCTGAATGTTATTAATCCTTCGGATACGTCGATGGCGCCGAGGTCAATATTAAATATGGTAACTGTTGCCGTGTCCGGATTGACCGGCCGGCTCAGCTTAAATGTGGCCTCGCGCTTAGTTGTGGTGAACGACTGGACTCCGGACGAGTCCGAGATCTTGACCGTGATGCCTGGAGGAAGGGGCGTGTTAAGAGTCAGATAGTTATTGGTGAACGAGAACGGCTTTGGATAGATATCAACATTTAATTTGATAAGTGTACCGGATTTTATCCACGTGGTCGCCGAAATCCTTAGCGTGTCAGCACTTACGGATGAGGGGAATACAAACTCTTTCTTAGAGTTGTTACCAAGGAAGGCGGTATCGAATGGATTGCTGCGGTAGAGCTCCGCATCGGACTCGACTGTGAACGCGGCGTTTGGTTCAAGGAACTTAACCATGCGCACACCGAGCTCGGCCTGCTCTTCGACATTACGGAGTAATGGATTTAAAATAAAATCCATGTCGAAGACGAGGCGCGTTCCCGGAACTGCGCCGGATATCGGAGTTACGCTCGGATTCGCGGCGATATCCTTGGCGTAATTGATCTGATATTCGTCAAGTTCGTTCGTTAAGTAGATCTCGCCGCGTTTTGGTATGTATTTTCCGCCAAAATAGATTCGGCTTGATTCCAGATCCAAATACGAGCCCAAATAATAGGTCGTAATTCTCGGATCGAGCATGAATCCGCTAACGAAGCTCTTTACTACGTGGCGGTGACGAGATTTACGGATCTCCCATGTTCCGAATTCGTGGTAAGCCCACGATCTAGGAGAAAGGACCGAGCTGGTAGCTAGCCGCGCGTTAGCCGCGGTCTGGAATAGGGCGGCGTAATCGTCCTCGATGATACGAGTTACGCCCTCCCACAGCTTACTAAGAACTACGCGGTCCTTTTGCGGAAGCTTATCTCTGTAAAATGACGGAATGGCCCCGAAAAGACTTCCGGATCAAAAGATTTCATCCGAGCTTCCTGATGCTAAGAGTTGCGGCAGGGCGGAACACCTGATTGCCGCTCACCGACACTCTATCCTGCGACGATACCGAATCAACGTTGCCGTCACCCATGTCCGTATTCATGAGAAGGGTGACGGGCATCTTGATATCGGTCACGCCGAAGAGATGGAGCAGCGAAATGATCTCGCTTATGGTGATCTCCGAGTCAAATCCCTTCGACAGAACCAGATCTCTAAATACCTGCTCGATATCTTCTATCAGCGCGGGGCCGGTATAGCTCATATCTAGATTAACGAGAGAGATCAGCGGGCGCACGACCTGAATGTCCTTCGTGACGTCTCGATTTTCGTCGAGTTTAAGGAAGGTATCGATCGTGTTGTAGTCTGCGTTGGTCAGATACGTGACTCTCAAACGGGCCCCCGCGAAGGCGAGCCCATCTGTCGTATCAGGATCGCGGATAACTATGACGTCCTTAGTACTGGAGGTTGCAAACGCAGCTCGAGAGCTCGCTCTGACCAACGCATAATGCCTGTTCGGTGTAAGTTCGCGTATGAATCTCGTCGGTATCGATTTCGAGCTGCTCTATCTTGGTGATTGTAAGAACAGGGAGCTCGAATCCAATACCGTCTTCGAATATAGCGACGCCCGCGTCGTTATTGGGTGATGTCTGGATCGGAATCTCAGCAACACCCGCGGCGTCCGTGAGCACCTTACCCACGACAACGGCTTTCTCGATGTCCGCGGACGAATCAACGTATACGTCGATCTTTCCGCCGATATGGAAGTTATTAGCCGCCGTCGGGCCGATGATTGTATATTTGAATCTATTGTCCTGATCGTCCGACAACGACGTGGTGTTGAACGGACGGTCGGTGAGCAGAAGCATCTTGTTCTCGCCACCGAACTCTACCGGGCCTGTGATCACGCGGGTGATCGTATAATCGCCGGTGTCGTCGACCGTGCCCTCATTACCATACAGCCGGATGCGATGACCGGGGCGAACGGCGACGCGTTCGATAGTCACGCCGTCCAGCGACGTCTCGAGGTTAAGATAATCGAGGTCCAGGAGATCATAAATAGCGCCAACGAACGGGACGTTGGTGTACAGGTTTCCGTTGGGGTCGGCGAACTCGATCTCGCCCGAGTTATTTAACGGGACGTTGTGCTTCTTGCACATCGATACCCGGAACAGCTCCTGGAAGTCGACGTTAACGGCCACCACGTCACGGGTCATGGCCTTATCGCCGAAGCCGGAGACCTTTACACGGCGCACGGACGAGAAGTTATCGAGGATAGTCTTCTCGATGCCGTCGCGCTTGACTAGGTCGCGATTAACTACGCTATTTATAATCCGCAGGTAGAGGTCGGTGTTTGAATCCCGATTCTGGCCTGAGGTAAACCCGAGCTCGTTATTGGTGCGGGTCGCGCCTTTGATGCCTTGCGATATAGTCACAGTGCCGGCGCTTACGGACTGATCTTCGCCGATAGCTACCGAGACTACGGGAACATCGACATAGTACTCGGCGGTCGAAGGCAGGAAGTTCGCCTCGAGCTCTTCCTCGGTCACGAAGACATTCGAGGAGGGGACGAATACTCTTCCGGCCGAATCGAGGAACCTGGCGGTGGTCGTGATATTAACTGGCTGTACCACGCTGAAAAACACACGCTGAACTCCGCGAGCCTGGGCGCCGTCTCGGCGCGACACCAGGAAGTTCGAGGCGAGCGAGTCCATTTCCGACTCGTTCATTACCTGGAAGTTCCGGAGCTTCAGGTTGCGCGACATGACTCGAATATAGTCACGGTGCGGCTGGAGCATAAGGGCGATAGGGCGTACGATCAGATCGTGGATCGCCGACCCATCATTTAGGTTGAGGTCCGGATAGCTTTCCTTGAGCAGGTCGATGAGAAACTGCTCGACAGGAATGTTGAATCGGACTTTATCGGATGCCGCCATCAATAGCTCCAAAGGTCAAAAATAGTGTAACCTTAACTTGAATTCACCTGGATTAGTAGTTACCAGGTTATTCTAGTATTTAGGAGGACGTATGCGCACGAACGAGTTAACCAAGGTCAAACTCTCTACTAAAAAGAGATACCAGAGACCGCTAAGAAACACAAGTTGAGGGAAGCATTTCCGCTGCTCAGCAGCCTGCTCCATAGTTACGACCCGGATACAGCCGACGGAATGACTATCGGGTTGACCAACGGATTGCGCGATATATTCCTGCACGTTAAGAAGGGGGATTCGATATGACTCCGTTTAAGAACCGCGCCAACTGGGATAAGGCGTTATTTGAGGTCGGAAATAATCTGAGCGATGAGGATGCTCTTATCGAGCTGCTTCGAGCTGACGCGGCCCTCGCCGCGATGATTCAACCGATCATGGCCCGTGACGCCGATATAGCCGCTGGGCTTATCATGGCGATGGTTACCTCTGACGCCGTGTTCCAAGGGCGCATGCGGCCCCTCAGCATCGACCAGATGATCGACCGTGAATACGAGGAGATCGAGGAAGATGAGCCGGCGCCGGAACGAGATATAATGGCGGATCTCCTGGAAGAGGAGTCTGATGAATATGCCGCCGACGCACCGCCGGTAATAGACGAGCCGGCAACGGGTGCAGGGTCCGGGAGCAGCACAGCCGATCTTAAGGCTATGCTCCGCACGCTCAGCGAAATCGGAGACATTACACCGAAGATTTCATACAATAGCGAGCTGGACCGTCTCGAGGTCAGCGTGAGCTTTGATAAAGAGGTCGACGCCAGCTTAGTGGCTACTCTTATATCCGCCTTCTACGAAATCTCGCCCTCAACTACGATCCGCACCGATAACGGCGGAATCGTTATTTGCGCCGCCGTTTAGGCTCGTCCGGCAAGAAGGGTAGCGGCGCGGGGGCCTTAGCCGGCTTCTTCGCCGCAGGCTTCGGAGGAGCCTTGGTGGCCGGCCTGCTCTCCGGTACCTTTACAGGTTCCGCGGGTCTGCTGGCCGGGGCCGATTCAACTTTTGGCTTTTTAGGCAATACTTCGGGCGCTTTAAGTTTGAACTGCTCTTCGTTATATCTCTTCAGCAGTTCAATCAGATCGTTTCTTGAGGATGACTCTTTGAATGCGGCTATGTTAGGTGGAACTAGCGGGCCCTTCCAAGGAGCAGTGGGGCCTACGACCACAGGCACATCGTGCTGAATGCCGCCAACCAGTGCAGCCTTGTGAGCGGCTTTAATCGCAGAGTTTATTTCGGCGGCGGTCGGCTTACCCTTTACTTTGGGCTTTAGATGCGTGCTCATCGCGGAGCGCTGGTCGATATGATATGTCTTATCCCTGTTTCCAGCTTTTCTTCATTGCTCCGCCTGTGTCATCCGCCACAACCCAGCCCTTGCCCGGAATAAATAGCCAGGATCGCTCTGGAATAGCGGAAGGATCGACAGCTGCTCCTGGCTGGCTGGCTATTCCGCCGTATGCGGTGTCACGATCGATTCCTCGCTTGGCGTGCCCCTCGCAGCATGTGGGACATGGGCAGTAATTGGTGAGCTTGGCCGAGATCGTTTTAAAGCCTTCCGGAAGCGGCTCGAGTTTCGGAATATTTAGATCTTTTATATCTTGGCCGCCCGCTCCAGCGGTAAGCGCCGCGGCTAACCCAGCGTTACGCAGAACTTCCTTAAATCCGGCTTCCTTTTGGAGCTCGTCCAGAAACGCGTCAAATACAACGGCGTGTCGGCTCATTGCATCTGGGGGAGCCGTGAGGCGCTGTCGCTTCTGGGAATCCTCTGGACTGAGCGTCGCGCGATTTCTTTGCCATGTAGCTTGCGCCCATCGCGCGCGACGCGGAAGTGGTCGGGTCTGCCGACGGAGTAACGGCGCTCGTGCGCAACGGATTGGTCTTCGGAGGCGGAGGAGGCGGCGTCTCGTAAGACGAGGTGGACGGATTCTGCGCCGTCGGCTCCGCCGGCTTGGGCAAATTCATCCAGTCGCTCTTGCTCATAGCTATCTTCGCCATCGCGCTGACGAACACCTGCCCAAACCCGGCTGTCTTATTGTGGGTTTGGGCGAGGTATTGCGGAAGAATCGCTTTGGCGAAGCCCGACTTCCCCATTATGGCGTCCGGCGGAACATTAGCGAACATGCCCTTGGCGATGTTCTCGGATGCGCAGGACGCTAATTTGAGGAAGGCGTTCGGCATTATATCACTTACGGCCGAACAGGCCTTTAAGCTTGCTCATGAAACCTTGACCCTTTAAGTGTTTTAGATATTGTTCCGCAAGTTCGTTACGGCGAGCCATCTCCTCGGTAAGATTATGCTTCGATCTCGCGCCGAGAACACCACCGGTTGCTCCGCCGAGCAGTGTTGATCCTAAGCCTACCGTCTTCATCTTCTCTTCGAGAAGATTGTTGAACATCGAGTCATGCATCGGGGAGTTAGGCATGGGGAATTTCCCCATTCCAGGAACGTCAATCGCAAGATCATCAACACCCTTTGCGGCGAGAAGAGCCGATAAGCCCGCTCCGCCAAGGCCGCCTAAAAGAAGGCCCTTAAGTGTTCCTGATCCAGCACCGGCGATTTTTTCAAGTTCAGTAAAGAAACCAAGTTCAAATGAGTTCATGTGATATCACTTTCCTGAGAGAAGCGCTTTGAGCTTGTCTTTGAGTTCCACACGTATCTATTATAGGATTTTTGGTAGTCGTATCACCGGTCACGTACATCAAGTTGGTATGTTCCAAATACAGAGGGAAACATAGCTCCTCCGAGGGCCGCAGGAACACCTAACGCGAGAGCGTTAGATAAACGCTGTCTGGCGCCGCCGTTACCGATCGGGGCAGACGCGCCGAGTGCTGCGCCAAGGAGGCCGGTTATTGCAGCGGCCTTCCGCCGGCTAAACTTCGGCTCTAGCGCTTCATTGTATAAGTCCTTATTTAGACGGGTTGCGGCGGTTATTGCAGGCCCGACTGCCCCGCCTAAAAATTGCCCATAGAGTTGGGCCTTCCTGCTCTTACCCAGAGTGGCACCGAGGTGACTGCCGGCGAGCTGTCCGGCGGTTGAGAGACCAAGATCTAGTAGTAAGTGCTTATTCGTATAAGGTTCCTTGTCAACTTCGGGAGGAGAGTCAAAAACTACGAGCTCATGGTCATTTGTTCCCGGTATCGGCCTACGCATCGTACGTACTCTCGGATTATCTTCGAAATAGTCGGGCAAAAATTCTTTCGGTCCACGCCACCGTGTGTTGCCCAGCATGTCGTATGTCACCACCATCGGCTCGACGGGGCTTGCGGATGCCGACGCAACCTTAATAAGTTCGTCAAAGAAGCCGAGTTCGAAGCTGTTCATATCAGGCTTTCGTTGTTCCGAAGCAAGGCGGGCGACCCAGCACCAAAAGCGGCCGCCGGAATACCGAGCGAGAGAGCTGCGGCTAGGCGATGTCTGGCGCTACCGTCTCCCATCGGAGCAGCTGCGCCAAGCGCCGCACCAATGAGCCCGGTTATTGCACCGGCCTTTGCCCGGCTAAACTTCGCCTTTTTGCCCTGCTCTTTTAGCTTCTTATTGGAACGGATTGCCGCATTTATTGCCGGCCCGACTGTCGCGCCTACAAATTTGCCCAAGTCTTCGTGATCCTCGTGTCCACCCATAACGCGGGCGAGGCGTTTTCCGGCAAAGCCGCCGCCGAGGCCGAGCGCGATATCAATTAGATCGTCTTTAATCGTTTCAGGTGCGCCAGTAGGAGTCGAGAGAATGTTGTCGACAGTCTTCTTTAATCCGCCCGATTCAGCGGACTTGCTCATATCGCCGCCTTGATTACGCGCATCTCTAATGGCCTTAACCTTGGCGTATCTCTTGGCGCGGTCCATTACGGCAACATCATCGGCTGTGGGCGCTTTGGATCTGGCCTCTCTTGTCGGATCTTTGCTTACCGGTCCGCCACCAGGAGCTCGCTGATCTTGTTGGCTGTCGCGGTGAGCCATCGCGCCAAGATCCGCTTTGCCGCGCTTACCTAAAACGGGTTCCATTTTTGGGTCGCGGTATAACTCGTAGAGCTCTTTGCTGCTTGTTGCGATTTTTTGCAGCTCGTCAAAGAAACCAAATTCAAAATGGTTCATGGCAGATCCTATGAGGTTTTATAAGCGGCCAACGTGCTGTTCGGTACGGTGTGATAAAGAGGTCCTTCGAGGCCGTAGGCTTTCATGCCTAGCTTGCGACGTTCCGGGAAGGTCAGCGAGGGAGCGAAGTAGTCCGTGATACGGCTCATGCCTCGTGATTGGTAACCCCTCGATTTTCGGTCCGCCTCTCTAAATTGACTCATATTATGAATCAAGGCGCCAGTTTCAGCTCGGCTCCGTTTACCGAAGCCGCGCGTCGCCCTGTCCGGAATCATTTCATCAAATAAGCCCGAATGCCGAGGGGACGGATAGCGCTGGCGCAGCTGATCCAGGCTCGGATCTACCGCGTCAGCAATTTTCTCTAATTCGTCGAAGAATCCGAATTCAAAGTGATTCATGGCTTATCCTTAATTACTGCCTTTAACGGCACGATCTTTAAGAGCTTTGTATCCCATGGGGGACACTTGTTCGAGTGGGTCATTTCCTATAACTGGGCTCAGGGATACGCGCGTTAGCCCGAACGAGTCTTTTTAAAGTGGATAGATGCTTCAGTCCTCGCGCTATCTTACCCCCGCCAAAGCTCCCATAAAACCGGTGGCCGGAGAAGCGATCGACGCAGCTGCGGAATGGCCTCCTTTAGCTGCGTCGTAAACGAGCGGAGCTGCGGCGCCGATTATGCTGCCTGCTACTCGACCGTCTTGGTCGGCCGTGTCGAGATCCTGAGCGTGATGGCGGCTGGTTCCTTCACTCGGAAATCCGTAAGGAATTTTTTCTTTGGGAAGCTCAAAGTTCCGTCTTCCACGGTAGCCAGCTTTTCTAGCTCGCTGAAGAAGCCGAGTTCAAAGGCATTCATTGAGCGCCGCCCTGCGGTTGTGGATACGGGATGGGATTAGGCGCGCCTTCTAATCCGAAGGGTTTGTAGAGCTGCTTCCGTTGTCCCGCATCATTAACGTAGGTGCGCCGGGAAAGATCACGCGGATTCATCCGATCGGACTGATCAAAAACTGTGTCGAGGCGACTTACCTTCTTTTCGCGCTGCTCTCTGTTTGCAACTTGGCGAGGCTGCCCGTCCTGGTCAACGTTTTCGCCGAGCTGCGTTACGCCTGGGATCGGAATAGTGGTATTAAAGAGACTCCGTCGTGCATTATCTTTACTGAATCTTGGATCCGACGGGTTTTCCGAAGACAGGCGACTAGCTGTGCCTCTTGCGAATTGAGTCAAGCCGGTCGCTCTGGCGCCAATATCTGCACGGCTCGCGTTTGGATACATCCTTCTATACCCAGCCATTCTTTCGGCCACTGCATCTCTGTCTGTGGCAGTCTTATTTATCACGGTCGTTTTGAGTTTGTTTGAGACGCCAGGGCCTAAATTTGGCCCCTCAGTCACCTTCGGTTTCGGAGGTATGAAGTCATTCTTAGTACCGCCATACGGACGGCCGGCCATGGGCATACTGGAACGCAGACGGCCGACCTCGAGCATAACGGGGTGAGGATCGTCGGACGAACTGGCTGCTATTTTAGCCAGCTCATCAAAGAAACCGTATTCAAAGTGATTCATATTATAAATTCCACTGCATCGCCGGCGGCGGTTATAAGGTCGATATATATCTTCCAGCGGCCGACGCCCATTTGTTGTACTTCTCTTAAATAGGCGGCCTGGAGTCTTTCCGAACTACGCATTGTTTGGGAAGACTGGCGGCCCAGAATCCGCTGAGTAGCTATATCCAACGCCTCCGCGACGATCGCTTCTGCAGATGATTGGTCTACTGCGTTGGCTCCGTCGAGATTTTGAAGGAGGCCGGTTCCTCTGTCGAATCCGGGCAAAATCGCGGAGGAGAACTCAGCGGCGAATTCTTGAACTAATTGAGCTGTGCCGCTGACCGTGGCACAGGGATAAAATAGACCGAATTTAAGCTCGTCATCCGAGGCTTTGGATTGTATAAGCTTTAGGTCGGTCATTTTACCTTATTAAAAATGCGGGGGATCTTTTGGACCTCCCCGCATTTTTAACACTTAGGCTACGCTGATCAGCCGCCCATGTTCTTGATCGAGTCAAGGAGGTTGCCGCCCTTACCCTTAACGTTTTCGAAAACCTCTTCGGCCTTCTTCATGGCTTCCGAGCCCTGCGCCTTGATCTTCGAGAGGATCTCTTCGAGCTGGTTCGTGGTGCTTGGCACCGGCAACTGCGCTGCCGCCCATCAACGCGGCGATGCCGCCGGCTTTGGCCGCCTTTTCACCAGCCGAGGACTTGCGCTCGCCGCCGAGAGCGGAGAGGAGCTTACCACGGGCGCCTTCCTTTGCATCGTCAGCCTTTTCCTTGGCCTTGCCGAGCATGCCCATCAACTTGGCCTTGAGGCCGCCCATTCCGGCTTCCTTTGTTTGGCCGTAGGCTTCAGCGAGCTTAACGATCGCGGAGCCGTCGAATCCGGTTTCGGCCTCGTCGCGGCCATAAGTTTCCGCGAGCTTGAGCAACGCGGTGCCATCAACTTCGGGCTCTTGGTTGCCCGCCAACTTCTCAAGCAAAGAGTATCTTGCCATGATTGTCCTTACTAAACGCCGCAGGTGGGCGGCCTCTTGTTTATGCGTGCCTAAAAGAGCCCGCTATATGAGTATAGCCATAAGACATTCTATTTCATCTTCATACTGTATTTGATGGCTACCGAAGAACCGCGCGGCACGGGAAATACCCAGGTCAACTTACCTCCAGGCTTTAGTTCAGCGACACAGGCGCCAAGCAGCTCTATTCCTGGGGTGCCGGGCAGCGGCGGCCAAGCCGCTATTAGCACCGACACGTCCCGAAGCGCCACTCTCCAGGAGATCGACGAAAAAGTTCGTCAAATGATTACGGAGCGTGCGGAGAAGTTAGACGTAGAGCTGCGGCTCAAAGAGTACGATCGGGCACGCCTAAATAACGAAAGCAAGTTCTGGGATCTTTTTGTAGCCGAGCCGGTAAATCAGGCGATAGAGGAATTTGCTGACGAGTTCGGAGAAGACGACGAGTCTATAAGCAACGCCGCCACTAAAACAAAGGCAAAGCTGTCGAGCCTTTTAGATGTGGAATCGACTTGGGAAAACTTCGATACGAAATACGGAAAGCTGAAAAGCTCCGACGACTTTACCAACCTCGAGAAGTTATTCAGCAATCCGGAAACAGAGAACTATATAATCGAGCAGTATGTAAGTCCATATGCTCGAAGCGCTCTGGATAAGGACAAGTGCGAAAATACGGTAGTCGGCGCGTCGATCGGGGTGGTATCTAAAACTTTAGCGGGCGCAGTCCGAAATCAGGTTCGAGGCGTATACGCGCTAAATGCGTCCTTGGCTCTGCTTATTAACCAGGTGGAGGGTCTGGGGTCGGCGTTCATGCAGATGCCGGTTCAAAACCTTATATCAATTCTGGTGTCTCGGGACCTTATAATCGACCGGATAATAAAAGTTTCGGAAGCAATTGCGTCTATTTCCAGAGATATGTCGGACAGGGATTATCCGTTCGACCACCCATACTGGCTCCGCGAGGAGCAGCGCCGACTTAAAAACGCCGAGGACAAGCTTTCCAGAGTTCAGGCGATTTTGGAGGGCGGCGGTAAGTTTAATACCGGTTTATGGACCAGCGCCAAGCGGGACATCGATGAAGCGGCCGACGCGCTGTGCGGCACGAATATCGATCAGCTGCTCAGCGGCCTCAGCCTTCGGCCCATCGCGCTAGCCGGTCTGTCCGCATACCTGCAATCGTTGGTGTCGGTGCTTCAGCGTCAGCAACAGATTCGCAACCTTCTTATAAATTCAATCGTGTCGTTCAACAGCCGGTTCTTCCAGCTGACGCGATTCGACAATCTCTTCGTTCCGATTGTGCAGGCTATTCGGTGCCGCCTTACGAAGATAAACGATCAGATAGACGTGGCGATTAAAAAGAACCAGTTCTTCTACTACCTGATAAAGGAGAAGGAGTGGTGCTTATACCTTAAAGCGCTTTCGGCCCTCATGTCCGCGAGCGTCAAGTTTAATCTACCCGAAAACGTTAATAAGTTCCTGGGCACGGAGATTCTTCAAAACGCAGCCAACAGCGTCGTAAGCACGTTGAACGAGGCTGCCGTCGAAAGCATCGACGCCTCTGCCCGAACACTCATCCGCCTGTGCAACGAGTTAATTCTGGTCGCCAAGAAGAAGGCGACGTACAACATCAGCCCGAACTATTTAACCAGCCTCGCCACCTCGATTAAGGTGGAGGGTGAGCGGCTGAAGTCAGTAGACGATCCAGTTAGTAAGGTTCTGAATATATTCAGCGGCCTTATTCCAACGCAGGCGTTCGAGGCGGTTCTTATCGTAAACCAGCTGATGAGCTTTGCGAAGGACCGAAACCTGGATAAGTTCGTTGACGCTATTCAGGCCGGTAATCTCGACGACGCGTTTGGCGTCAGTGGCCTGATTGCCACTATTGATCAAACAGTTACTTTCGGAATATCAAACTACATAGCCGGAAACATTGCCGGAGGTGGCCTATTCGGTGAGCCGCTGCGCGAGGCTATTGCCGTTAGAAATTTATCTGTGTCAAGAGCACGGGCACAGGCGGCAAAACAGCGGGTACGCAATTACTCAGATCAGGGAATAACCGAGGCATTTGATCAGGTTCAAAAGCTGAAGGACGCCAGACGGTCTATGGGCGTTGTTCTGCAAAACGAGGACGTAAGCACGCCCCCACAAACTATCTCACCTAAGCTCATCGACGCTCAAATAATCCCGCATATTGCGGCATAAGAATAATAGTGGCTGCTTTTGGCGTCAGAGCCACTCTGTCCGGGCAGACTCCCGGTGAAGTCTTTCTGGCCTAGCTAGCCAGAAGGGAGGCTGCGATGGGATTCCGCATCGTAGTCAGTGTTGTGGAGGAGGGCCTCGTGCACGAGGGTCGAGTGATCGACCCCGCCACGGGGCCGGTGGTGTTAGACCCGAAGCGCGGTGTTCGGGTCTTGGTCGCAGCGCGCCCAGGTAACAAGCCGGGGCAGACGCTGCTTCAACTCCTTGTTCGCGTGGGCGCGGACAAGGAGTACGTCGTTCCAGCCCACATTCCGGGAGAGTACGCGCTGCTTCCGGAATTCGGTCACAGGGTAAAACATGCGACCGAGGTTAAGGATCCGTTGGAGCGGGTCCTCCGCGAGGAGGGGATTCCCCTTGCGGCCGCGTCCTTCTACCACGACCCCACGGTTGCGGTAGAAGTCGAGATCGCCACGGAGACGTCCGCGGCGGTTAAGCCCTGGAATTTCACCAAGGCGCAGACGGCTGTCCTGAATAAGGGCGGCCGTGTGTCTTTCGGGCCGTGGACCGAGCTCGGGCCCGGGCTCGGTCGGGCCCGGAAGGCAACATTCACCCCCTCCTCCAAGGGGGTGGTGATCATCCTCAGCGACGTTCGGGTGGGCCGCCACCCCGGCGTCGCCGAGCGCAGGATCGAAAGATCCTTATCGGCAGGGGCGTGACGCCTGCCGAACTCAAGGCCGCGCTCGCGGCCGCGAAGCAGGAGCGCCTGGACGTGATCCAGGCTTCTTCTGTGTCCGCGGCTGCGGCACAGGCCTGAAAAAGGGTGGGGTACAGGGGGCAGTGCGGCCCCTGTACCCAACCCACCCTATTTTTAACCCAATTACACCCAATTAGGCCAAAAATAGCCATTTTTGTCATATTTTGGCTATATAGGCGGTTTTTAGGCCAAAATAGGCTATTTTAGCCCAAAATAGCCCAAAATGCCCTATTTTGGCCTAAAATGGCCTATTTAGCCCCTATAGGGCCAAAAACAGGGGTATTTTATGGCACAAGAATAATAGAGGACATATTAGGTTGCAAACTAATGTGTTCTCAAACCCCGGGCATCGGACTAACTCACCGATGCTCTCAAGGGGTGCCCCCAAGGGCTGGCTCGACGAAGGAGCAGCCGCCGTATTAGGAACCGGCGAGGGGCAAGGTTGACACCAGACCTGATAAGGTGTCCCTCTACAACCAAAATGGTGAATCTGCGAATCGAGTCGGCAGATTCTTAATTGTAGAGGCGGTAAGTCGCGGGAAGGTCCCGCCCATGGTATGGCTATACCCGCTCACCCTAGCGAAAAGGGGGGATGTGGCAAGTCCCTTAAACTTGTGCTCCGCATTCTACGGGCAGATTCATTGTGGGTCTGCCCGTGGAGTTCGGTTCAAACAACATGTGAGCTGAAAGGAGTTTAGATGAGGTTTGATTTTGAAAAAGAGTTAGTGTTCGACAAGACCGGCAAAGAGATAGGTTATTTGGAACCCACGTACAACGCCATGAACTGGCGTGTACTTTTATACGCGGAAAGCGGGCCTCCCATTCACTGGGGAGTAGCCTTTCCGACACCATGACCTCCGACACCTTGGATACGACGTCTCGTACGTTGTATTCGAGGTGTCGAGAGACCAGGCGAAAGCTTGGAACATCGTCAAAGCGGGGGTTAGACCCCCGCTTTCTTTTACTCCAAATAATATTGAAAACTGCGTCATAAGAATAATAGAGAGAGTATTACCGGAGGTAGGGAAACTCTCTCCTAAACCTAGAGATCAGGAGGGTTCCTGATCCGTGGTTTAGTTCCTGTTCGACGATGAATGAAAGAGGAAAACTTTCTTCGTTCGCTCAAAAAATGAGCGAACTCCTCGAGCTGCCGCACAGGCAGCTCGAGGATCTCCGAGAGGCTTCAAAGAAGTTTGAAGCCGTTCTCCTTTGGGAGGACGACGCGGACGACGAATGGGCGGACTTTGTGTCCGTCAGAGGTTGGATCGAGGTGGCGTATTTACGCCTGCTCGAGAGCAACCGAGTCCGCCCTGACTGGGATTCGGCGCTCGACGCACTCAAGTGCGTCGATGACGCGCTGGGGACCTTCACCTCGAGGGTGAAGGACCCCAAAGGCCGCAAGGAGGTCAATGACCTCCTCGAGGCCACCTGGGAGGTCCAGGCCGGCCTCAAGCCGGCTATCGATCGGCTCAGGCTCCGCCAACGGGTGGAGACTGAAGCACCCACCCTCAACGACTGAGGGTGGGAAGGCGGGGTTGGTCATGTGCCGGCCCCGCCTTCTTTTTTACCTCAAATACTTCCACATATTGCGGCATAAGAATAATAGAGAGGACATTACTTGGAAAGGTAAGAAGTCCTCTCCCCGACCAGGCGTCAGGAGGGTTCCTGAATATGGTTGGGTTCTGGCAGGTTATGACGAACAGCAACAACAACTTGCCGCCGGCTCAACCGGCGGCTGCGGCGAAAGCTGCCGCCACGCCCAAGTGGGCGGTGGCGGCGGTGCTCGCCGCCATCACCCTCTCGGTGGTGGCGGCGGTGGTGGCCGCCTCGGCGAAGGCCGAGGCGCAGGCCAAGACGATCGTGTCCATCAAGGACACATCGTCTTGGTACCAATCGTCGGTGTGGGTTGCGACCCACGCCGACGGCTCAACGTCCACCCTCACGACTAAGTGAGGGTCGCGCCCCTCTCAGCTCGGAGCTGGGAGGGGCAAAACGCGGAGATGGATTGTCCCGCGTTTCTTTTACTCCGGATAGCCGCTTGGGTTAAGGCGGCTTTTTTTCACTATCATCATTGCTCAAATTTTATAGCAAATGATGGCATAAGAACTATGTGCGCTTTTTAATTGGAGGTAGCATGACGTTTCTCAATAAAGTTACGAATTCGTTGTCCGGCTTCTATCAGCCGGAGAAGTTCGCGAAGGTGCTGTCCCTCGCTCTCGCGAGCGGGCGGCATCTGGTCGTCTACGGACCTGCCGGTCACGGCAAGTCCGAGATGACACAAACAGCCCTCAAGGGGCTGGACCCCTTCGTGCTCTCGTTCGGCGAGGGCATGACCGAGGACAAAATCTACGGCGGCATAGACTTTGCCGCCATGAACCGCGCGGACTCGCCGGTTCTTCAGTTCAACGCGCAACACTCCTTCCTCGCGCACAGCATCGCTGTGTTCGAGGAGTTGTTCGACGCGCCGTCGAACGTCCTCCTGTCGCTGAAGGACACCCTCGCGGCGAAGGCTCTGCGCGCCGGCCACCAGCAGGTGGCGTCGAAGGTGAAGACCATCGTGGCTCTCACCAACAAGAGCCCGAGCGAGATGTCGGAGCTCGGTCCGTCGGTGCAGGCGCTGACCGAGCGCTTCCCGCTGCAGTACGAGATGCGGTGGGCAAATTACGACTCCAACGCGTACCGGCAAATGCTGGCCGCGGAAAAGTCGTGGGCAGAGGCGGGCATCGTCGAGTCCGACCTCGACGAGGTGCGGGAAAATTGCGGCCGCGTCGAAATCGGTGAGGACATGATGGACGCGTACGCCACCGTGCTCGGCACCGCGGCCGACTCGGGTCGCCTGGTGTCGCCGCGCATCGCGCGGGCTGGCCTTGACGTGATCAAGGCATCGGCGGCGATTAACGCCCGCAGCTACGTTGAGGTGGAGGACCTCGCCGAGGTCACCTATCTCGGGATCGATGTCGGCGATTACGTCGACACGATCGAGCGGCGGAAGAGGACTCGGGAGGCCAGAGAGTCCCTCTCGGCTCTCGAGGAGCAGCTGACCGCGCTCAAGGGAGCGCTGGCGAGCGCATCCACGCCGATCCCGGCTCTTCAGGTCGGGAAGGCGGCAAAGGAGATCGCGAACCGCGCCAAGGCACTCGCGGTCACCGACGATCTCGTCAGGGCGCGAGAGAACATCGAGGCTGGGGCGAACGTCGTCGCAAAGGCCGCCGTCGAGCTGGCCACGAGCCTCACTCGATGAGGTTTTTCAGGAGTCCGGCGAACTATATCATGCCGTCGGACTACGAGCTCTCTGAGGGGCTCAAAAGAATCGGCTGACCGCAGAGCGTGATTTCTTTCACGACCTGATCGCGCGGTCAGCCGGAGGCGAGGTGGACACGAGCGTCGAGGCGGAGAACTACTCCGCGCGAGACTTCGTGAACTCCTTCGACCTGGAATCCGTTCCAGGCGATACGCCTATGAGGCGAGCTCTCTCGCTAATGAAGGCGTTGGAGCTGGTGGCCAAAGAGGCGCCGCCGGAGGTGGGCTCCAAGACCGCCCGCAAGGGATTTGCCCGCGCACTAAGCAGTGACGCGGTCACAAATGAGGGAGGCAAATTCACTTTCGCCTCCCCTGAAAAAACCGCGAGGCTGCTCAAAAAGCGGTTCGAGGCGGTAAAAGAGATGTCCGACGAGGAGCAGACAATTCTCGGCACCGACCCTGTCTCGATTATCAAGACGGGGTTGAAGGCCGGGGACTTCCTGAGGATCTCCAGGAAGCTCAAGCGATACGACAATTTCGCTCTCCGTCCCACTAACAAGGTGAAGGCCGACGTTAACGGGACGGACACGCGGATGCGTCCTATCAAGGACTTCTCGGAGATCGGCCGCGCGACGTCTGACTTCTGGGGCCTACCCAAGAGGCTCCAAAACTTCCGCATGGTGACCAACCAGGTCATGGTGCGGGAGAAGGTCAAGAAGGAGGATAAGAAGCAGCTGCTTTATATCCTCGTTGACGTCTCGGGGTCGATGAAGGACGGCGACCGCCGGGCAAAGGCGGTCGCGGTCGTTCTAAACCGACTCACGTCGGTTGTCCGGGGCGAAGCCGTCCTCATCGTGAGGACGTTCTCAAACCGCCTTCTCGATAGGTGGGAGGTTGAGGATGCGACCGACGCGAAGACCGTCATGAGTCGGATCGTAAATCACCCCTTCTCGGAGGGGTCGACCGCGATCGGAAATTGCACCGCCAGTGCGGTGCATGAGATCGAGCAAATGTCCGAAAGCGGGAGGTTTGAAGGAACCAAGCCCGACCTGGCCGTCGTTACTGATGGTCAGGATACGGTGGACATGCAGCTAGAGGAGCTCCACGGGATCAAGTTGCACGCATTCGTGTGCGACGGTGTGAACGAGGGGCTTACTCAGCTGGCGGTCAAGTCCGGCGGTTGCGGAGTCGGCAGCTTCTAGGAAGAGGGGGCGCTTCATGCGCCCCTTCTTTTTACTGCTCGTTATTTTTCGCTATAACGGCAGCTGTCGCGTCTTCCCACGACCAACCATCATTTGCCGCCTTGAGTCGCTTTATTTCCGCGATCTCTTCGGTGGTCAAAAACTTAGGAATAGGAACGTGATCGGGAATCCCTGACCGCAGAGATTCCCGTCTTCCTATCTGTCGTGCTCGTTCTTCGTTCATGTACCGAAGTAGGATTGTCGAAGTTGGCTCTGCTTATATTCTTCGGCTTCCTTCTTCGCACGATCGGACTGCCCGGAGGTTAGGCCCTTACCGAAGGCGTAGGAACCGATCGCGAGTGGGACACCGAGAACGGCCAAAGTTTTCATCCAGCTACCAATACCAGCCCGCTTCTCGAGCGGTGTCGACTCGTACAAATTGGAGACGAAGCTTTTTGTAAACAGGCTGGTATTCATAGGACCTCTATCAGTCTTCGTATTCTTCGGTGTCGTCTACCCGCTCATAGTCGGGTTCGCCGCCATCGTCGGAATACTCCTCATCTGAGTCGGTATCAGACTCTTCGTCGGAGGTATCCTCGTAGTCCTCGTCAGCGGCATCCGAGTCGTCCTCGGGTTCAGGCTGATTGGGCGCGGCGAGTTTGTAAAGCTCATCTTCGTCTAAATGGGTCATGGTGGTCCTCCTTGCAGGACATCTTCAGTATAATCGGTTGGGAGGGATATGGTTAGTACGGCTAAAATAAGGAGAATGGCCGAGCTGCTGAGCAAAATCAATGATATTATCAGCAGGTCCGCGGTCATCGCCTTATCTCAAATCAATGAACACACTCCGCCGCATAAACGATTTATCGAGCGGGTGATGTTCGATGCGATCCTAGAATCGATCGCAAATACTCACGAATCCGAGATCCAGCAATTCATGCAGGATTTTCGGGAGATCGCTTCTATGCTCCGAGAATTCTCTGCCGACGACTTTAAGCAGGCGTTGGCTCAATCCGTAGTGGCGTCGGCCAGTCCGGACGGTTGGGCGATGCTTCTGTCTATTACAGGAGGGCGAGAGTAATGTTTTGGATTATCGTTACAGCAATTGTCTGCACATATATCGGGCGTCGGCTCTCGGCCTCCAAAATCAATATTCCTCAAGTAATCGTTCACCCTATTGATGGGGTGCTCGGGTACATCAGAAGAGGAAACGACGTGGGCTGTAGCGCCTACGCAATTATCGTGATGGATGACGGCAGGGTTAACTCCCCCGTCAGAGTCGAGGTCATTCCCGGAAACGGGAGGAACCTTGAGTCATTCAACGTTACTGGTCATGCATTCGAGCGGCCTTCGCCAGATCAGGTGTCCCGCCGAATAGCCATGATCATAGCCCAAGGGCATTTTAAATATCTGGAAGAAAAGAGATGAGCAAGGCAAAGATAAATAAAGCAATAAGGCTCTTAAAGAACACCGACGTGCGACCTTTCGTGTCGCTCACGCTTCTGCGGTATCTTCTAGCTCAAAAGAAGAAGAAAAAGAAACCTGAATAATCAGGGATAAGTGGGGATAGCTACCCCACTTATTTTTTACCTCAATTAGCTACTGCGCCAGGAGGTGCGGATGACTGGAACGACATGCTCGCTCCGCCGGTGGGGTCTTTACCGCCACGGAAGGCGTTAACTGCGTTTCTGATTCCAGTGAGCTTTTCGTGCCACCCACCAAGTGGGTTGTCGGTACCTTCTCCCATACCAGCTTGTCCTGCCGATTGACCGCCGCGAATCGCTCCCATCGCCGATAGGCCGCTGGCGAGGGCGCCAGCACCTCTAAGAGCTGTCCCGACTACGCCAATAAACCCAACCTTAGTCAGCTCGTCGGTAAAACCGAATTCGATCTTGGAAAGTCTTGAATCACGCATTCGGAGCTCCGACCTGCTGCGCCATCAGCGCCTTCTCTTTCATAGCCTGATTCTTCAGAAATCCGGAAAGACCTCCGAGAATGGATCCGCCGAGAAGAAGGCCGCCCGAGAGCAGTGGGCTCATCGAAGCGAAGTTACCGGCGTTAGCGATCGCCGTTCCAAGAAGTCCGGTGGCGGCACCGCCGGCGACGCTCTTCCCGACGCTTTGAGATCCTGGAGCAAGCATCCCGCCCATTAAAGATCCCCAAACCGCGGGGCTCATGTCCGCAGTTTTTTGGAGTTCGTCCATGAACGCGCGTTCGATTATGTCAATCTTTATAGTCAAAGTTGTGTCCCTCAGCGCACCGGGTTTGGGGGAAGCTGTCCGGCTTTAATCTTAGCGAGGGCGAGCTCGTTTTGGTATTTGTTTGCTTTCGTAAATCCGGCAACGCCGCCCATCAAGGCACCCAGCCCGAGTATGGGCAAAGAGGCCATCGGATTTATTGCTGTCGCTCCGGTAGCCAGTAAGTTAAGTCCGTGAGTCAGACCGCCTATGCCTAATCCGCCGATTAAGCCTCTACCGAACCCACCGGCCCTAGACATGCCAGGTTTAGCTAACATACTCCCGCCGTACATCATACCGTAGAGAGCGGGGCTGATGAGGGGGAACGAAGATTTTACGGCGCCGTCGGCGACCCCAACTCCTGGAGTCAGCTTAGCGGCTGCAGCCGGATCAGCGGCACTCGATGTTATATGCGCGTCCGCTCCAGTGTCGTGGAGCATGTTGTGGCCGAAGGACTTAATCCCGCTCCAAGTAGAATCGGCTATTCCTTTGATATTTTCGCCAACGCCTTTAAGCCCTGCGCCTATGGAGCTGAAATCGACGCCTTCTAAAAATCCGAGTTTTTCAAGCTCGGAAATAAATCCACGTTGTATAGCGTCTGAGCGGTCCATCTACCTATAAGTTTAGCTTCGGCTTTGGGCTGATCCACAAATCAAAGTTCCGGGAAGAACACCTGGTCGTTTCTTCTATAATCTTTGGTTTTGTGCCACAGATCGGGATCAACAAAAGACGGGTCGTAAAAGCGGATATAGTTGTTCGGATATAGAACTAAATGGCCGTTGTTGAGCAGAAGAAGATTAAGCGGCTTGTGCTGCTCCGGAGATCGGATGAACCCGCCGTCATACCAATCCAGGATCATTCCGGAGTGTCGGCCGCTAACTCCTCCGACCTCGCAACCCAGCCCTTCCAGATAGGGCATGTGCGACATGAACGGCTGAGAACCCATGCAGCCCCATGGCTGGCACTGCTTATGGTCCCAGGTCGGCGGCGTATCTAGATGAGTGATCCCATGTAGGGGAACGCCCGACCAATGCGCGCCAGTCTCAAGGAGCAGGTTTCCGTAAACAACCTGACCTGGCCGAGTATATAGCCCATGAAGGACGGCTCGAGTAGTGCCGGCGCATTTAGAAATAAAAGAGTTAGAAACGATAACATAGAGGTGGTGCGGAAGTGCGGTGTGCATTTATCCAGCTGGTCATCAATACGCCTTATCCGGATTCGAGATGTTGGTGATCTGGTATGGAACTTGATTAACCTCAGCCGGATCTGATCTTATCGTATCGCCATGTGTTTTGGAAGGGGGCACAGCCATTCTTGGAGATTTTTTATGCCCGTGTTTATGCTCACGATAAGACGGATATCTGCGATCCTCGTGACCAGTTCCTAAATAGTTACCGCGGACGTCGGTATCTATTCCGTGATCTGTATGTCTGCTGGAATTATAGTCCGTGATTTTCTCAACAGGGCCGTCGTGATGCAAGCCCGAGTATCTGGAGTAATACTCGGCAATCTTGGTCAGCTCTGATATAAAACCGCGGAATATTGGGCTCACAGCTTAATCAACATTTCTAGGAACATGGGCCACTGCTTCTCGGCTGACGGGCCCAACCCGCCCTGGTCTACCTGAAGCTTATCTGGGGCAGGCGGAGTCGCTCCCGAGTCGATCGCCGAGAAGTTCATACCGATGTGTCCGAACATCGTCTTATTCAGCGCGACTTCCATATCCTTGTACTTCGTTCCAAACTTGGACTCGACGTACGGCCACAAGCGATACCAGAACGAGATGTGGGATATGGCGTTCTCGGACGGGTTGGTCGGTGTGCCGCTCGGCACATTAACGTGATACTGCGCCTGCGCGATTCCTTTATCCTGGTTGCGCCAACCGACACCGTATTGGCAATACCAATCGAGCATTTGATAAAGGCGCGCTTCGTGGTGGCGGCAGATATTTACTTCCGTCATCCACTTAAGGGCGTAGTAGAAGAAGGTCATGCCTTCCCAGGCGTCGGTATACGTCTTGACGTAATCGTTCGGAATCCAGAGCTCGTCCGGCTTAAGGACGGTGAAGAAGTAGTTGATGAAGGACTCGGCCTTGTCGAGGAACTTAACGCCTGAATCAAGGACGTTGTCCTTGTACATTATCCAGAGGTTCTGGAGATATCGGCCAGCCATGCGGCCGCCTGCGGCGCGAGGCCACACGACCGAATTAGATCGGTTGAGCAGCGACGTCTTGCGTACCTGAAGCGCGCGCTCGAAGATCGGCTCGGGGCTTATCTTGTTTGCGATTACAAGACTGGTGTCCCACTCTTTTGCGGCCGCCGGCGCCTGGAAGAAGCCGAGACGGTTTCCCTTCTCCCACTTCCAGTAGCCGTAGTACGGGTGGAGAACGTCCGCCATATCGTACAGGCCGTAATTGATCTTCTTGCGGAGAAGCATCAGGCCCATCTCGAGCGCTACGCGATCGTCGTTAAGTAGGTAGTTAACCAAGAAGTACAACGGATGATCGTAGTGCTCGTTGGTGAGGCCGTCCGAGTTTGCCCAGATAGATACGAAGCCGTATTGCGACTTCATGTAGGACAACGGCGGGAAGTTGCCCCAACGCTTGTTGTATGACTCGGGCCAGATCCACCAGCCGAAGTTACGTTCTACCGCCGAGGGGTTGAAGCTGTCGTTGGTTACGCGGTAGAAGCTGAGGATGCGGCGAAGTGCGGGCTGCTCGGTCAACAACTTGTAGTCGAAGTTTAGGAGCTTGAGGCACTCGATGGATACATCCTTCGGGGCAACGAAGGGCTCATTGTGCGGGCGGAATCGTACCGAGAAGCAATCGCTGCCGTCTAGAAGATGGAAGTCGTTGGAGAGCGGGAGCAGCGGCGTCGGTACTTTCGGATCGCCTTGATCGAGCAGGATGTATATCCCGTCTGTCGACTCCGGCCCGTTCATTCGCCGCGCCGATCCTATATTGAGGAGCTCGGGAAGTAGAACCGGGTCGTGCGCGATTACGCTCTTGAGGTACACAGGCTGTCCGGCGTACGTAACCGAGTTGAGCGTGAGGTGGTACGGACGGCCCATGTTGTGGATGCGGACTACGTTGTCCGGGGTGATCTCGCACACGACGCGGCCGCTGTACACGGTCTTCTTGTCGATGCCGCTAAGCTCTACAACCAGGCCGTCGTGGAATTCAATTCTTGCTCTCATATTAGCGCATCTTACCGTAAAGCTTTTGTTTCTGCAAGGCGGAGTTAATAGCCCGAGATATTGCCTGTATTTTCGACTTGGACACAGGCTTAGCCGAAGGAACCTTCATCGGCTTAGGAAGCGATAGTTTCTTTGTCGGCGAGTTAAGAAGCGATCGTTTCTTAACTGCGCCGGCTAACTTCGTCAGGGAGGATATAAATGAGTCAGAGAACAAGAGGACGCTCCACTAACTAATTATACCCAAATACCGGCATCAGTGCTTGCCGCGGTTATAGGACTTGGACGTGACCGATATGTTGCTGGTTCCGTTATTACGAGGATTTCCGTCCTTATGGTCTATGTCCTTGCCGTCGTTCTTGCTCACCCTGCCCGACGCTAATAGCCGCCTTCGAATCTTGTTCCGATGCGCTCTGTCTACCTTGGAAGCCCGCGACGCCTGAAACTTTCTATATTCGTCCTTATAGTCGCGGGCGGCCAACTTCTCCAGCTCGTCAAAGAACCCATATTGAAATGGATTCATTGGGCACCCGCCTTGATTGATCTCGCGATTTGATCGTATTTATAAGACGGAAGTGTTCTTGACGTATCTCGCCAGTTATTTTTCATGGCGGCGACAAATCCGTCCGGAGCCGGCTTCCAGTCAGTCCAAGCCGCGTTGTTCTCGGGCGTCACCAAGCTGTATGTCGGGTTGGGCGGCTTAATGGGATTGCCTTGCATATCGCGATGCGCGCCGTCGGGCGTGACGGCCCACCTGAACGCCTTACCGTGATGCGCGTCCCAGTCGATGGGTTCGCGCTCGGCGGCGATCTTACGCAGCTCGTCGAAGAATCCTAATTCGAAGGCACGCACCACGGCGTATCAGCAGTTCCAGGCCCGAAGCGACTTATTGATTCTCGAGTCCGGATCTCTCGAGGTCTTGGCAGAGGTCAGCTTCGCCTTCATCCCACGCATACGTGCGCAGAAAGATTTGCGGCGAGAGGCGTCCTTCTTGGTGCGGGGATTTGGCGCCGGCGCTTTTAGATTTCCGCCGTGAGCTCTGTTGTAGGACGCACGTCCTTTAGCGTTGAGTCCGCCGCGAGGGTTCTTACCCTCTTTGCGGGTCCAAGCTTCGGAGGCGATCTTTTCCAGCTCATCAAAAAATCCGAATTCAAAGCTGTTCATGATAATCTCACGTGTAGTTATGTTTGGATCTAACCCGCGCCGCCGGCGTATTAGATACGAATTGGTTAGAGGAACTTAATTTCTTCTTGTCCGTGGCGACCTGCTCACCTTTTGAGAGGCTCTTCCACTTTTTCTCTGGGAGATAGCGGGAGGTGCGGCCGCTGTCCTTTTTGCGATAGGGCTGGTGCCCGGCCGAGTTCGCCACTTCTGTTTCGTCCACTTGACCATTTTGTTGGACGATGCAGACGGCTTACGGCCAGAATATCCGCCGCCGCTTTTCTTGTATATTTTCGTTGCAAGTTGCATCGCCCTGGCTGAGTGCTTACCGCCCATACGGGCTTTGGCCTGAGCCTTGGCCCGAGCCCACAGAGACGGATTTTTCTTGGTGGCCACGCCTTTGGCGGCCCCGGTCTTGTTCATATCCGCTGCTTCGCGAAGCGCCTGGCGAAGTTTGCGAACGCGATCTAACTTCTCACCTACATGATGTTTAACATCATGCACGCCCTTAGCCACGACGGGAATAGCCGCGGCGGCCGCGCCAGGGCCCCAGGCAAAAGTCGTGTCGCCTCTTGAAAGTCCCGCCATGGCGGCGGGGATCGCGCTCATCGCTGCCGTGGACGCGGAGTCCTTGGCGATTGGTTTGGCGGATCGCCTAAGTGCAATCGTATACTCTCGAAGCGTATCGCCGAGAGCGCCTAGCTTTTCCAGCTCGTCAAAAAATCCATATTCAAGAGCGTTCATCTATATACCACTAATCTCGCTTATTAAGACGCTTCCAATGCTTGTAGGCATCACGCTCGTCGAGAGTTGACAACGTCCCTCCCGTAAGCGCGCCTAAGAGAGCGGTTATAAGCGGAACCCCAGTGTTTCCATCGGTCATGGCCTCGAGGGGAAGACCGGCTAAACCTCCGAGGAGCCCGCCGCCAAGAGCTGATTTCAATACGCGAAGAGGCGCGGTAGCAGTGCGTGTGTGCCCGCCGAGGCCGGCCACTGCAAAGTCGGAGGCCGCAATCTTTTGCAGCTCATCGAAGAAGCCGTACTCGAAAGCACCCTTCTTCTCGATAGCCTCCAGGCGCTCGTAATAATCCTTATCCTCGGTGAGGTGGTCCTTCGCGATCTCCTTCGCGATCTGTTTCTTCTTGGTGTGCTCGCGTTCGTGCTTAACGCCCTCTTTGAGTTTTTCTTTATTAAACTCGGAGTCGGGCTTGTTGTCGCCCTTACCGCCCTCGAGGATCTCGCCGTTATTCGGATGCTCGTCTTCCATCTCTTCCTCGGCTTTCTTGGTGTGCCAGGGAAGGCCTTTATTCTTCGCACCCTTTTCGTGCGCCCAGCGCTTGGCGATTTTAGGGTGCTTCGCCCACATCAGGCGGCGTTGTGCTTCTGATTTAAACGGCATGGTTATCTCATTTATACGGGCGTTTCATCCCGAGCGTTGTTTCGAATTTAGTGGTAGGCGGATCATCAGCAGTGGGCCGTCCGTCATGCTTCTCTGGGCGCGTCTTCATAAAGACATACCAGTGGAACCACGCGATCCACCACCACAGTACAGATATTCCAATATTGAGGCAGATCTCAGCTTTGGGAACTGCCGTCATCGAGGCGGCGGCGAAAGCGTGCCCGATAATTATGAACGTCATCGCGCTCTTTAGAACAAAGTGCGACACTCTAGAGAAGGTGTGCACCGCACTGTCTGGACGACCAAATATCATAAAAGGAGGCAGAGCATTCCGCTGAATCCGACGCAATGCGCTGCCGAGTTTATAATTATCGGAACGAGCTCCATACTACTCTCCCGGGCCGGATAATTTCTGCATTAACTTAGAACTGAACTTCTCCACAACTCTTAATCCGAGATGTCCGGTCAGGAAGGCGACCGCATACGTAAGAGATTGCGAAGTTATGTGCGCCAGTTCGACAATAAGTGGAGTGAGGTAATTGGCCGCCACTGCTCCCCCAAAAAGAGCGAGTAGCGTCTCTCTCCACGTAATAGCCGACGTCCTGCTGATCGAGAGGATTGCGCCTGCAAGACCTGCGAGGAATAGGGCTACATTTATTCCCATGTCTTTGAAGTTAGAATCGTTCATATAACCCTATTCAGAGGCCAGATTCAAAATGAAAGATCGAACAAACAAGCTGTCGGTAAGTCCGGCCTCTTTTTGAACGCCGTCTTCCGACTGCTTGTTTGTATTGGGGGTCGACTCTTTCGCCTTCGGGGCCTCGGGTTTTTTAGTAACTGGTTTTTTAGAGGCGAGTCTGCTAAGTACATACGCCGCAAGCATGCCGGCGTAAAGTGGCCTTGTTATAGACTCAGATTTAATCTTGCCTTTGGAGAAGGACTGGGTCAGCGTTCCCGCTACCCCAGCCCCGGTTACTCCGGAGGACAAAGATTTGATGTGGTCAAATATAGAGGCCACTGATACCGTCGATTAGTCTGCTAGATAGTTACGGTATCAGTACTTCGGACCGAGCTTCCAACCTTCAGCTTTATCCGTTGCAGCTGGAGGCATAGCGTTGGGGCCTACCTTCTCGGTGTAGCCGCCTTCATTTAGGATCTTGGGAAGAACTTTAAGCGCTGATCCTTGAGTGTACTGGGGCTCGTGATGAGGCGAGTAGTCTTCTATCCCGTACGGATCCAACTCATGGATGGAGAGTGGGGCTTTAGAAGCGCCGCCGCCGAATAATCCCTTAATCTTCTCTAAGATTGAGGACCCCTTCAACTTCTCCATGATTGAATCACCGAGTCCGAAGTGATGGGCAGCGCCTAAGGCGCCGGCACCGAGGGCGCCTCCGAGAAGCATCTTCTTTCTGTTTGCGCTCTGACTTGCCGCAGCCGCCGCAAGGGCGGCTTGTCTGGCCTGATCGTCCTTATGGCCCTGATACATTTTGTAACCGCCATAACCGAGACCGCCTACAGCTAGGAGCTTAAGCAGATTGGCCATGTTTGCGGAGCCTTTAGCTGGGGCTGCCTGATCCTCAGCAATCTTAACAAACTCGCGCATAAAAGTACGTTCAAACGAATTCATGGTGTCTCCGGTAAAGTTTGACCCACATTTAGTATGTGGATTATCTGATGCGCCTCATTGTTTGAATGAAGCTTTCTGATGCCTTTTTTACCATCTTATTTGAAGACGGCTTTGAGTTGTCGAGAATATCCGGAATTTCGGGCAATTGGATGAGCGGCTTATTCTCAGAAAGTCGCTTAAGAGCTCTGGCGCCTTCAGTAACGGCAACACCGCCAAGCAATGCGCCGCCAATGTCTTTCAGACGCTGATTGAATTTGGCCGATTCCGTGAGCTGCTTCTGCTGTTCTAGCAGCTGCTTCTCCATTTTACGGGAGCGGATATTCGAGTGGACCGCGTCGGCTATGCCGGCTACGGAGATAGCGGGCATAACCCACTCCGGCATCCACTCCGGCAACCAGCCTACCACAGCTGCTTTTTCAAGGTGCTTAGACATAATTAAACAACTCTTCCAAATCTAGGAGTTGCTGGCAGAAGACCTCGGAGCCCGGCTCCGATGGATCTGAATACGCGTCCGAACACTCCGGGGCGCAAGCCCTGCTTAGCTGCTCTGGCTCTGGCCAGATCGGAGGCGGCCATGGGAAGGGCCCTAGCTGCGTTTCTTAGAGCGAATTGACGCTCCTCAAGACCACGGGTGTATTCTCTCGGATCCATGGTTCCGTGATACCGGCCGCCGTATCCATAGTCTTGTCGGTATCTGTTCAGCTCTCGTTGCATGTCCGCGCGGTGAGCCGCTGCGTCCGACAATGCCTCGTGGTAACTTCCCGCAGGAATATCCCCTCGAGGTTCTCCTATCGGGACATTGGGCGACGGAGTTCCGAGCTGAGCGGCTTGCTTTTTAATCTGCCACTTGAATTCGGTAAGTAGTGATTTGTTGGACATGGGTATCTCCTACTTAATTACTAGGCCACACCAGAGCTAGATGCCGGAGGCGCGTCGGGAGGAGGTATTAAAGGTCTTGGCGCTCTTCGAGCCGGCGCTGCTCCTGGCGCGGGCGGGGAGGTGTCGCGCCTGGAGGCGGAGCCGCGGCGCCTGGGGAGGAGTTGCTGCTCCTGGCGGAGGAGCTGCCGCTCCGGGCGGAGGCGGTCCTGCGGCAGGTTTGCCGCCAAAGACTCCGGCAACAGATTTACCGAACCTGTACGAAAGGGAACCCTTATCAACAGGTGGGCCAAGTTCGGGATTTTTTCTCCGGCTCCAGCGCGGTAATCAGAGACGGGCCGATCATTGGCGACTGCGCCACGACCAAAAACTCCCCCGAGTCGTTGGGGTATGCTCTTCTTTTCCTGCACTCCTTGTTGGAGCTTGGCTTGTTGAGCACGAGTTTGTTCCAGAGCGCCCTTAGCAGTATCTAGCTGTTTGCGCTCCTCCTCGGACAAGCCCGCCGGCGTTTTCGCTTTAGCCTCTAAATCCGAAACAGTCTTTTTATTCTGTGCGGCTTGTGCCGAAGTCTCGTCAAGTAGCTTGGCTTTACGAGCTCTGGCTACGTCAGCGTCGGTCTGGTATTTACCTAACGTGACATTTTTAAGAGCCATTTGACCAAACGATCGAGCAGCGCGACCAAAGATTCCGCGTTCCTTCCCGCCCGAGGCGGCGTAGGATAGGCTGGTATCTAGTTTCGCCTTCTCCTTATCCAGAGACTGCTGCACCCGAATAGCGGACTGATACGCGCGCTCCTGGTCAGGTCTTAGAGGCTGGCCGCTCTTTATCTGCTCTTCGAAGCCCTTGATCGCGGCTTCATTTCGGCCTCTGTTCTTCTCTATGTCGCTGAGTCGGCCCTTAATTCTGGTGTACTCGTCCTGGCGGCCCTCAAAAGACTTCTCTCTTCCGGCGCGCTGAACTTCGTAAACACGCTGGCGCTCTTGATGCAATCCGGCTAAGTCTGATGCGGCGGACTGAATTCGATTCATAACCTCGGGTGGGACCGAGCCGGGCCCACCTCTCGGATCGACGCCTTCGGTTGCCCGGGCCATCTCCATTACAGCGCCTCTCTCCTGGTCGCTTCCGGTAGCGAGCATTCGAGCTAAAGATCCCTCGTCAAGGGCTTTATGCTCCGGAGCGAGCGTCCTTAGCCGGATAGCCAGATCTCTAGCGAGGTCTCGATCTGCCTGAGTAACACCAAACTCATCCGCCTCGAGTCGAGACTTTGGTTTCTGATCCCGGTAACGACCGCCATCTCTACGGTCTCGGTCACGACGGTCGCCACGGTCACCACGGTCGCCACGGTCGCCGCGATCACGCCTATCACGGAAATAACGGAAATGATCGACTAGGCGGTCCTTACCACGACCGCCGTCCTTTGCAACCTTAAAGAAGCCGTCTACGACCTTGGAAAGAGGCCCAGAAACCTCCGCGGTTTGGAAGTATATCGTCTTATTATCCGATGCGGCCGCGACTTTATAAAAGGCGGACGAAAGAGTTAATACTACGGGAGATCTATTATCAGGCACTGTGTGGACCCTCACCAAGAGGAACTGTCTAAATTATTATGGCCGAAACCGGCCCCAAATCAATCGGGGTCGGTTTCGTCATTCAGCGGGTCGTCTATAATATCGCCCGGCAAAACCTCAGTAATTGCCGTAACCATATCCAGCCTGAAGCACTGGTAGAATGGGTACTTTATTTCGTAGAACTTCGGCGTGACTTCTTGGTCTTCGGTGAGCTCGAATTTTTTGACGACGGCGGGGAGTCCTTTGCAGACGACGACGGCCGTTTGCGTGTCCGAGAAGTAGACTTTGTAGACGCGGCAGCCTTCCCACTCGCGGGCGGTTTCAGCCTTGGCAAACTCACGGAAGAAGTCCCGGACGCTCCCTGCTTGTACGCCTCCAGTAATTGAACGCCGGTTTCTGTCGGTAGTACCTGGATCTTCCTCGTCTTCGGCCATAGGATCGCCATATAATCGGGATTTAAATTCTCCCACGCAAAGCCCTGCTCTATTGCGTAGTCGTCGTACTCGCTTCTCTTAAAGGCGCCGACCTGGATACCCCAGCGCGTTTTGCCTTTAAGCATGCGCTCCTGTACGCCGGAGCGATGTGTGTGGCCTGCCACGATTATGTCCGAATCGAAATAATCGAACATATGGTGCTTCGATACGCCGTGGGCCGGATTCAGCTCGGAGCCGCCCTTGACCTTGTGGCGGAGAAGGATCCGATACGGGACATCTCCGACATTGACGGTTAGAAGCATCTCGAACGGGTGGTACGGGATCTTCTTCGACAGCTGAAGCATCACGGTGTCGAGGTGGGAGAACCCGGTCATGCGCCACGAGATCAGGTCGTGGTTACCGGCAACGACGCCCACGAGTCGGCCGGCTTTTACCACCTGCTCGAGCCAGTAGGTCGCGGCGAAGATTTCTTCGGGAACGTCGATCGGAGTCTTATGGCGCTCGACCATAACGTTGCGCCAGATCATGGAGTCGAGAACGTCTCCGATGGACGCGGTGTAGACGTCGATGTCCTTGCGGCTAAATACGTTAAGGAGGTATTCGAGTCTCGGGTAATCGGTCGAGGCCGACCCGATATGAATATCGCCGAGGAATACGATGCCGACAGGCCGATCGGTTTTGATATTGACCACGCGGCTTGACGACATTTCGACTTCGTCGACGCGCTTGGCGAATCGGTCCTTCAGCTTGCCCCAAGCCTCGAGCCCGCTAACTTCAATGGGCGCGTCGGATTCGGAGGTTTCGCTAAGCTTAATCAGGTCATCCTTTTTAGGCTCCTGTGTTTCAACCAAAGACACAGAGCTAAACGGCTTATTCTTTTCGAGACAGTCTTTAATGTTGACCCACGGAATTCCGAAGTTGGTGATTACGTACATCTCGCTCATCACCGGCATCCGTAAGTCTCTGAGTGCTTCTCTAACCGTATGAACTTTCAAGCTACCGTACCGCCGCATGCTAAGCTCGGCGGCTTTTCGGAACATATCCTCTACCTCGCTCAACGTGAACTTCATGTACTTGGTCACGCGTTCTCCTTGGGGATCTTTATGAGGATCTCGGCGTCAGGGATTGTTATCTCGCCAGTGAGATAGTTAGCCAGTAAATCCAGTGCCGCATTTTTAGCTCTTGTTTCTCGTGAACTGAGCGGCACCGAATCTGCGCACGATCCTCCAAAATTTACCGGAGAGAGGATGGTAAGAACCTCTAACGCCGTAGCTACCTTTGAGGGTAGATCAGGACCGCGACTCTCGTGATTGAACATACGAGTCCTCCGGACAGGCGAGCGCCCGCAGTTACAGTTTAACCGAACCGCGGGCAGCTAAGCAACAACTAATTCTTAGTCGTCGGAACTTTTGTTTTTCGGCGCTTTATCCATATCAGCGGATAAGCGCCATCCGAGGAAGAGGCCGGCCGGAAGGGACAGCATCGGCAAAACTTTAGCCCAGTCGACTTTTTTGAAGTCTGGTTTCATCTTGCTGAGCTCGCTGAAGAACCCGCGAGAGACTGGCTGCTGATCTTTACCGTCGAACATCAGAGTAGATCAGGGTGCTTGGTCGGTACGTACACTTCGCGGATTACGAAGTTGTATCCACCGCCTGTCGCAGTGGCTGTAATGTAAATTGGCTCATTTACTCCGGTAACAAACCACCCGTCCGGATTAAACGGGCAAACAAACATCGCGCTGCCTTTGTCTAAATGAATTCCAGGGATTGTTTTTGTCGCGCCGTTTGACGCGTTAGCTATCGTATATGATAAATCGCTACCAGTATTTGGATTTGGGGATAGATGATAAGCGACTATCGAGTAGTAGTGTCCGGCCTTAGCAGCCAAAACTAGGGTAGCCGTGTTTGCCGCCGCAATTGTCCCAGTAACACGGGTTGTTCCGACGAGAGTATCCGGGCCGTTAGCTATCGCCTGCGAAACTTGAAACGACTTAGAATTTGTAGACATAGGTCACTTCCTCAGTAGGTGGTAAAGACCACCTAACCCTGCACCGATTAGGGCGCCTTTGATGGCGCGCTCTTGTTTTGATTTAGACTCGTCTCCGAGAAGGAGATTTGCGAGAGCGCCGGCTCCGCCAAACGTGGTCATGCGGCCCAACGCCGACGGGCCTGAGCTGCTGGGGAGATTTATAAGGATCTCCTGGGGAAGCTGGGGAGCCATCTGAGCTTCTTGTTCCGCCGAAAGGCCGCGAGATTGTTTCTTATCTTTCGACTTATTCTTTCGGGAAACCATATCGACGATGCGCTCTACGTCGTCTACCGAGAGGCCGCGCGACTCGCGCCGATCTTCTCTATCCGAGCCATACGATCTTTGGCGAGACCCGCCGCGTCCTGATCGGCCCCCAAAGTCACGGTCGGGCCCGGCATTTGATCGGCCGCCCGATCTTCTGCCGGAGTTCCCCCGGATTGGTTACCTGTACGGTAGGCCGGGCTAGAGATCGGAGGCAGCGGCATGGCCAGTTTGGAAAGAAGGGCGCCCATAAACGCCGCTTCGGCTTCCTTATGGTGCTCTTTTTCAAGACCTAGGTCCTCTGCTGCATCCTCGGGCACAGGCTTTTCGGATTCATACTCACGACGCTCCTTCTTAAGCCCATACTTTCGTTTAGCTTCGGGCGGAATCGGCTTAGACGCATGATATTCATGCGACGCCAATTTGTTCATGAAGGAGTTCGTAACAATATCTAGCATGTGCAGGGGGTCCCTAGGAATAGGATAGGCTGGGGGCATAGATATTCAAAAATATGCCGAATATGCGGCATAAGAAGATTAGAGCAGTAATTTACTGCTGAAAGGGGAGGTATGAAGATCCTACTCGTTTACCAAGACGGGATCGAGAAGGTTAACTCGGCCCGCGTCTTTTTTATGGAGCCTTTTGGCCGCGAGGTCGAGGCTCCTAAAAAACGAGAGATGCGGGAGTACTCGGAAATGCTGCCGGACATCAAGTCGGCGGCGATGATCCAGTACGGCCGCGACCTTAAAACCAGCAAGGTGTGCTGGTCTCGCAAATTCAAGTGCTTGCTCTTGAAGGAGCACCGTGGATTTGATATCTTCATCGAGTTGCCCGGTTTCCGGGCGTGGCACGATCGGTGCCTCGATTCGATGGACACCTGAAAAAGGAACTCCGTAGCTCAGTTGGTAGAGCAGCAGACTTTTAATCTGTTGGTCCTGGGTTCAACTCCCAGCGGAGTCATAGGGCGGCATTAAGCTTCTGGATTTTAGATCGTTTCTAAAGTCCTAATACCCTTGGTTGATGCCGCCCGTCAATATGGAACAGCAACAACCTCAAATAGTGCCCGCGCAAGCGTGGTACTTTATTCGAAACACCGTAGGAGTCGGCGCTACCTTAATAGGTCAGGCGTCGATGTTCGCCAATAATCAATCCATCAAGCAGATGGAGTCCGTGCTTCCTGGACTTAAGGAAGTAGTGATGAAGCTCGAGCAGCTTCTTAAATTCGCCAAGGAGGCGGATGAGCCGCAAGCTCAACAACCTCCCAGTGATACTGGGACGAAACCATAGTATTCCGTACTATGGGTTATTTCACTCAAGCTGTGTCGAGGGGAAGGACACAGAGTGGGAAAGAGCATTATCTAAGATGCTCCTAGATCAGGACGTCCAGATCGAGATAAATCCTGATCTACCGCTCGAGCCGGCGTTACTGGCTCTTTTCATCCCCGTCCGTGTGGCATGGGCTACCCACAAAAAACTGTGGATCCTGTGTCATAAGAAGAATAGTGGGAGAATTATTACCTTCGCTACGAAGGCTATAAGCGTCCCCACCATGTATCAGGTATAGGAGGTATATGCCTGAATTGTTTAGTAAGAGGAGAGCGGAGCTGCAAAAAGAGCTCATGCTCAAAGTAAAGAATTCTGCGCCGGATGCGCAGGAAGCCGCGGCGCAGCTCTACATGGAGCTGAAGCGAGCGGTGGCCGGAAAAGCACTGTCCGTCAGTCGAAGGCTGACGCCGGTGCTGGACGACCTCATCCAAGAGGTATTTCTGCGGATGTTGGACCGCAGCAAGTTGTACGACCCTAAGTACAACGTGAACTCTTGGGTGATGAGAATCACCCGGAACATCTGCATCGATAAGATGCGGTATGAAAAGGTCCGGGAGACCGAGGTGCTCCAGGACAAACCGTCCGCAATCGTCGAGGCCTCGAATCAAATCGAAGCCGACGAACAACGAGCTCTAATCGAACTCGGACTGAAAAAGCTTCCGGAGACCCAGCAGCTGGTTCTTCGGAAGTATTACTTGGAAGGGGATAATCTTGAGGAGATTATCTCGAGCACCAAATTCAAGAAGGGGACCATAACCTGCGCCATGTCGCGCGGGATTAAGGCTCTCCGAGAGAACCCGAATATCGGGAAGCTAGCGCCAGAGGTTGACTAGCGTTGGGCGCGTTTGGACGACCGCAATCCGTCCGAATGCGCCCTGAACCGATCCGCTTTCGTAGCCCAACGGCAGAGGCAGGAGACTTAAAATCTCCCAAGTGTGGGTTCGAGTCCCACCGAAAGCATGGGCCGCACGATATACGTACGGCTTTTTTATCAAAGGAGTGAGACACTATTTATGAAGTCTATTATCCATATCGAAAAGATCGAAGCTGAAGGTGTTGTGTTCCACAACATCAAAATCGAAATCGACAACATCAAGGCCCACCTCCCGGGACCGTGTCGTCCGAACCGGACTTCCACGTACCCGGGAGGTGGGCCTGCCGCAGAACCGGCCGCACCTCGCGACCGTCGAACGCTGAAAACGGCGTTGGCGGGTACGGGGCTCACCACTAAGCAGCTCGCCGATCTCTTCGGCGTATCTGTCTGGTCGATTCGGGCGTGGTGCTTGGGAGACAACCGCCCCAAGGACGAGAAGATCGCGAAAATCGCGCAACTTCTCGACATGACGCCGAAGGAGGTCTCGCGACTTCTTCCTCGACGTCGCCCGTCGCGTACTGCGGCGAAGCGCGTCATGCGAACCCGCAAGTCTCTCGGATACGCCATCGCGGCGTACCCGGATGGCCGGTTCGTGGCGAACGACGGCCACACGGCCGTGACGTTCACGGTTCGGAAGATGGGCCAGCGTACCGTTCTCGACCAAATCGAGACCGGTAAGGACAGCCCGCTTGGGAAGAAGATCGCGCGCGACGGCAAGATCAGCGGCTTCGGCCGCGTCTGCCAAGCGGCGCGACTGAACACTCTGTGATCGACATCCTCAGAGCCCGACGGGGGCTGGTGACTGTGGGTTCGAGTCCCACCGAAAGCATCAGTGGCTTCTATCTTGAGAGGATCGGGGCGAGCTAAGGATAAATATCCAAGGCTCGTTAACCCAAAACTCTCGAGGTTACTGCGGCGAGCTCGCCGCGGGGAAACAAATTCGGACCATAAAATCCCTAGAATGCCCTACCCTCGAGGATCGCTCGAGGATAGGGCGCCTTCGGAGGTCCCCCTCCGACCAGGCTCGAGGAGCTTACGGGTCCCTCTGCCCGCGCGCACGGCTATTCTGGCGTAACCGCCAGATCGCCGTCGCGCGCGGGCAACGGTCCCCTACAGCTACCTCGAGCCCTGGTCTACGGGGGTAAGCACTGAAACCCGATCGAGGCACGTCGCAGGACGCGCATATCGATCGGGGGCGGGAGTACTTAGTACTGCTGCCATCGGTTAAGCGATTATTATCGCTGCACGGCTTAACACGTGCGGCACCATTTTCCTCCGACCAGAGGAAGATCCTCTCTACCTCCGAGGATCGAGTTTGTGCAGAGGTCTTAACCTTTCAACTCTGCATATTCACTTCTCTGGTCGGACCTTACAAAGGAGCGAGGTAACATGAGCGAAGAGGCTATTGTTTTGAAACAGCAAAATATGATCCTATCAGCGCGATTGTCCGAGCTCCAACGCGAGCTAGACAGCGCGCGGCAAACAATTGCGATCTTGGAGACTCTTCTCCAAGACGCGACGCTCTCGGCTAAAAACTGAGGGCGGCCCAGGTGGTGGCACGGCCGCAAGGCTCCGGGTTCAACTCCCGGCTGGGATTTCAAGGAGGAGAGGGGCCCGTGGCCCAACCGGTCAGTATCATTGTTTGATGCTGGCGGAGCGACATTCCCACGCTTCCGGGTCACCCTCTCTTCTGTCCGTACACGGTACATCACTACGAGCTCACTCCGATTCCATTCTCTTCATTGGTTAGTGTTCGTTTCTCCTTTAACAAGTAGTGATGTGCCGCATGTTCCCATAGCTCAGATGGATAGAGCATCGGATTTCTAATCCGACGGTCGCAGGTTCGAATCCTGCTGGGAACGTTGAGGTCCCGTGACTGATCAAGTAGATTAGCGCGGGACTTCTTTCGTGGAGGTTAACATGAACCGTAATCTGTTGAAGCGCGCCGTCAAGGCCGCTACCGCCCGCGCGGCGGAAGAGTTCTCGGAAAAGTTGTTCCAACTCAATCTTCAAGCCTTCACTCTCGGTCTTCGGATCGAGGTGGTCGAAGGTCCGAAGTCGTTGAAGCCGGTGCGCCACCGCCCCGGAACGTGGCGTGGGAAACTCGGCGAGCGTGTTGACGCTCGCGGGTACCACGTCACCAAGGCGCGGCTCGCATCGATCGCAAATGCCCGCAAGGTGCGGGCAGCTCGGCACGCCGCCCGCAAGGCGGCCATGAAGGGATAATATGTTATCCCCCGGGGATACGATGTACCAGCACCAGTACCCGGCAAGGGTACGGGGCGCTAAGGTGCATCTCACTGGACAGACGGTTGTCATATCCGGTGATTGTGTCCCCAACTCGTCCGTAGTCCGTCACGCGGTTGTCATGGCGCGACGGTCTACGAGGAAGCAGGCCAAGCACGCCGCGGTCGTGTTCGACCGAGGGCGTGTGGTCTGCTCGGCGGTCAACGCCGATAAGACGCATCCGCGTGGAGCTGGGCCATATACCCGGCTTCACGCGGAAGTGCGTGCCCTACTTAAAATTTTCCGTTATAGGAGTAATTTGAGTGGGCTGAAGTTATTGGTCGTTCGCGTGGACAACGACCAAAAGACACGGACCAGCATGCCGTGTGTGGATTGCATCGCTTTAATTAAAAAGCTTGGAATCCAGGTTTGCTGGTCAGAAGGCGTGGAATAGAGGGGATGAAAATCTACACTGCAGATAGACAGATACGCTGACAGGCGTACCACGTCCTCCTGCACTCATCTCCCTCCTCCCGCCTGTTGGCGCGCGGGGCGCACACAAATGCGCCCCGCACCTTTTTAGGAGGTACCATGAACAAAGACAAATTAGACCTGATGTCGGATCCCGTTCGTCTGCTTGAAATGACCATGGATATCATGGCCAGCAAGTTAGCCGTAGAAATGGCTAAAACCCTAAAAGAAGTTCTGAACGACTACAAGATATTCGGGAGCGACCAAACGACTATGGAGTCTGACCCGAGAAAGAGCAAAGAGATTATGACGGAGGTACACTCCCGAATCTTGAAGTCGGAAGCTCACAAGGACATCAAAAAGATGTGGGACACCACTATCTCTGCAATTCAGCTTCTGGGAGAAACGCCGGAGTCGTTCGGGCTGTATTCCGCGCTGACCAAGAGAATCTTGGACGGCAAGGTGCCAAACATCAGTTTTCAGAGCGTTCAGAGCGAGGACCAGAGCTCGTCGTCGGAGTCTGGTAAGTCGTAAGACGCGATGAGGCAGTCGGTTACGCAGAACTGGAGGTAATCAAAAATAACCTTCGGTACAAAACCGGCCGCCTCTATCTGCTTCTGCGCCGTGTACGCGTCTTGCTCAATCACAATTGTGGTTACGTCTTCGTCGAGATCGGCGCAGCACGTATACCACCACGAGCAGAGCTTATCTAAAAGGTCTTCCCGGCCAACAGGGATAAGTCGAACAGAATCGACGCAAAGGTTTTCGCGGCAAACGTGCTCGTAACCTTTTCCGTCTTCCGGAGTCCACAACAATCCAGACTTGTTGTGGTGCTCCGGAATGACGGCGTCGACGTACGACACTGCAGGAATTATATTCGAGTAATCGACCTTCTTAACCAGGAGGCGATAAACTCGATGGATGTTGAAGTCTTTATTTTTACTTGAAATACGTAGGAACGACATCAACTGATCCGACTCCACCGAGGAGGAGACGATCCGGTTCTTCGTATTAAATACTTGTTCCTGCGTGATTAGGGTCTGACTTTTCGGTCCCAGCGGCGTCGCGAAGTTTTCTGGATACATCATCCGCCCCTACTGTAAATAGATCGGACAGCTTGCTGGAGTTCGGGATCTTGGAGATCTCTTCGGCCTCTTCTGGTGATCTGGGTACCAGAGCGGCAAGCTTTCCGGAGTCCGTAGTGTATACCACCGGGTTGAACGAAACCAAGTCCTGCACCCAACTATTTTGGCACCCGTCATCTCGGCACGTAAAGGAAAGCCGATTCTGAACGTGATGCGTCATGGCGCCGGACGGAAGAACTATTCTCGTTTGGCTAGTCACCGAGAATTCCCGGCAACCGCATTCAGGGCAGTCTGCGGGCCAGTTGGAAACCAATTTATAAGACATGCCTCCTCCTAATCGGCAACAAGACTTCTTAGAGTTTTCTCCAAGGAGTCTTTGTCTTTTTTGTGGCGACCAGCGCGCTCACGTGATAAAGCCACTGATTTTTAGTATGCTTTAACGAGATGAGTGTCGCCGCGCCCAGCTTGCTGTGGAACTCGCAAGAGAACGTGCCGTCCTCTCCGAACCTGATGGGGTCCGGAGCTGGGTCTTTAAAAACATCGAGCAGGCCAAGAACTAGTGCGTTACCTAGTTGAAGGCTGCCGGTGCAGGAGCAATCAAATTGGTAAGCCACGGTGTTATTTTCTTTAGACAACTGTGAAGGTGACCGGCGTCGAGGTTCCGCCACCAACTCCCCCGACGGACGGATTTTCTACGGTCATCACTATAGAAGTTCCGACAGTGGCTTGTCAAGGTGTCTCGGAATAGTAAATGTTATTTGAGTGTCGCTCTGCGCCGATGGAGTAACTATCGTTACGGTTCCGCCGATGTCGAGGAGTACCGCAGTATCTGAATAGAAGCTGTACGACAAGCCTCCAGTAAGTGTTAAAGTTCTTGCGGTGCCTACCGGAATGGTTAAGTCGACCGGAGGAGTAAACGTGGGAGCGTTTCTCACAACCGTGTAGGTAAATGCCGCAGAAGATCCGCCGCCGTTTCCGCCGATCGTGAAGTTTGAGATTACGACCTCGAACGTGTTTCCGACAGTAAAGGTGGCGGCTCCTGAAGCTATGCCGAAGTTTTCGATTGTCGGAATATATCCGGGCGCGCTTCCGACGGTGACCGACGGAGTTGAGGTCACACCGTTCTTGGTTATTGCGGTTTGTCCGTCTATAAACGCATACTGCGTTGCGCCCGTAAACGTATCAACTTTGTTTATGCCTTGCTGGACATAAAGAGCGGATCCCGTCGGGACAGTGAAGTCTGGGGCAATATTAACAACGGTAAAGTTGACGGTCGCGGACGGGCCGTTGCTCGGTGATGGGTTAGTTACTATAAGCGCGAGAACATCTTCGGGCGTAGTTACGGACGCGGCTCCGACGGTAAACGTCAAGGTCGGGAGCGGGCCCGTGTCATCGAAGACGACGCCTGATGATAGTGTTGAACCGCCGAACGAGACCTCGACCCCGAGACGAACGAATACTCAGTAGTTCCTGTAAGGACAATTTCAACTTCCTCACCTACGTATAGGTAGCTGCGGTTAACACCATCAACTGTGTAGGTAAACGTCGGCTGAGGGTTGGCAACCTCGAAGTTAACGACGGAGGAGTCGCCACCGCCTGGGGACGGGTTCGTTACCTTAAGCGGAACGGTGGCCCCCGGTACGTCGGCCACCGAGTCGGGAATCGTAAAATCGAGCGTCGGTATGTAGTCCGGATCAGTGCCCGGTAAATAAGTTACAGGGGTGATCTCTGTAGTGTCGTTTACGAACACCTGGCTCGTTGGGTAGAACGCAAAGCTGTTTGTTCCGGTAAGGGTGACCGCGAGGGTGCCGTCGAACGGAATTATGAGGTCTTCGCCGGTAACCGGTTCGAAGTCCGGAACGGTGTGGATGACCGTTATGTTCTGAGGCGTAGACGAGCCGCCACCCGGAGACGGGTTCGTGACAACGATCGGGAGAGAGATTCCGACGGAGTTGGTGAACGTATCCGGTATGGTGAACTCGAGCGTCGGGGCAACGCCGGCCGTGAATACTACAGGCGTTATAGGATCACCGTCGACCGTAACTGTTGACGTGGGGTATAGGGAGAATTCGGTAGTTCCCGTAACGGTCACGAGTTCCGATTCGCCATGAACGATCTCGTCATCAGCCAGCGGTTCGAGCGTCGGCGGGGCATATACGACGTCGAAGGTGAGCGACGTGGTTCCACCGCGAGGCGCTGGGTTGGTAAGCACCATTTCGATTTCCGCTTCCGGTGTGCCGGTGAGGGTATCCGGAATCGTGAATTCAATGGTAGGAGGATTGCCTGCCGTAAACGTCGAAGGTACGACCGTCCCTTCGAGAGAGATGGTCGAATTGGGGTAAAGGAGTAGGTGGTGATACCGGTGAGGGTGACCACCTTGTCCGCGCCGTTCTCCACGTCGGTATCCGTGTATGTCTGGAATTCAGGTGGACGGTATCCGACAGTGAAGGTGGCTGGTTCCGACGTGCCGCCGCCTGGGCCTGGCGTCTCGACGGTAACAATAAAAGTCGACTCGACAATAGCGGTGAGCGACGAAGGCACGGTGAACGTAAGGGTCGGCGGATTTGTTGCCGCGAATGTCGACGCGACTCTGTTTTGATTAATATAAACTTTAGACGTGGGATATAGCGAATAAGGCTGTGTCCCGGTCAATGTTACAGAGGTCGTGCTGTTCTGTGCGACCGTCGGGTCCGCGATAGCGACGAAAGTCGGCGGAGCGTTGATCACGGCGACCGGCAATCTTGCGGAGTACGCGCCATCGGCGTTAACAACCGATATGTACATAGTCCGAACTTTGTCGAACGGGGCGTTACCGACTCCTACGGAGATAGTGGCTGCGATTGAAGTGGCGCTGGTGTACGTCGTTGTTGGTGAGAGCGTCTGCTCTACTCCAGTGCTGTCTAAGTAATAGACGCGGACGGCGCTTGAGCTGGCGAAACCCGTTCCGGTTATCGTGAACGTTACGGAGGTGCCTCTGACGTAGGCGTGGGAGACCTGGGCAGAATATGTGTAGAACGAAGTAATTGTCGGTATGGCCGGAAGTGCGGCTATCGAAGCCTCAAGCCCCGCGATGACCTGCTGGACTACGGCGATCTCGGCGGTTAGCTCATTCACACGGGCAATAAGCTCAGCGCGCTGCGCGACCAGCGTATCTAATTGTGCGTTCTTTTGAAACAGCGCCTGCTGAAGGGTGCCGTATGTTGCGTTTCCAGCCATGGGTACCTCAGATATATTATACCCGGCTGGTCTTCTTTTTACCTAAATTACCGTCAGCTTGTCGTCAGCAAGGGAAACAAATAGCTGAGTTCCCGGCCACTGAAATGGGGAGACTCCGTAGGTCTCGCTCTGATTCAGGGTAACAAACATGTTGCGGCTTAATTTAAGCAGCCCGCCCGTCTGACCCCACGGACCGAATAAAAATAGAGTCCCTGGAGGGTTATCTGGGGAGAATGGGCCGCCGGCCCAGGTATCCGGCTCGAGCCGGAGAACTTCCTTAAATTCGAACTTAGTCATCTGGCTTGCTGTAGTTTCTTGGCGAGGTCTCGTTTAATTGAATAAACCTTGTCCTGCGTCAGACCGGTCTTATGGCATATATCGCTAACGCTGTCAAGTCTGGGTTTGCCGTGAGCTCCGAGAGAATAGTCAAATACCAGCTGCTCTTGGGGAGTCAGGACAAAATAGATGAATTCGAGGCTATCTTTAAATCGATCATTTACGGCGCCGACCTGATCGAAGGTCATACCGGAGGAGGAGAGCTCCTTGCGGCTGATGGCTTTCTCCAGCTCCGTAGCGTCGGAAACTGATATGTGGAGCGCCTCAGCCATCTCGGTGGGAGTAGGCTCCCGGTCTTTCTCGGTCTTAAGGATTTCTTTAGTTGCTACGTATCGGCTCAACATAAGGAATCTATGTTCTGGAATTCTAGCTACGTTCTTAGTCTGATTTACGAATCTCGATAAACGTAAATTAGACTCTAGGAACGTTCTAAAGTTAGCGTCACTTGAAGGGTCATATCTATCGATAACGCCTTTAAAGATCTTGATGGCCTGAGCCTTTATAACAGACTGAGGTACGGGAGCGGAAGAGTAGGCTTGAGATTTTTTCGTAATGAGGTCGTGGTGGCGCTCGAGCAGCTGATTAAATGCGTGATCGTCGCCCCGCTTTGCTTTGGTCACCAAGTCCTTATCCGGAGATAGGCCCATGGCCTTCATTAGGTTTGGTTGGTCAGGAATCATTTGGATACCTTATTCAGATAAGCGGCGGCGCCGGCAGCTACGGCCGAAGAGGCGGCCTCGATCACGTAGGTGTTGAATGCGGCGGATAGGATCTTGTTTGCGCGTTCAAGCTCCTCACCACTCAGTTTACCTTCTAGAAAACTCTTAGCTTTGGCGCTAGCTAGGTGCTCGGACACCAGTACAGGGACGTGGCCGAATAAGGACACCAGAGTAGCGGCGATGGGCATTCCCTCTACCGCGAGAACTGAGGACACCGCTTGGGAGACGGCGGGGGCGGTATTATATAAGTCGCCGGTGTGCCATGCGCCGTCTTTTAAATATGAGGCGTGGGCCAGCTCGTGCAACCGAACAACCGGATCGTCGATTGCGCCGCCCTTGGCGCCCTGAACAGTTATCACCTTCTTGCCGTCCTTTTCGACAGCGAAGGTTGCTGGTGATCCGCCCTTCTTAAGATACTTAAGTTCCACGTCACCTAAATCGTGGTGGTGCTTGAACTCGTCCATGAGTCGGTCGGCAAGTTTAGGATTAATGTTTTGATAACCTAAAACCCTAGCGAGCTCTCGGCTGCTGGCGAAGCCTCCGAGTTTGTTGAATAGGAATACCGAACCTACGAAGGTAAGTAGGTTCTTGGCGGTATCGCTGAGCGGTTTCTCGATCATCCCTTGATACTCATGTTGCCAAAGCTACGGAGTGAATACTGCCGGACCAGCTCCTGGCGATATGAGCTGGTCAATTGCTTAGTTATTACGTGTTTAAATTCAGACGCTATCGCTATGCCTCTACGCTCTTTTACGAGCGGGTCTTCGCTGAGTCCGGCGATCGATCGGCCGTCTACTAATCGGCATATTATGGAATTGTCAAACTGGTAATTTTTAGATTTTGCGGCCTGAGTGATTTGGGCCGGAACCATACGCTGGAACTTAGCTCCGTTGAACGGGCTTTCCGAGTTAAGAACCGGAGAGAACCCGTTTGCTCTAAGATAGTTCTCGAGAGTTTGCGCGGATCGTCTGTGGAACGACTGCTCTACCCAAGAAGTCACGTCTTCTCCGCTAAGTACCTGCTGATCCCATGAGGGGCTGACCGCGTCGAAGGAGGTGTCCGAGGGGGCGTACTTTCGGGCGCCGTCGAATACGCGCGCAAGCACCTTGAGCAGCTCAAGATAGTTCCGTGCGGAAGACTTGGAGTCGGTAGCGTCGGCTATCTTTATGCCCTTACCGTAAGCTTCAGATGAATAGAACTTCTGGCACCCAAGGAGCTGCTCGTAGAGTTTGTCGAGGCGCTGTGGGCTGGTGTAAGTAAATTCGGCCGACGGAGGCGGAGCTGGAAATTGATAATAGTCCAGGTCCTCGACTCGTTTGAACTTAAAGACCGTAGAGCTCTCGAACGTGTAATCCAATGGGGCGAGCTCTCTAACCTGCGAAAGCTGCATTACGGTGCGCTCATCGCCTCCCGCGGAGATGGACGTCTCGGTCTTCTCCAACTTTCCTATATAGCAGGCATCTTTGTCAAATATGACGCAGGAGAATCCAGGAACAGCCCAACGCAAGCCGCGGCAAACCACGTTCAGCTGTCTCGTGTACATGTCTATGGTGTGACGGAATTTTAGATATTGCTGATTGAAGTCGAATATTTGTTTATCGTATGCTTTCTGTGCCTGCTGTCTGGCTCCAGCCTCGACGCTTTCAAGGAGTGGGGTTATAAAGTCCTGCCGGATCGCCGGACGTAATGGAGTAGCTTTCGTCAAATCGCCAAGTTTAGCACTGGCCGACGCCGCCGTCTTTCCTATAGAGAGGAGCGCGGCAAAGGTAGAGTTTTTAAAGTTCTGATCTGCGGACGCGTACTCATCAAAGAATGCTCGCGCCGCCGCAAAGTAGAACTCGGGGCCGGGATCTACGGAGTTAAGAACAACTCCTCTCGTCAGCTCGTCGTCAGATAACGCTTTAAGTATATTAAGGTTATCGAACATTTCGAGGTTGAAGTCCGAGTCCATGCCGACTGTGGGTGTTCGTAACTCCCCGGTATTGCTGGGGAGCATGTTCCCCATGAACGCGTTTATAGACTGCTCAAGATCGTCAGTGCTCTTATAAGATTGAAAAACAATCGTCTGATTAGAAGGTAAGCCGCCTCGAAGGGTCATCAAAGATCTAGTAGGTTCCTGATCAAAGTCTCGAGAGAAGGACAGCGATGTTATCGAATCAGGAAATATTAAATTGCATGGAGGGGGAGGCAGGTAGTACGTTTCGGGAAGTACTAAGAAATCATTTCTTGTGAGATTGGTAGAGATCGCCCCTGGCGGGACCAGCATGGCTCTGAAGCTGTCTTCACTCAAAAGCTCAGTCTGCCCGGAACCGTTGGTCTGAGCAGATCCCGGGCATGTTGTTGAATACAGCGAATACCCAAATCGATTTAAAAAAGAAATAAGTATTTCAAGTAGCGGAGGTGTTTGACGACGCGCTCTGTTCTGTGTCGACCGCAAGTTGCTGCAGCGTTTCAACCCTAACGACCGTCTCCAAAGAAGCGTCGGTCATGCACGCAAATTTATCCAGAAGGCGTGTCCTATTAGCTTCGTTCTTGCACGCGCCGTTGGCGGAAATGAGCAGAGACGTCAGCGACATGATCAAAAGGGATAAATCAGTATCTGTTCTATTTGGGATAGAGCCGCGTTTAAATTTACTCTGATCCGTAGGAAAAATTAGAGCTAAGAACTCAGAAACGGGCGTACGCTCTTGCGCATTTGGAGTTGATATGTATGTCGAGGACGATATGTCGGCGATGACGTCGTCGGACATTCGAGATATGTTTCCTTTTTATGTCTAATTAGGGTATCCAGGTGTCCTCTAAAAGATAGCGATGTGTTGCGTTGATCGGCAGATTTAGATGTCGATATCTCGTATACCGAGCCTTCTGCAAATAGGACGTAATCACGCTCGATGACGTCGGACTGCTGCTGTTTCTTAGGCGCGGCTCGATCTCTAAAGAATATTGCTATCGCGGCATATGGAGAAAGCCCCATGAGAAGCAGGCTAGATTGAACCTCTACCGAGCCGCTTAATTCTCCGTTCTTTCCGGAAGAGACGTTTATAGAGATGAACGGGATCTCCACTCCCTCCAGGAACACCTTCCAGTCATTTGATTGAAATACCGTGTTTCTCATCGGGACGGCTTCGCGTTCTTCTCGGCCTCTGTTGGTGGTTTAGCTTTATCAGAGATTTTCTGAATCGGCGTGTGCTGATACGGAGTGGAGATGTTGGTGCAGACGAACGATAGCACGTGGGTCGTTATATTCGGGCGGTCGGCCCGAATCTCTGACGTCCGGGACACGAACCCTCCGGTGCATCGTATTCCATCCACCACCACCTCAGCGGACCCACCTGTGTAGGCAAGATACGAGACTCTAGCAGAGTCGTAAAATTCAACAAATAAATCTGGGAGATTTGGATTTACCGAAGTAGGTATCGAGTATTGAGTGTTGGTGCTGCTTAAAGTCCCTCGAGCGTTTTTAGGGAGATCTATTTTAACGGGCGAGTCGTTGATGCTAAGTAACGGAATATATCCCGCGATCTCCAGCATCGATATTGCAGGTCCGTTGTTTACGAGCTTTTCGCCGTCCTGGGTAATGAATTGTTGTATTTTGATTCCGAGCGAAAAATTTACCGTCTCCGCGCAGAACCATGGGAAGTACGCCACCAACGATCCTGAATTCGAGAATACTCTAAATTGAATCGGCTCTTGATCGGAGTCCTTTAGAAGTCCGGATCCGTACTCCGTGTTTCTAAATGGACCATCCGCGGCAGCCGACTCTCCCGTATATTGGACTTTACTAAGTCGGGATGACCCGTCTCGGAGTTTTGTAAGCCGATAGTTATTACGTGACATCTGTTACAAATATCCCAAATGAGATAGACAAGACGCCCGGAAGTTGGGCGTCCGCGCCTATCTGGCACGTGGTTACGTGACCTTTAACCGTTTTCTTTAGATACGATAATCTGGTTTCGTAACGAGTGATCTGTGTTTGGTCTGATGCGGTGGCGTCGGAGCTGAAGTACGTCTTCCACGCGTCGACCCAACGACTGAATGTTTTATTGAGGGAGTCTTGGGCGAGAAGATACCCGGTGTAGGAGTAGTTTCTAAACAGACGCCCGCTACCTCCAACGGACTCTCCGCCGCCACCCGACGTGGTCACGATCGTAGGTCCTAGCGTGTAAACTGGGTTGTTTCTCTCTTCGTCCGCTTCTCGTATGGAGACGATAATAAAATCGTCGAGAGCAAATAATAAAGTTTGATTGGTGCCTTCTTTAATTTCCCACACGGACAACGCCGCATGAGCCTCGTCAGGTATCTGCGTTCGTGAAAAGAGCTGCGCCTTAGCATCGGACAGTGCGGTATTTTTATAATCCGAAACTATCGTCTTGGCGGATGCTTTGTTTATTATGTCCTCTGCGGCCATGGCTATGCAAATTTACGGTAATCAATTCACTGCGGTTTACTAGGCGCGTGCGCTAACAATGTTTACGTCGACACGTTCCTATAACTCTTGCTTCTGAAGGTCCTGTTCCTTTATTGATAGATCCGTCTACTCGTTGAGCAGAAATCGGGTCCCTAAACAAGGAGCGTATGTACTCTTTGGTTCCAATGGCTTTATCCTTGAGCAACTTAAGTCCCTTGTCGCTTAATTCGTCAGTTTAGCGATATCGTACTTAGCAATAGAGCCCATTATATTGCCGCCGGATGCCTGTTTAACTGCACTAGCCATTGCGGCATCGCTGAACAGTCCTGGCTCATCGACTTTGTTTTTTAGGAACAACCCTCTGTTTGTTCGGGCTTCTGCAGATTATTCTTCGATATAAATTTCGAAGTCTCTCGTTAGGTGCGCTTTAGCGTCTATGCTCGTCTCCTTTGGACGGATCTCTTAGAAATATGCAAAATTACAAGTTTATCGACTTGATCTACGCCGTGTCTAGGAGCTACTCGCTCTTATCGCATCCGTTACTAGTTTTTGGCGATCGCGGCGAGTATCATCGAGGAAAGGCCGGATATAAAATCCCCTACACGATTTTTTCCGGACTTGTCATACTGCGGAGCCAGAGAGACCTTCCTGTATCATGCCAATTTCAGAGGTGGCGAAGATTTAATGCGGCTCAGCTGTGCGCGCGTCTAATCGCTTTACCGCTAATAGCAGACTCTGAAACCTCCGGGTGTTTTAGCTTAGGTATTGAGCGAACAGTTGCCATACCCTTGAGGATCCGTTATACCGTACGCATTGGCGACAATTTTAGACTGCCGCTAAGTCTCTGCTACCGGATCCATGCTACGAAACGTCTGTGGGAAGCTGTTCTGCGGCTAGCGCGCTCGAAAGATTTCTCAAAAGTCTATTTCGTTGGAACGCCGGCGATTTATTTAAGGCGGCAGAAAGGACACCTGCTTGCCCCAACTTTAGACAGCAACATTGGAGGCCATCACATCTGGAAAAAGTTTATAGCGCAGAGCTAGTAACGGATTTGACAACGTTGCGCCGAATGTTCCGGCGCGCCCTCGCAGCATTCCGGCTACGCCGGAGAATGCCGCCGGATTGAAGGCCTAAAGCTGCTTGCTGATTTACCACGGCAAATAATCCGCCGGCACTCATGCTCTCGGATAAAAGCTGCTCTCTAGTGGCCTGTAGGCTTTGAAGTCCCGCTATTCCGGTACCAAATACACCGGATTGATTAGCGCCTATAACCTCAAACTCACGCGTTGCCTGAGCTACGGAGGCAAACCTCGCGTTGCGCATCATATCCGCCTGCGCTCCTCTTAATCCTCTCGAGCTCGCTGAAATGGCCGTTTGAGATGCGAGCTGCGTTATAAACTCGTCGGTTCCAAAAGAACCAAACAGATTTTGAGATCTTGCGGTTTGTACCGAGCTCAGAAATAACTTGGAGGCGTCGAGATTGGTAGCGCCTGCTTTAGCAAGTTCTTGATATCCGGACATGAGCTTGTCGGCGCTTATGCCGAGTTTTCCAACAGACTTTGCTAAAATCTTCTAAAAATTTAGAGGACTTATCTCCCAACATCCTTGGTAGTAGATCCGACGGGTCCTCCAAACGCTAAAGCGAGCTTAGCGAGCTCTTCTTGCTGAGAAGCTCCTAGACCCATACCCCATCTTTTCAGCGTTAAGCTTACCTATTCTGAGAGACGACCCTATTTACGACGTTGCCCGCTAGCGCCGGTTCTTCCGATGAGGGCCGCCCATCTGCTCGGCTAGTTGTCTAGTGAGTCCTGATCTTATTCTCTCGTCGTAACCGCCGGTAGCTCTATACGCTATGCTGTCGTCGAGCAGGCCGCCGAAGGTGAAGTGCGCCGTATTTAACGTTGGATATGAACTCCTGACCTCTGAGTCTTAATTCTGACTGTGCGTTATCTCGCATCTGCTCAGCAGTTTGCGAAATACTTCTATTAACATCCTGGAATAGGTATCCTCCCGAAGCTCTATTAAGAAGGCTGCCTAGTCCTGACTCGTAAAGAAGGCCACCAGGGCCGCCCACACGAGGCCCAAACGCAGAGGCCGACGCATACATGCCTCGGCCCATAGCCTGATTAAGGAATCCCGAGCTAGCGCCTAGGAACGGGGATATCATGCCCATCCCCGCATACGCGCCAGCGGCGCCGTGCGCTAATCCACCGGCTACGATCCCGCCTGCCCCCATCAGCGAGTTCTTGACCATCTGCAGCTGCTGCATGGTCTCTGCCCGGAGCTGAGCTTGCTGAAGGCTATCGGTAAGTTGTGCGGACAGATTATCAGGCATACGTATACAGTTTAAATAAAAGAAGCCCCGGCAACGAGCCGGGGCCGGCTGTTAAGCCATCACTTTTCGCCAGCTTGTCTTCTGGCGTTAAGTAATAAATTATCCAGCTCTGCTCGAATCATGGTGTCGATGGAGCTATCGGACCGATGATTCTCGAGGAAGCGGATGATGGTTGTTTCGTAGTCCGTGAGCTCTAGATACCGGTCAGGCATTACGACGAACATGCCGTTTAATCGGCGCTTCGACGTAAAGGGTTTGCCCTCCCCGGTAAATACGGCTACTTCGATGTCCTCGTCGGACATGATTTTAAGCCCGTTATTAACCGATAATCCGGAGTCGATTAAATGGACCGTATGGGTCTCGGTCGTCTTTTCAACGACCGAGCACGCCGTTACGCCCAATACGATCATACAGCCGGCCAACGCTGCTAGAAGGGGCCGACGGGCGATCTTGGTTAACATACTCAATCTTCTCCGTGATGGTCGTCTTGGGAACAAATACAGCCAATAACTGCTGTATCAGGGCCTCAAACACAGGCTTTAAAAGCGTGAGCAAAATGCTCATGCCGTCGCCTTAATTCCCATCTTATCGAGAATGAGGCCGATCATGCCCTTAACACGGTTCTCGCCCCAGGTCTTGATAAAGACACCGACCGGGCCCTTGGCCTCTTCAAGGACGAGCTCCCAAGCCTTTTGGCGGATAGCCGAAAGCTCGGCCGCGGTCACCTTGGCGCCACCGTCGGAGTCGGGCGCCATGGCGATCTTGAGCCACTCCTGCGCCTTATCGGTTACGCGCTTGGTGCAGGCGAGGATGAGTTCCTCGGCATCCTTAGCGAGGTTAGCCTTCTTAACGCCCCAGGCGACGAGCGCCACAACCAGAGCAGCCAGAAGAGAAGGAAGATGGTCAAGTAGGATAGGTAGGATTTCCATGGGTATCTCACGTGAACAGGTAAGCACCTAAATAACCATGGATGTTTCGCACTCTTTCCCGCACAATCGAGTCAGAGTCCGCAACTTCCAGGTCAGCAGCATCATTGATGTGCTGCACGAATATAGCAGGTCCTACACGGGATGCAATAGTGGACGACGACAGATTTATCTTATCCCGGTACTTGGCGGCAAATGTAGCGTTTACTCCGGGCACGCTCAAAAGGGGGTTTTGAGTATCCTGGGTGAGGTCATCAGTAATGGAGGTCTCAAGACCGGCGGCCGCCAGGAAGTCGGTAAAGAACCGGGACGACTCTATCACCTGAGAGGCGAACTGCTGGGTGGTAAGCTCGGACAGCCCGGCCGAGGTTCTAGACGCGTTGGCCGCGGCCAGGGCGTCGTCGAACTCGTTAGGTGGGATAGCTCGGGCCTCGTAAAAGGGCGAGAGTCTCGGATTCTGTAAATCCCGAAGATCTTCTTTGGCGAGCTCGATGAGGGAGATCGCCAGATCTTGGGCAAGGTAGGTGTCAGCCATTCGGTTTCTTCCTTACCTCTAGAATACTGCCGCGCGGCGACGGCACCGCCACGAATGCGTATTTTTGAATTTCGGCAAGCTCGGCTGCGGCAACCGTGGCCTTCTTCTTCTCGTTATCCTTGATCCCGATAAAGTACTCGTTCTTAAGGATCTCCAGGAGCTGCTCGGCCATCTCCTTGGACTTGGCGTTGGATACGACCATGGCGCACTGGTCCATATATCGGAGGGTGGTTTCCTTACGTTCGTATTCAATAATATCCACTTGCTCAAGCGGAGACAGCTCTCGCATGTCTACACCCCCGTACGCAGAAGAGCTTTTAATCGGTAAAACGCGAACGGGGTGCTTAAGGGTTTTTAAGATTTTCCAGGAGGGCCAATTGCTTAGCCTGATCCAGGTCGTTCAGAACACTCAGGATATAGTTGAAGAAGATGGGGTCCATATCCAGGATGTAGTCGTACTGCTGCTTTACCAGAGGGTCAGCCGCCCACGTTGTCCTATTATCGGACGTGAGGGGGACCTTTTGGAATATAGTGTCGCCGAGGCGGACGATCTGAATAACGACCCGGTAAGCGCCCAAGTCGCGCTTGACTTCGTTAGACTGAGTCGAGCTTATACCAAACAGCGGGTCGAAGAGGGCGATGGCGGTCTGCTCTCTCCGGCTCATGCTTTGAACAACCAGCTCGGTTTTAAGGATCTTGGTCGTATATTGAATCCTACCAGTGATCAGGTGGTCCTTATCGATCACCTGGTCCCAGATGGACTTATATTGGGCCTTGAACTCGTTGTACGAGAGCTTTCCGAATATATCCGAGGTGACGTCCTCGGGGAGCTTGACTAGGTCCTCACGGGACGCCTTATCGCTCTCCTCTTTACGGACCTTATCTACTGCCTCTACGGCCTGGGAGTCCCGATACTTCTGTTCGAGCATTTCCCGGCTAGGACCGAATGAACTCTGCATGCACGTCTCCTTGGGTATAGGATAACCAAAAATACGCACATATTGTGGCATAAGAAGAATAGTCGGCTTATTTATTTGCCGATGGAGAGCAACCATGACGTTTGTCAACGACATCCTGGCCGTATTTCACAACCTGGCCGGAGGTAAGAAAAAGTGATCGACGACGAGTCGGATAAGTTCAGCGAGGTGGCTCAACAGGCCATCAAACTGATGCGACGGTGCGAAGAAAGGCAGATGCATATCGAGATCATCCGCGAGTGCGAGGATGGGCCGGACGGGAAGCCACTCTCGCCAGTCGTCGCGGTTTTTAACCGGGACCTACCGGACGTCGCTATGGCGTTCTACAAAATGTACGGCGCGAGTCCGTACTGGGGAATCCTGATCACGAATCGGGAAACCAAGACGAGGATCGCTTTACACAAGGTGATCTTCGAAGATCTCGAAAAGCTGATCTTTGATGCAAAGAAAGATCGGCTAAATAAAATGCTGGGGACAAATACCCGGCACATGGTGATCGGCGACGAGGTCGTCGAATCCGAAACCGGCCCGTTCCTCTCCAATGGGGATTTGGAGTTCAGCAAGGTCCACCCTAACTGGGTAGTCTTGGTGGACGAGGCGCAGGAACCCAAGTTCTACGTGCCGGACGATGAGGAGTACCCGAATCAAAAGATTGCGGCGTACGAAAGAAAATACAACAAGTTCTGCCGTTGGATGGTCCAGCAGCTGACTTGACGAAATCGGGGCGCGGGAGTCACTCTCCCGCGCTCATTTTTTACCAGAGGTTATATGAATATCGATGACGTAACCGGCATCAATCAGATGGCGGACAAGTACGACTGGCTCGCGATCGGCGACATCGACGGAGCCGAGTCAAGTGACTTAGTTCATCACCGCTACGTAAAGATGTTTAAAAACGTCTGCTTCTCGATAGCGGTAGTTTGCAAAGGTCGAAGCGGCGTCGATTATGCTTGATATGTTTGACCTAGATAAGGGTCAGCCGCAAATCGTGTGCGCGCTGTCCCATTGGGATATGGATATCCTGGAGAGGCTCTTCAGCCGACTGGACGCAGAGGCGGCTAAGAAGTGGGCGAACAACGAAGCTAACCGTGAATACGTCCTTTCTCGGAACGGCCTGGTAGCCGTAGAGATGGGTGAGGGGGTTATTCGCGGAAGCGGTATGATCTGCGCACGACTTCTGGCTAACTGGAATGAAGAGCTCCAGGAGCCCATAACCGGAGACCGGGAAACGAATCTAGTGCTCGACAGCGTCGCAAAGCGCCTCCCGATTTTTGTAAATCAGGTTATGGAGGCGTTGGCCCCTTGAGCTGGTTATCCAGAACACAGGCGATGGCCAGAAGAGGGATACCCGCGCGACTGCGTAAGCCCGAGCAGTTTGAGCAGGCTAGGCAGGTGCTAGAGTGCGCGGAGAAGGCGATCATCGACGCGCGCAGCCGAGGAAAGGGGCCCGATGTTCGGGTTATAAAGATAGAAAGCCGATCTGGGAAAATTCGAAGGCTGGTAGAGCCAATCGAAGAAATCAAGCTGATTCAAAATCTAATCGGTTTAATCGTCCACAACATTCTGAAAAACACAGGTTCGCTCACCGGCGTTAAGCGGCAGAATCGGAAAGCTGTGCTCAGCCTTCACGGATTCATGAAAGAGCGAAGCATCAAATCGTACGCCGGCAACCATACTCGAAGAAATGTTGTGGTTAAGATGGACATTAAAAACTATTTTGAATCCATCACTGAACCTCTTATTTTTCGAGCGATGGATAAAGGTGAGTTAATCGGGTATCACTTTCCAGACTGGCTGCGAAATTATATATCTACGTATTGTCTCTGCTCTACAAATCCTATGCGGATTGCCGACAAGGCGGAGACGGCCAGAAAAGCGCTAGCCTTGGGATTTCCGAGCAGTCCTAGCCTAGCAAACGTCGTAAGCGCCTTCTTAGTCGTCCCTCCAATACTGGGGGTACTTAAGGAGATGGATAAGTACGACATCGCGTTCACCATGTACGCCGACGACATGACCTTCTCTTCGCATTATCCAGAGTGTGCAAAAGTCGCTCGGATAGTTCCGATGCTCCTAAAACGGGAAGGACTCAGCATAAATAGTAAAAAGACTAAAATCTTAAAGCAGAGCGCTCGTCAGGTCGTGTGCGGTGTTGTCGTAAATTCTCGGATGGGCGCAACTCGGGCATATCGACGAGCGCTTCGAAAACAGATTCATCACACGACTAAAGAGCTACTAATTGGTGCGAAAACGCCTGCTAATATTAACGTAAGTGTTTTACGTGGGCAGGTGTCGCACGTTGAATTTCTGAACTCGGCGCACGCTGAGTCGTTAAAACGTCAGCTCAAGACGTTGGAGGAGTTGGTATGAAGAAGGCAATTATTGCTTATCTTAACACGTTCTCGGAGTACGGCGTATCTATTCCGGACGACATGGCCGAGTCCGTAAATAACATCGTGGCCGGAGCCTCGGAGCAAATCGGCGGTGTTATTGGAAGTAGGGTGTCGTCGACGCCCGTAAAGCTCACGGATGTGACGACGGGAAGCACTGCGGCAGAAATTATCAAAAAGGCGGCGGAGGGCGGTACCCATAAAGTTACCGTAGAGTTGCTCGGTCGCTCGTCATACACATGGCCTGAGTTTGGTGGAGGTTTCGGTGCGTTCAAATTTGAGGTACCCGGGATAGTAATAAAGACCCCGAACAACTACGATCAAGCGGCCTCAGAATTTATAACAAGAATCATAGTAACGTGCGCGTCTGATAAATTTGCGCACCTGTGTACAATTGACAGCAATAACCAAAAACGCTACAGCGTCGCGGGACAGCTGCAGCTGGGTGCAAAGTTTGCGGACCCGGAGTCACGTGCCGGCGCTGAGTTGCTCGATAAAGACATTAAAGCGCGCGAAGAAGTTCACGTGCTTGAGGCCATTAAACGGCTGCAAAGATTCCGTGAGCTTGATCCGATCACCGGAGATAAGGCGGTCATAATCACACCACGATTTAAACTAAATCGTCACGTGATGGATGTGTGTGCTGGAAATACGACAAACCCCGCTAAAGTTTCGGACGAGATCTCTTTTGATGTCGAATATGTGTCTCGGCAAGAGATACAGAACGGTTTAGACAAAATAGACGAGGAGTACGTCAATCGAAAAGGGCTCGCTATTCTGGCCTTCACTTTAACCAGCGAGATCGTAAAACATCTGGTCTCCGTGCGGCCGCTGCTTGATACTCCGACTGATAGATTTGAATTATCCAAGTTTGTCTTGCAGATGCACAATCAAATCGCGTCTGCCGCGACGTTACGGGACATTACGGTTAGAGACTTCATCAATTTCTTTGACAACGCTGTTTTGCGATCATATACGAGCACACGGGTTCCTGGGCACTACATCCCGTTGGATCCTCATCAGATTTCGTTAAATTTTATACCATCTGAACTAATCGACGTAAATAAAACTGTTTTCGGAGGAGAAGATGACGGGAATCTTCTAGAATCTCAAAACTACAAAGCGGTTTGCCTACTCTTAGCAAATATTCTATCACAAACAGCTTATAAACTAGTTCAACGAAAATTCAACTATTTACCGAAAATAGAAAATCGATCGGACGAACTGGTTTCCGCAAACTACGTGGCCGGAGACATTGTTGCCGCGAAGATAGTTTCGGTAGTCGAGCGCAATAACGCCAGGTCAGCACTATGTAAGGGAATCGGTCCGCGTGGCGACATCGCGTTCTTGATTACCGCAACAGTTGAACACAGTCGTGAAATCTACGACAGGCTCGATGAGGGGGCGGTGATTGTAAAACCGGCATCGAAGTGGCGGCTGGGTATTGTAGACTCAGTGGAGACTTTCAAAAATGCAGTTCCGTCATCTGGGATGAGGTAATTGGGGCTGAAATTGCGGAATACATAAATGAGAATGTAGGTAGAAATAGAATCTATCCGATCGCCTCACTACGCGGAACCCGGTACTGCGGGCTGGAGCACGGTATCGACATCAGCTCTTAACCTCATTAAGAACCTAGATCCAGCTCAGAGAGCTGCTAGAGTTGCGATAAACTACCCGGATCACCATCTATCGGATAATGTAACTTTTCATTACGCAATAAATACAGTTAACACTGTTCAAAATTTTCCGGATAAAAACTTATCACTCTTGTTGTCTGGGAGAAAGTCGTATCACAGCGTTTACGGATACTCTTCGTTTGCGTCGGGTTATATAATTAACATGGGAGATAGCTGGTCAACCGGCGAGAGATGGCACTACCAGAGTGAAGAGAAGCGGCTCACGAGTCCAAATAATCCAGTTTACATAGCTCCCATATCTCAGCAGCAGTTGGGAGTCGTTTCGATTCGACGAAGCGCCCAGCAGGTTATGGAAGCGGGATCGGTAACTGCTGCTTGGGCATTTAATCGCGGGCTTCTTAGATTAATCGCGACTGGAAAAGAATTTAAATTCTCGCTAAACTCCAGCAGCGCTGAGCTCGTAGTCAAAAAGGATGAGATTGTTTTCGGTGGTCGACGATTTAAAAGCTTGCTGGTAAAACCGGTGCCGGATATCTCTATAATTGCTAGAACCATCTACACTCGAATTCAGCAAAGAGCTAACATAGCGAACACGTTCGATACGTTCAACGCTCTTCTCGCTGACGGTGCTCAAAAGCAAGAGGCTCATGACCACCTTAAAAACGATCAAATCTTGATTGAATTCCTGACAGAGGTCGCCAAGCTCCTCCAAGGAGATTATCAAAATGATTTGAAAACTCACAGGTTAAACGTGGTGCGATCCGAGACTCGAAGCATGTTTCAGCCGAAGTTTCAAAGAGGCGGGAATAATGCTAACGACAGTGGATTTGACGGACCGTGGGCGGACATAAACACTCACGAGCTGTCGGAGTTTTCGCGATACGAAATGGCGCGCACGTCGGCGATCGAGACCGACCCTAAAATGCACCTCGCCTCGTTTCGAAATTCAGAAACTCTTCGACAAAAGCTCTATCCGGCCGTCTTCAGCGGCGACGGGAGCGGAGAAAGCGTTGAGGAGCTGTTTAACTTCAATAACCTGGTTGAGAGAGTGGTAGAAAGATCGCTGGCACCGGAGCTGTTCATAAAGGGTCAGACATCAGCTGATCTTAAAGCTTCGGGAATGCGGGTCAAAAAGGTGGACGATAAAACCTGGATCGTGGATATCTTTACGATCGGGGACGTCACCGTCGAGGTGACGGCCGAAACTACTACCGGCGGCGTTCTTAACTCTACCCGGTATTTTGTAAACGGCTACCAAATCAAGGCGGTGGAGGTAATTAGAGTCGTTACTATGGCTACGTGTTTTGAGAACACTGAGACATATAACGAAACGGTTGCCCAAATCTCCGAGGTGTCTCTCGCGGCCAGAGATATTCTTCAAAATGGTTTCCACGCATCCGTAGATACGAACTACAAGACCTCGAACATTATGCTCGAGATCGACCGCATTAAAAATAAGTGGGTTCTCGTAATACGAGACAAGGACGGTAACGTAACCAAGAATGTCCACATTCCTGGGGGCGTGACTCGGTTCATCTCTGTTCCGAGAATTAGAAACCGCGTAAGAAAAATGACGGTAGAATCTTTTGCGGCACTTCTGGACGGAATTCCGGAATTGGCGTTTATAGATATTAAACGTATTCACGAAAACGGTTTCACTAGGTACAATGAAATCATCGCCCGATCGAGGAAGTTCTTGGAGGACGTGATTGGTCTGACCAAGGCGTCTTTTGGAACTTTCGAGCTCGGCGGGGGCGTAACGCTGGCGCCATTTCTGGATACAGCGTAAAGGGAATGTCCGGCAAGTCTTACGTCGTTGCTTGCTCGGATATTGCCAAAGAAAAGCCGTTCGAGCACGATCACGGCACAAATAAGTTCGGGGCCATCTACTCGATGGAGACGGGCGAATATGTGTGCGTTGTCGACCGCTCGAGCGACCAGTCCGGTTACGATGTTATCGCCAACAGGTTGTTGGCGATGTCGAACGACGTGGCTCTTGTGGATCAAATCCACACCTTAGGAAAGTTTGTTAGTTAATATGGTTACGATCAAAGTTGCTTCTCCTCGTGGACACGACGTTCTCGAACTCGCTCCGGCCGACGCGGTGGCTAAGCTCCGCGGCTTCCTGAACGACAAGAAGTTCGTCTACATCAACGGCCGCATTGTTACGGCCGCCACCCCGATCACGGAAGAAATGGTCACCACGGCTGAGGCGATCACCGTGGCGCCCAATCTTCAGGGCGGCTGATCTTGCGCCGGGTTGTCTACTACGACAACCGGGTAACTGAAGAAATGGTTTCGCACGCGCTCCGGCACCCTTACGAAGAAATTTGTGGGGTGCTGGAGGGCAAATATCTTAGCCCCGAGGGAGCAATCTCTCGGGGTGAAGATTTCATCGTGCGAGTCACCGCATACTACCCGGTTAAAAATACGGCTTCCGACAAGCTCGGCGGGTTCACTATGGATCCGTACGAGACAAAAGCGGCGTGGGACGCGATCATTGAACGCGGTAACCACGTTGTCGGCTGCTACCACAGCCATCCATTATGGTCGTCGAAGTTCTCGGCCATCGATCTAAGAGAAGCAAAAATGCAGGCGGATGAGCTACTGTGGCTCATCTATGGAAAAAGGACGATCGCATCTCCGCGTTTGTCTTGGACAAGGATCGAATCAACCTTGTGGAATTGGAGGTGGATGTATGAAGAATATGCACATCGTGGGCTGCGGCGGAATCGGCTCGTACTTCTGCGGCGAAGTCGACCGGCTCGTAAAGACGCAGCAGCTCAAGGACTTGATGGTCACTATCTGGGATGGTGACGACGTCGAGCTCAAAAACCTCACGTATCAAAACTTCAGCGAAAACGAGGTCTACGCCAACAAGGCGGCTACGCTCGGTCGCAGATATCAGCTAAACTCGGCTCAGAGCCGGGTGGAAGACTTTGATAAGCCCCCGATCAACGACGCCACTATCATCGTTTTGTGCGTCGATAACGTCAAAACTCGAAAAGCGTTTTTCGAAAGCCGCCTCTTCGAGAGGGTGCAGTGGATCGATCTCCGGTCGCAGGGCCGCGCGGTGGCGTACTACTGCTCTTCGAAAATGACCACTCGGGAGTTCATGCTCTCGACTCTTCCGGAAAAACAGGAGGAGGGTACCGGCTCCTGCCAGTACGCTACAGATATTCTGAACAATCGTATCGAGAACGGCAACAAGATCGTTGCCGCTATCGGCGCGCAAGTGCTCTTAAATCTTGTTCGAAAAGAACAACTGGTTTCGAACTACATCCACGAGTTCTAAACTACTAACGGTGAAGAACGAGATCAGGGAGTACATCAAGCAGCATAAAACGGATAAACCGTGTTTTGATTGCGGCAAGGTGTACCCCTGGTACGTTATGGATTATGATCACTTGGAAGGGAAACGGTTTAATATCGGCAGCGCTAGAAAGACCGTTCCCTCGATATCATCAAGAAGGAAATACGGAAGTGTCAAGTGGTTTGCGCTAACTGCCACCGAGAGCGTACTTATCAAAGGCAGCAAAAAAAGAAAAACCCTCTTGACTCGATATCCGAGTGATATAATAATTCCGACGTGGATTGGGTTTTGTTAACTCGGACCTGAGGAAATGAGATGGCCAGAAAGTTCGAAGTGTCCTTATGGGTAGAAGTATCCATGGACGTAAACGCCGAAACTCACGAAGACGCTGAAGCGCGGGCGCTCTCTAAGCTGGAGAACGCCGCGACGCATGCCGGCATAAAGATACGGGATGCCGGGCAGCCGACGTCTACGGAGCACACGCCAGAAAAGAAACGGTGAGTGCGGGGAGCTGGACTAACCTCCAGCTCCCATCCCCTCCTCGGCCTTTAGCTCAGTTGGTTAGAGCCGACGTCTTATACACGTCTGGTCCCCGGTTCGAGTCCGGGAAGGCCGATATGCGCGAGCAAGTAATGGCGGCGGTGGCTAGAATTGTTCCTGAGATCACAGCCGCTTGCAAAGAAAAATATGGAAGATGCGCACCGCCCGATGAGGTAATAGAAACGGTAACCAATCTTATCGTGAATTGGTTGCCCTCATTTGGTGCGATTAAAAAGGTTGAAGGAAAACCTCTGGAAAACCTGGGCGAACGTGTTCGCGAATTTCTTACGAAAGACGGCGCTCCGTATACACTGTCCGAAAAGCAGGTTGCCGAATTAGCGGCTCTCGGTGTTTCGGTAAACAGGGTGCGTATGGACGCGTCATCTGTGCGGGCCTGGAATACGGATAAGTATCGCTACGACCCGTCTGACGCAAAGCCTCTCCCTGACAACTCGGCGCTCGGAGACGTCGTCAAGGCTTTGCAAGCGGCAAAAACAATCTCTCCGGAAAACTTAAGGTCAGCTGTCCCATTTACGGTCAAGGGACGCAAGCAAAACAAATACGTCATTATCAAAGAAGACATGACGTTTGAGTGCTCAAACAAGCCCCAGGAAGGGGACATGACCATTTTGGGTGAAAGGCTCTGGCCGAGCTTAGTAGCTCTAGACGATACTAAAGCGTTTTGGAAGGTCGGCATGTGTCCGACCGGACGCTTACTTGTTATCACCGACGGCGTCACTATAAGTGCCGTATCTGTGTTACGGGAGAAAACACATGAATAAAGAGATTGAAGAACGCGTCAACTTGCTTTACCGGAAAAAGAAAGTTATTGAAAACAAAATCAATAGCTACCTGATATTTCTAAAAAACAACCCCAATGATTCGTTTCAAAACGACTACAGGAAGATGATTGACGATCTGGAAGAGAGGCTCGCCAAAACGGACGAGATACTGGCTAATATTAAAGAGCTATGCAAACCTTCCTGATAAGTCGATCGTTCCTGGTTACGGCGCAAGCTCTCGACGATAAACGTCTAGGCAAGCAACGCGTCGAAACCTTGCAAATCTTAAACACACTCACTGGAAAATCTAAGGGATGGGTAAACCATCCTGCCGTTAAAATGTGGAAAGGGCACGAAGGTGCTCTGATACGTTACGGCGAGGCTATGATAGGTGAGTGGCGGCATCGTGGCTTCAAAAACACGATGAGTCTGTACGGAACTTTTGGGATATTCCGGATGGTCCGGAACCACCTTGGATGTACGATGAGCGGGCGGAGCGTGTGTTCGCTTCGCATCGAGCAAACCTGTTAAGAAAGGACGCGGCCTACTACGGATATTTTGGTTGGACTGAAGATCCAACAATGCCGTATTACTGGCCGACAGGAGACGATCCATGAACTACGTTATTGCACTTTTGATGACGGCGATCTCTTTTGGGCAAGTTGTTCCAATTAAGTCCGAAAGCCGTCCGAGCGTCCCAACAGATTCCAGACCGTCTGCGTGGATTACAGAGCAGGCCGCGCGGCTTGTCGATCACGCAAACAGCACAAATAAAGCTAAGAACGAATCTCTTCATCTATATTTGACCGAGCCGAGCGGGTCGTATCAGGAAAAAGAGAATACTTTAAGAATAGGTCGGACTCGTTCCGAACTATGATCGCTGAAATGGTTCGATACGGTAATGTTATTAGTGAGATTGAAGCCGGCGTAGCTGCGGACAAAGACAACACGTATGGTTGGACCTCGGTTGGAAGCGGGGTCGCCATAAAGCTGCTTCCGGGCTGGTACAGCAAGAGTCAGACAACTCGAACTGCTTTGCTAAAGAGCTCTCAAATCGACGCCGACATGATGAAGTTCTTCGACGACGCCTGTTTTGGAAAGTTTACGCAGCCTATCTTAGTTAGAGTTGATCGTGCGCGCGTAGACGCATTTAAGATTATTTTGGGATTTACTGATAAGTTTGATGATGCTATCGCTACCTGTGAAATAAGAAGGGACTCGGTAAAAGCGGAAACAGAGCTAGCGGTAATGGCGATACTGAGCGAGAAGGAATCTAACCGGGTGGCCGAGAAGCTGGAAGCACGAATGTCTGGGCGAGGATTTGATATCCCGTTTAACGTAATCAGCGCCGAAATCATTCCGAGAATCGAAAGTTCAAAGTGATTCTTAGAGCAATCGGAACGATTTGCAGAGTTGCCTTATGGGCGATAATCGGACTACTATGTTGGGCGACAGCGTGTCACGTGATCGTCTGACCAAAACGTAGTTGATTTTTTGACAACTACTCAATGTATTGAGTAATTTGGAAACCAGGCCAACTTGTAAGTAATTCTTACAGGTTGGCCATTTACATTAGAGGCTATATGAATATTGGTTGTTTTGTTCTTACGCTCTCTTGGTCGCTTACGTCGTTTGTTCCGGTTTATTGGGATCTCGTCGATCAGCACACTAAGTTTATTCACGGACCCCCTGTTTTTAAAGTGTGCTATGTTGCCGGCTTAGTTGCTGGCATCCTGGGTACTTGCCGAGCATACTTGGCAATACCGTTTGCTGGCGTGTTTATTGCGACGTTGGCCTGGTCGGGTTTGACCATGCGAGACCAGATTTTCGTAAAAGCCGACGTGCTGTCCTGGTCTGCAATTCTGACCTTGGCAATTTTGATTGTTTGGGAGATTTTTAGGGGTCAAGATCTCCGGCAGAACAGCCGGCCAACTTGACTTCTACGAGACATCCTAGGATAATCAGAAGACCCGTGCGTCGACCTACCGAGTCGGCGAAGAAGCAAGACAATGAATAAAAAATAGCCAGTAAATGGATCGCCGCTCTTCGGAGCGGTAAGTACCGTCAGGGGCGCGGCATGCTGTATGACGGAGAGTGCTTCTGCGCCATAGGCGTGCTGCATGAACTTTTTCGGCGAGATCAGAAGATCTCGAAGAAGGAGTTTTGGAGCGACCCCTCTGATTCAGACGCGGCCTGGTTTGTCTCCCACTGGGCCGGGTGTCGCGCTGATTTTTCGTACGCACCGAACCGTTTTATCTCGGTCGATAACGATCGAGGGGCGGAGTTCGGGGTAATCGCCGATACGATCGAAAAGCACTACAAGGAGCTTTAGATGAAGAAGTCCGCGCTTAAGTGCCCAATACCGGCGTGTGACGGAACGCTGGATAACGGTAGAGTGTACCGGGTTCTTTATTCATCCCCGATATCGGACGGATGGAGAGCTTGTCCAGCCAAGTGCAAGAAATGCAAGATGTGGATGCCGATAGCTATAATGCCCGGCTATATCTCTACGGAGCTTGCTGATCAGGCGTTTAAGACACGACAGCAGGCGGAGCGTGCAATAGTTAAACACTCGAAGATTTGGTTAAAGGGGAAGGGAAATGATAAAGCGAGAAAAGGATAGAGCCTACAGAGATAGGCTTAAGAAGCTGTTCTTGGCGAACAAGGATCTTCTTGAGGCGCACAGAAAGAAAAAGCGGAAGCCGCAAAGCGGCGTTACGACATAAAGAAGAACGATCCGGAGTTTAAAAAGAAGCGCTGCGAAATATCAAAGCGCTACTATGCCAAGAAAAAGACTGACCCTGAGTTTAAGGAGAAGATGCGGAAGAGGGTTAGAGAGACCTGGAATCGCCTAAGCAAGGAGTGGCGTAAGAACCCGGAGTGGGTTAACAAGAACCGGGCAAACCAACGGAAGTACTACCACCTCAGAAAGGGGCGAAAGTGCGAGTTAAAAAATTCAAGCCCGTAATTACTGATGTTGCGGAGTGCGGCGGTTGCGGAAAACTTCCGATGTTTTTACATCTTGGAAGCACTAACGAGTTTAAACTTCGATGCTTTGATTGTGGGATAACAACAGACTCGGATATCTCTCGAGATGTCTGTGTCTCGCGTTGGAACACATTAGCTGCATCGAAGAAGTCGGCGTACGTTACAAAAGCGCTCATCGAGATCCAGATCAACGATGACGATCTGATTAGGGCGCTTGACGGCAAGCGGTGCTTTGAGGACGGGTATAGATTGGCTAAAGGACTCGAGGAGTCTTTGGTCAGTGAAGTCCTAGAGCTGTTCAATCGCAAAATTAAGGAGGCTTGTAATGACTCCGATGAATCTAGTGAAGCTGTGGGAATTCACCACAAAAACGGCGCCGCGGCGCCTGAGGAACGGGCAGAGCGCGGGTAACCTTGCGCCGTGCCTACTTCAAAAGGTGACGCTGAGTCTTCGGCGAAATCCAAATAAAGATTGGGAGGCCTTGTTCAGGCGCATAGCGGAAACGCCTAGCCTGAACGGGACACCCTTCCGTCGCAAGTATTCAAGGGCGAGTCACGGCAGAAAGAGGGGCTCGCCTGACTTTGAGGACTCGTTTAAAGCTACGCTGCTTTGGGTCCTTGATCCAAAAACATGGCCGATATTGAGGCCGGCCACTACGACGAGGTACATGGTTTAATGGAGAATAGTTGTGAACGAACCGAACTGGACTGATAAGGTCAAGTCATACGCGGGGAATAGCAACGACGGACCGACAATGTGGCTTCAACACAACGGCAACGTAATTCGCGTTCGTTGCCGTTACAATGAAACCTATGAGTTGGGGAGCGGGGAGGGGGACGATTCTCGCTACGTGGTACGTCAATACGAAATTCACGATATTGAAAAAGGAACGTACGTCTACCCACTGGAAGAGGACTTCCAGGAATTCCTTTCGTCATTTTGGAACAACAAGAATAATTAATACCTGGGGCATACTATCTTAGGCTACGGCCGGAGATAATATGCGAAGATTCCTTATCGGGGGTCTCGTGGTTTTGGCGGCAGTTGTTTGTATAGCGTGGGGTGTTCAATCCCCCGCGATCATCAATCAGCTGCCGCTCAGCCGCATGACCCGTATAAAGCTTACAGCGAACTACACAACGTTCGCTGACCCGGAATTCCGGGGCTGGGTTAACAGCTACGCGGTGATCGACATCCCGCCCTTACCGGCGGGTATGGCGATTACCGAGATCGTTAAAACCGGCGACACGATGTGCGACACGATCTACATCGAGCTTAACGGCTCGTTCGTTGGTGCGATTCACACCAACAACGTGTTCATCCTCGGCAACGGGAACACGGGCCGCCACGACGCGTTCAACTTCCAGTTGCACTCGCCGATCTTTATACCGCCGGGGACGGTGGCCAAGTTGTACACCCCGTACCCGCAAGGCGTTACCTTGCTGCCCTCGTTCTACTTCGTAGGATATCCGCTAAACGTCGGCGAATTCTGATCTTACGAAAGATTGCGGGAATAGAAGCGCGGGAAACCGCGCTTTTGTTTTTTACAAAATCTGTGTCCAAGAACTTGACACAGCAAAGCACCTATAGTAGGATGCCTCCGGCTTTCAGCCGGAGTTGATCATGAACGAAATCAAGGAAGCGCTTACTCAGGTTAAGAACCAAGTCGAGTGCGCGAGAGAACTTGAAGGAACTGATTTAGAGATCGACTGCCTACTTGGCGCTGCGGAAGCCGCGGCAGTTCTCGGAAAGGCTCTTTTAAAACGTGCCACGCAAATCGATAACGCTGTATAAAAAAGACGAGGAGACCTGGACGGACGTAATCGAAACAGCGGACTCGCGTTATGCGACCGTTCCGATTCCAATTCTACGAAGCCGGGTCTTGTCGTCGACCGCAAAGCTGGCGATAGCTGAGCTTATGCGAGTAGCCAGAATCGGTCGGGAAGACGAGCAGACCGATCGAGGTAAAATAAGTTCTACCGAACTTGCTCGAAATCTTGGAATAAAAGTTCGGAGCTTGCTCCGGATAAAGAAAGAATTGATGGATGTTGAGCTGCTGATCGAATATAAGAAAAGTGGTGAATTCGAGCTTTTTAAGAATCAGCAGCTCACCTACTGGCACCTGTATAAGCTGTTCCCGACAAGGATCGATAGCCGTGAAGTCCGAAATAAACTTGTCCGGATGATGGCTCTGGACGCGGAAACGGCGAAGCTTATACCGGCATTTTTAAATGCCTAAAAGGCTAAAAGGAGGATTAAAAATGTACACAAAAATGTCCGCAAAATCTACACAAGAATGTCCGCAGAATCTACACAAGAATGTCGCCGGGGGAAAGATCAAAATCGGTATAAAAACCCCTATGAATTCCACGGAATCTTGACTTGCCCCCTCGCTGCCTAATAAATAAATAAGTAAATAAGAGCGGTCGGAGCCCCGACCGCAACGAATATGGATAAGCCAAAGAAGGAAGAGCTAAAAGCGCTCATCAAAGCCGGAGCCGACAAGCTTGATCGGTACCGAGCTAAAAAAGGCTACTCCATCGAGGAGCGGCTTGCCTCAGCAAAGCAAACCTCAAAACCGGTAAAGCCGGTCGGCATCGATTGGGCTAATCCGGCAAAGTGGGGAAAGGACACCTGGCTAAAAGCTTTTGTCCAGCTCTCCTGCGAAAGTGACCCGGAGGTACCTCTCTGGATCGACAACCCCTCCAACGACGGCTCGTTGACTCGTAACGACGTCTACGAGGCTCACGACCTCGGTTCTAAAAGCCGCAGAGCTCACGCAGGGCGTCGGTTAGTGGAACTAGTCCACTTTGTTTCCAAATCGATCTCCGGCTTTTCTGAGCCATCTAATGAACAGCTGCTCGACACCATCAAATTTATTCGGGAAGTTTGGTTTCCGAGGTGGGGCGAGTTCTGCACCAAGTATTTGAAAAAAGAAGCAGCCTTCCGATTCTCTCCTGCGTATCTTATCGCTGCGCAGGAGCCGGTGTCTAAATTCATCAAAGCTACCAGGGCAAAGATTACCAGCGTTAAACCGAAGAGATCGGCCAACGACTGGTTGAAGGAGACAGAAGATGAGTGATCCGATTATCAAACGTGCGGTTTTTGACGAAGCGACCAACACGTGGACAACGGATACCGATAAGGTGTTCCGTGTCGGCGAGGTCCTTACCCTCGACATGTCTGGTCCCGTAGGCTACTCGCTCAACAAGCTCCGCGACATCTACGAAGAGCTGCTGCTCGAGCGCGGCAAGCTCCAACAAAAACTTGCTAACTCGTTTATGAACTATCGAGTTAGGCACGAGAAACCTCCAGAAAACTACGACGACCTGAACTCGGAGCTGGCCTACCAGTCGCTCCGCCTTGCGGCGTTAACGGATAATGCTGGAGTTTATAAGAGCTTAGCCGAGCTGGACATCTACGTAGAGCTGGGCTATTTTGTAACTCTCTCCATGAAGTTTACGCTCGACGGAGACGGCCTGGTTATTACGGTCTCTCCACCGAGAGAGAACGAACTTCAGCACGAAAACATCGTCTCGATGAGTGCGAGCGTTTCCGAGTATGTTTCGGAGGGCGCAAAGTTTGCGGCAACGATTACCAATATCCGGCCGATAATTCGTTCGGTATCTTCCGCTAAGGAACTCGAAGCTGCCGGATACTCAGCCTCGTCCGACCAAGTTATCGACGTCGCCAACAAGATTCCGGGACTATACCTCCCTATCTCGTTGTGGCCAAAGCTGTTCGGAATGTTTGGCTGGGTCTACGCCGATCTGGATATGAGCAAGCTTCCCGAGATTCTTCCTGACGTCTTCAACAACATTGTTTTAAAAGACCAGCTTGCCGTTTACGTTTTGGGGTCAGGCTCAATCAACTCGCACCGCGGCGCTTTTATTCACGTGATTCCGGCGGACGCGTTTGCGTCGGACGACTCGATCGAGTCAAACATAAACAAACTTTCAACCGTAAGCGGGACGCTTGATCTGGACAGCTTTGCGGTGTTTAAGGCTGTTCCTGTAGACGAGGCTATGATTCCGGTAGCCCTTGTTGTTTCGAAGGATACGACCACGACGTATTCGCAAAGCCAGATCAACGGGATGTTCGACGTCGACAGCGATCTGTCCAAATCGGCTTTTGATTTGACCATGTTTACGTCATTGACTAAGCGGATTGTCCTGTGAATAAATTAACGCCGCATTCTGGTTTACGTGATATGCCCATCGAAAGGTGGGCATCCAACGACCCATTTTTTGGATTTGACTCCGACCTAGTTTTGCGGATGCAGCGAATGTTCGAATCGCCCAGCGCTGTTGAGCAGGCCGCGCAAGAGTCCATCTACAAAAAGCTGGTTAAAAATCCTAACTTCGTTCCTATCGAAAACGGGAGAATGTTTCTGCTTAACGGCGGAGACGCTGATTGCGGTATGGTTCTTTGCGCTTTGCTTTTATTTGCAAAGAACATGTGCGCCGCTCCTGGACGCGTAGATGCCCGATCATTAGCCGAGATGGTATCCATCAAGGAATCCATCATCTTAAAAATGAACGAGTATCCGGTATCGCAACTTGTGCGTAAGGACCTCGATCTTCTTGTTCTTCAGAATGTGGATTCATTTCTGCACGATCGCTTTAAGGACAAGATTTCCTCAGTCATATCCGCGCGGCTTAATAAACCGCTAATTACGATTATCGAGTGCGCGGATATCGACACCACCCTAGAAGAATTTGGAATGCTTAATTCCGGATTCAACGCGAGATTCGTAACCAGATGGCCCTAGACGACTACACACCAGTCGAGGACAGCCTCGAATCAAACGCGGTACGTGCCATAAACCGCGACATGCGGGAGCGCGAATTTATGACGCGCCTCGTGTGTCACCAACCAAAACACAAGGAAATTGACGACTTAATTCGTAACGGAGTTAAGTTTGACAGTTTTTCCGAACCAAACGAAAAGATTCTGCGGTGGGTGCTCGACCAGTACTCCACCTCCAGAACCATTCCAACAGCCGATCAGCTTCAAGCGCATTTTCCTACGTTACAGGATGTTGCGCTGCTCCCGCCGGAATCTCCGGTTCAGGAGAACTGCACGCTTATCGGCCTGCATACAAACGTCGTTGACGCGCATTATCTTGTAAGTTTACGGAAGCACGTTGAGACCATCGCGAACGAATGGTCGTCCGACATCTCGATTACCGACCTAAAGAACGTCGTCGAGAAGGGTCACCGCGAACTCAACAAGATTCTTGCCGTAACTTCTAGTACCGCAAAAACATTAGCTGAATCCGTCGATGACGTTCTAAAAGACTTCAACGATTCAAAGCTTGGCGTTAATTGGGGAATACAGCTTCCGTTTCCGTTCCTCAACGAGACGCTCCGTGGCTTGCAGCCGGCGCAGCTGATGACCGTCGTTGCACGTCCGGGTGTGGGCAAGACCTGGTTTCTGTTGATGTGCGCGTGCAGCGCTATTACCGGTAACCCGTGGTTGTTCACGCCGTCCGAGCGTCGCGGAGTGATCCTCACCGACGACGATTACAAGAAGTTTTCGGCCGCGCGCCGGCGCGTTGTTTTTGTTTCTATGGAAATGCCCATCGTGGACATCTCCAAACGCGCCATCGCGCTTCTTACAAAACTGAAGTACCCCGAGATTCGTACGGGCGTATTTTCAGACGCTAACGACGAAACTCGTTTTGTTAAAAAGCTAGACGCGCTCAAAGCGCCCAGAAGCATCGGCGAGAACCTGCTTCTTGTTACGGCTCAAACACCGGAGCAGGTTGCCGCATACGCCGACCAGTTCAATGCCGATATGGTAATCGTCGACGGCTTTTACCTTATGGGCGGCAGCGGCGAGAAGCGCTGGGAGCGAGTTCAGGACAATCTCCAGCAGATGCGAAACGACAGCCTTTCTTCCTTACGGCCTTATGTGCTTGCTTCGCAGCTTGCGCAAAAGGAGGACAGGATGGCCTTCTCGCAAAGCGTGGAGCAGGACTCGTCGATCATTATTCAGCTACATCAGAATCTGCAGGATAGAAACCTCGGGCAGATTCGGATGCAAACTAGGAAAGTTCGCGAAGGCGTATCCGATCTTCAATATTACTACAAATGGGACGTAGGTACCATGACCTTTACCGAGGAAGGGCAGGTGGTCCAAAATGGGAGAGACGATGTTTAATAAACAAACCGTGCGTGATATTTGGAACGCGCTGCTGGAAGCGGTCGTAGCCACGCTGCTCACGGCCACCATTCTTTGGGCAATCAACGGATTTGATACCTCAACCGACCCACCGTTTGGATTCTTTTTAGTTCTGTTTATTGCCTACTTTGCGTACCTGTATGCATTTTCAAAACTCCGTATTTTTCGCAAATACTGACCCTAAATAGGGCATAAGAATAATACGGAGACGTGTTTATGTTAAACGGTATGTATGAATTTTGGGCGGACTGGCGCCTCTGGGTCTATTCTGACCCGGTGGCGCTCGGCTTTGTCTACATGCTGACGGGGTGTTCCCTGATCGGCGTGTACACGCTTGCGGAAGACCTGTACAAGGGTCTCCGCAAGAAATAAAAAATAAACAAAGCAGGGAGACATCTCTGCTTTGTTTTTACTACTAAATTATGACTTACTTAATTATTGTTACCATTATCCTTTCACTCATCTTTTGGTACAAGCTTTCGACTCTGTCGGAACAAGAAGACAACAACCCATTGAAGTGATGTGCAAGAAGCGCAGCTAACCCAATTTCTTATGGAGATTGGGTTGTGGCCGCTAAAACGAAGCGGCACAAACAATTACAGCACGGCCTGCTTTTTTCCCGAAAAACATAAGGGAGGCGTTGACCGGCGACCGTCGGCTACCATCTCCTTTAATCAGGGTGAATCGTGGTTCCGTTGCTACGGCTGCGGGACACGAAAACCTATAATCTCAACAATTCGAGAGGCCGCCGTTAGGGATCTTTCGAAAAGAGATTGGCTAGAAGCCGTCGAGAAGTTCAGGACGGTCGAGGATTCGGACGCGCTTATCATGTCCGTTCGTAAGATGCAGATTGCCGAACCGGAGGCGATAGACTGCACGGATGGCCTTAAACTTATGCTTACCCGGTGCAAGGTTTACCCCAAAAGCGTCGTCGAGTTTCTCGAGTCTAAAAACGTCTCGGTAGAGACGGCCAAGAAATTTTTGTAGCCTTCGCACCCCAGGGATACGTAGATAGATTTGTGGCCCGAGGATCGGATGGGAAACCTAAGCCGGTCTTATCCGACTCTATTTTTATTCCGACCCTGATTAAAAACAGGGACGGAAAAACTATCTGCGTCGGCGGTCAGGCTAGACCTCTTGACAAGGGTCTAGGGTCGAAGTACTTTACGATGTATCCGCACAGCATCGGCAGATTTCTGTACGCGCAGCATTTAGCGGATACCACAAGAAATAAGGCTGCTCTCCTGGTGGAGGGCGCTTTCGACGTAATGCATCTGTGGCAGGAGGGCTATCGAGCTTATGGGCTCTTCGGCCTCAACGCCAGCCACCACAGGTGCGTGAAGTTAAAAAAGATGGGCATCTCCGAAGCCGTAGTTTTTCTGGATCCGGATCAATCCGGAATCAGCGCTACGGAAAAGGCGGTGCAGGCGCTGCGGGATGAAAACATCAACGCGACGTCCATCTCATATAACAAGCAACCAAAAGAATGTACGGCCGAAGAGCTTAATGCGTTAGCGCCGCAAACGCGGCAGGAGTATCTATGAGTCTTAATAATTTCGGTGCGCCAAACTTTAGCAACCTCTCGCCAGCCATGCGCAAAATGATGGCGTCGTCTACGGCGGCGGCTGCCCGGATCTCTAACTCAGATCCGTGGTCGGCACGTCGCGCACACCGTGGACCGCACTACCCGTTCAGCGCACAGCGCGGCAAAACTACGAATATCCTGTTCCTGTCCGAGCCGGTGTCCATCAAGGCGCACCAGTACGTGACCGGGTACAAGATCGGCAAGGGCGCGTCCTTTGCCGAAAAGGAGCTCGGTGCTCTCATCATGGATGCGGACGGCAACGTCAATCCTAACGAGCCGGCATGCGTGGCTCTCGGAAACCCGATCGACTATTCCGTGTTCGTCATCTCAGAGCTGGTGTCCTACACCAACTCTCGTGGCGAGCAGTTCCAAAATCCGGTCCGTCTTCTTATCGTAAAGGACGGTTCGGACCAGAGCCTACAGCTCATCGCGCAGGCGGCTCGCAAGGAGGCCGGCGGTTCTCTGCTTAACTGCGTCATCGAGGTAACTCGCGGCACAGGTCAGCAGACTCCGTCGATCGGCTCCTCCTTCTCGCTCGTCGGCAAGATGTCTCGCGAAGAGCTCCTCGCTGATCCTACTTGGGTCAAGATGAACGAGACGCTCGGAAAGATTAACATCGCCGAGTATTTCCGTCCGTTCAGCCGCGATGAGCAGATCGAGAGCCTTAAGCGGTATCAAGCCGTTGCGGATAAGTACGGCATCCGCTACGACGCCGCGGCTTTTGGAATCGCGCTGGCTGGCGGACCTATCTCCGTCAGCTCGTCCGCTGTTCCAAGCAAGGCCGCTTCATCTCTAAGTGCATTTGCTAAGATGGGCGACGCGGTCGAGGACGAGGAGGAGGTAGCCCCGGCTCCAAAGCCCTCTCCGAAGCAGGCGCCCAAAGCCGTAGAAAAACCGCAAGTTCAGGAAGTACTCGATGACCTTGACGATATCTGGAAGTGATCTCGATCTCCTTAAAAGGAGATTAGCAAAACTTCGCAGCTTGCGTTCGACCTCGAGTGCCGGCCCCCGGAAGGGGGTCGGCCGTCGGACGCGCTCGATACTAAGATAACGATTCCCTTCTTGCTGGTTATTGCGTCTGGAAAGCTTTCCAAAGCTCTCGACATAACTCAGCAAGAGGTCCGCGATTTTATTCGGGATATGCTCTATGACCCGAATATGGAAGTTATCTGCCATAACGCGATGTACGATATTACCGTATTGCACTATCGCGGAATAATAGATGCAAATAAAATAACGTGCAAACTTCGCGATACGATGGTTTGCCAGTTCCTGCTCGACGAAGAAGAGTCTAAGCACCTAAAAGAAATGGTTTTGCGGCACCTCCACCACCGGATGGTTACTTACGAGGAGGCCACAAAGTCGAACGACTCCGCCGTCGAAAAGATTGCCATTCAATCGGCCATCGATAACGTGACGGAAATTCATAACAATTTTCACAAGCGTCGCCCTTGGCCAGGATACGACAGCACAAATCTCGTAACGCCGGCAAACTTTAAACTTCGCATTAAACAGGCTGTAGACACTAAGTGGCCTTCCGAGGTCAACGGCGAAAAGGTCAAGTACGACGCTGCGGCTCGCCAGGAAAAGAAAGATTTCCAAACAAAGAATCTAGCTAGACTGGAGCTGCTGTTCGGTCAGGACGCTAAAGACGACTACTGGCGTTGGGCAGAAACCACTATCATCAATCCGGGCCGCGCACGGATTGCAGAGCTTGATGTCAAGCTCGACGAGATTATGAAGTCTTATTCTGAAGACGACGCGCGTCAAACGCTTCGGCTTTGGAATAGGCTTGCAAAAAGAATCGAAAAGCTTGGCCTGACGCAATGGTTGCGGCTTGAGTGCGAAGTTCGCCGCATAACGGTTGCCATGTCCGTTACCGGTATCCCTACAAATACCGACGTCTACAAGGAGCTGGACAAGATCGCCAAACCTCTCATGGAGGAGATGTGGGGCGAATTGCAGAACACGGTCAAACAGCTCAACGACGACGGCGAGCCGTTTAATCCGAGATCTCCTAAGCAACTTATTCAGGCCGTGTTCGGCCTTCTTCGCTGCGATGTTCCCGTATACAAAAAATTGCCCAACGGTCAGCTGCTTCCAAAGCTTACGTCCGAGGGCGAGAAATACGTGCAACGAAACGGGATAGTCCTGGATCTGCGTAACCCGGCCACGCTCACGGAAGATATTCGAACCAAGTACCTCGCGTGCGATAACGAGGTTCTCGAGCGCATCAGCCATCCAATCGGTATGATGATTCTGAATTATCGAACCGTAGATAAGCTTCACTCCACTTATGTGGTTGAGGGCTTAAAGGGTCCGGCAAACGGAAGAATCAAGGGATTGTTTGATTCGATCGGCACGGCAACCGGCCGGCTATCTTCCAAAGAACCAAATCTTCAAAATATCCCGTCTCGTAAAAAAGGCGATAACTACGATAAGCGAGTTCAGTATCTCGGACCGCGACTTCGCGAAGCTATTGCTGCAGAGCCGGGCAAGTCTTTGATCGTTGTTGACCAGTCGCAGATCGAGCTTAGAATTATTGCCGACTACTGCCAGGAACGGAACATGATTGCCGCGTACACCGAGGGTGTTGAAGTTGGCGGGATCAAGTTCTATACCGGCGACATTCACGCAAAAACTTCTAAGCAATTAAGCATCGATCGAAAGCTGGCGAAGAACATCAACTTCGGATTCAATTACGGTATGGGTCCGGAGAAGTTTGCTCGGCAAATGCGCCTGTTCGACAAGCAGGGCACCTACGACGTCGTTCGGGCAACCGACTGGCGTAATGGGTTCTTCCGCACTTATCCGGGAATCTTGGCGTATATCGATACGTTAAAGAATCACTGGGACGAGGGTACTCGAGAGTTTTCGATGCGTTCGGGCCGGCACCGGCACTTCCCCGAGCAGTTCACCACCGGCGGTAAGATTTTGAACGCCAAGGTTCAGGGCTCGTCAGCGGACATTATGAAGATCAATATGTTTATGATCGACAAATATGTTCGACCGATTTGCCCATCCTTGGAGCTTATCTTCCAGGTACACGACGAACTCGGGTTCCAGTGCAATAGCGGCATCGAGTCAAAGAAGGCGGCGGTACTTATCAAGTACATTATGGAACGCGAATGGTTCCCCATGGCCGTTCCGATCCTATCTTCGGCTAAGGTCTGCCAGTCCTGGGCAGCAAAGGACGACGACAACATCCCAGAAGTCGGCGTCTTTTACGCACGGGTCGAAGGCGTAGACATGCTGTTTACCGAGAAGAATTGGTCAGAGTATCTGGCCTACGAAAAACAAAAGAAGGTCGAAGTTAAATGCGCGGTAGCTATGTTGTCTCCGCAACACCTCGACTTCTGCAAGAAACACATACCAGAAAGACTTCCCGAATTATGAGCAAGCAGGAAACGCCTCCGTGGCAAATAAACATTAGCGATAAAAAGAACATGGAACTTGCGCTGTTCAAGATGTTCTTCGCTTCGGCGCTCGATCAGGGTCATGCGATCTCCGATGAGCGTCACGGCATCTCGTACAAAGACGGCGAATTTTTTATTTTCGATAAAGCGTCTCAGGAGGTTACGGTTCCTCCGACGTCGTTATTAATGCTCGCTGGTAAGCGTTCTATTCCGGAGTGCCTTGCCGAGTGGTGGCTTACCGTAAAGTTCAACTCGATCTCAAATGTCGTGTTTCACAAAAGCTACGACCTAACTAGCACCGGAATTACATGGAGCTGGTTTAAAAATCAAACGCTTGCTCCGATGGTGATCTGCACAAGCGGATCCATGAAGAGGTTTATCGAACGGCAGGAGCATAAGGTTGCTGACTCAAGGAACGATGACTCGATCGAAATTTAACTTTACCGAGAGCCAGCAAAAGATCGTAGATCATTTCCAGGGGAATGCCGTGGTCTTAGCCGTCGCTGGAGCCGGCAAGACTACGGTCATGACCCATCGCGCTGCTAATCTTGTAAATTACGGGATACCGCAGCCGCGAATCTTAATGGTCACGTTCACCAACAAAGCCGCTGAAGCTATGAAAAATAAGCTGGTCAGCCTCGGCTGTCCGGCTATTGAGGTGCGAACGCTTCACGCGTTCTGCTACCAGCTTCTGCGAGAATTCAGGCCGGCGTATCGAAACGGTGCGAACCTACTTACCGAGAAGGAAGATTGGCGCCGATCCGGCTGGGCTAAAGACGCGGCAAAAAGAGCCAAGCTCACCTCGCTAAAAGCCCACGAGGCGCTGGCTCTAATAGAGTCGTGTAAAACCGCAGGTCTGCACCCGACGTTAGTAGATCGCTGCCCAGCTATACAAAACACGCTAAACGACAAAGCGGTTAATTTGTACAGGGTGTGGACGGGCGACCGTCTGCAGGGAGATCGTTTCGACTATAACGACTTAGTTCTTGAAGCGATGCACCTACTACGTACGGATAAAACGGCTCGGGACACCGTCCGCGCTCGGCTGAGCTACGTCATGGTAGACGAGTATCAGGACACGGATCCCTCCCAGGAAATGATGCTTGAGTATTTGTGCGGGTGCAAGAACTCGACGCTAAAGGACAGTCCTGCCGGTGGTCCGTCGCTTATGGTTATCGGAGACGATGACCAGAGCATCTACGGATTTAGACATGCTAAGCCGGATCTTATCCTAAACTTTCCGGACAAGTGGGGCGCCGAGACCTACTTCATGGAGGAGAATTTCAGATCGGGCTCCGCGATCCTTAACGCGGCTAACTCTCTAATTAAAGAAAATACAGTTAGATACGACAAGAAACTCCTTCCAACAAAATCATCAGAAGGATCTGTCGAGATAATGCAGACGCCGGCCGAGGGCGACTACGTAGCTAAACGCATAAAGATAATGGAAAAGACCGGTGTGGAGCTACCCGAGATAGCAATTCTTTTCCGAACAAATGCACAGTCTTGCGCAATCGAGTCGGCTCTTACCGAAGAAGGGGTTCCGTACATCTGCGACGGAAGCCAGCGAGAGGGCTTCTACGGAATAACCGAAGTCAAAACAATCTTGTCGTACCTTCGAGTAATTTACGACGAAGAAGATCTTAACGCATTTCAATTCGCACTTAATCGACCAAACAGATTTATCAAGAAAGAATACATAGCGGACTGCTCGTCCGGATGCTCAACTGTCTACGAATTAATAGACAAAATCTCGTTCAAACATTCTGGTGTGTCCGGCAGGTTAACACAGCTCAAAAATATACTTACTAGCCAACCAGTTAAGACTCTAACTAAGCCGGTTAAATTAATCGACTTTCTTATCCAAGCGCTTGGAATAAAAGAGTGGATAAATACAGTCGCAGAAGATTCGACGAGAACGGTTGACGAAATGCGAGATTGCGTCGATCAGATGCGCAGAGACGCGGCCAGAAAAGGCACGCTTAAACAATACCTGGATCACGTCGATCGAGTTATCGAGAACGCAAAGAAACCAAAATCTAAAAACGCCGTCAAGCTGTTGACTTTGCACAGAGCAAAAGGACTAGAGTTTGATGTGGTGTTCTTTACCGGTTTCAGCAATAAATATGTCCCACATCCAAAAGGCGACGAGCCGGAAGAGCGTCGTCTAGCGTTTGTTGGATTAACTCGCGCAAAGAAGCAACTCATCCTTACTGCTAAAGAAGACCTGTCAATTTTTTCAACGTACGTTAAACCCCCAGAGGAGGTTAAGTGATAACACTGCGTGGCGGGGTGCTCGTATCTCATGACGAGACTAGCACCATCGAGCAGATTCGAAAATATCAGGTTGCCGATCCAGGCAACATCATCGGCGCGAGGAACGCGCAAAAGTTTAGCGTGTACGCGGAGACGCAGGACGGCCTGCTCATACCCAGGTATTGCCCGGTCGTCCGGGGACTGGTTCCTAGAAAAGACGAGTTTGTTCACACCGAGTTGGCGGTGATCAATCCGCCCGACTCGATGGTTTCGTGGGCCGAGAGTCGTCCCTTGCGGAGCGCGCAACTTCCCGGGGCCGCAAACGCTGAAACGACTCTTATACAAAAACGCGGCTGTATTATCCGCGGGGACACAGGTAGCGGAAAAACCGTGGTCGGTTTGAACATGGTCTACCGGCTTCAGCCCGAAAAGGTCCTGATTCTGGTCGATCAGCTCGACATCGCAAAGCAGTGGGCCGTACGTATTCGAGAGTTTCTTCCTAACGCGAACCTCGAATACATCATGCCCAAGGCGGAGGCGAAGGAGATCGAGGCGGCCGTTCCCCCAGCTACTCCGGGCGGCAAGACGGTAATCACGATCGCTACCGCGCAAAGCTTGCACCGTTCGACGGAGTTGACGCACGACAACCCGTTTAAGTGCGAGCTGCTCATCTGCGACGAGGTTCACGTGTTTGCGGCACCGACGTTCATGTCCGCAATCTTCAAGGTAAACTTCGGCAGGTCGATCGGCCTGACCGCTACGGCCGACCGCAAGGACGGCCTTCAATGGATCTTCCAGCAGTGCTTGGGCTGGACCATGGTGGAGTTTGCCGGAGAGGTGATGGACCCGATCGTATATAAACTCACGGCCCCGTCGGGTAACGTCGACACCGAAGATTGGAAGATGGCTTGGTGTCGATACAAGCGGGGCATGACGTGGCACAACAAGTGCAAAAGCTGCGACTTCTACAAGTTGTATCCGAACGAGTGCGGCGGCAATCTTCCGATGGCGGCACCTAACAGACCTGCTTGGGATCGACTTAACCGAGCGGGCTTGGTAGCCGCGTGGGTTCAGACTCCGGAATACCTAGAGTGGTTGAAGGCGCTGGTTGACCAGACCATGAGCAAAGGAAGAAACATCTTCTTCTTCGGCGACTCTCGGGTCTTCTTGATCACCATGGCCGAGTGGGCCATCGAAAAATACGGTAAAGAAAAAGTAGGAATCTATCTCGGAAAAGCTGGAAATAGTTCCGAGCCGGACTGGGTTGAGGAAGATCGAGATTCGGCCTTGACGAAGCCGCTAACCTTTTGTACATATGGGGTGGCTCGAAAAGCTATCGACGTAAAAGAAAAGGACACGGCGATCTTTGCAACCCCGATCTCCGATGCCCGTCAAGCCGCAGGCCGCGTTAGGCGGACGGCCGCAAACAAAAAACAACCGATCGTAATCGTCCCAGTTCCTGAAACCATTTACCCCTTTAGGGCGTCATGGCGAAAAATCGAAAAGCAGTTCAGGGAAACGGGTTGGACAATAAAGTACGCCTAGGGCTCGGAATCTCGCCCCTCGGAGGGGCAAGAATGTTTCCGGTCCACGCCACCGTCACGGCGATCGCGAGCAAGAAGTTTCGAGGTCCCCGTGGGATGGTGGAGCTAACCAAACCCATTTATAGAAAAGTAGTCCAGGTAGGTAACCTGGACGTAGATAAGATGAGAGGATCAATGACTACCAAGAAACATCCCGACGAAGGCTTGTGCCTCGTTAACGTCGGAGTTAGCATGAAACTTCCTGGGGTTGTCCCCATGGACTACGGCATGGTCGAGGTGACCGTTGCCGTTACCTCTATATGCGAGGAGGACAAGTTCAATGACCGTTATAAGCAATTGCTTGGCGTGGTTGGAACAGCTGTGCAAAACAGCTTGGACGAAATTGCAACAGCTTGTGGAGGGTCTCCTCCGTTTTCTGCAGCTGAAGTAAAGAGTGCCGAACAGAGAGCTGGAAACTAATATGGGCGAGTTCGACGAGACAGAGGTCGAGAAGCGCAAGAAAGAAATCCTTGACGGCAAGGATATCAACATCAAGCGCATGTCTCGGCATTCAATGGCCGATGTGGTTGGTCAGTTTTCGGAAACCACCCGGCAAGAGATGACGCCGGCATCGGCTGCAAAAGCTTTCAGCCAGCCGCGGCTGTTCACATCGCTCGTCGATCTTGATCTGTTTTCCGGTGGAATCATCGGGACACGTACCGAGATTCTCGGCGAGCCGAATACCGGCAAGTCTTTGCTGGCCTACGCACTCGGCGGTGCGTGCCGTCGCACCTGCCGGCGTTGCTTCACTCCGATCGTCAAATGGATCGACGACTACTCGGTGCTGAAGCAGAATCCGAAGAAGTGGGAATCCGATCCCAACTCTCCGGACTTCGAATCAAAAACGACGTGCCTGTGCGGAGCGAACGATCCGATGACGGTATTGTTTATCGATACCGAGGATCAGTTCGATCCGTACTGGGCCTCCATCTGGGGACTCGATGTCGGAAACTTTGACGACTACGATGCCGTCGACGCGGATAACGCGAGAAGCGGCGGCAGCGTATGGTCAGGAGTTAAGATCTCCCCGGACGCATCCGTCGTAGTGTGTCGACCGACTTCTTCTAGAACATTGGAGGACGTAATTCTTCCGATGGTAAAACAAGGCGCGGCCGACGTAGTCATCCTGGACTCGATTGCGTCGTTTGCGATTGAAGAGGATTTAGCGGGGCAAGAGCGTGTAGCTTCGAGAGCTCGCTTTATGCGTCGGTTCCTCACGCTTCTTCTGGCGGCTCAGATCTCCGCCAACAAGGAGCATGGGGCAAGACCCACGCTTATTGCGACCAACCACTACATGCAGGGACCAGTGGCGAACCCCCGTATGAATCCAAACAAACCCACCGGCGGTAAAGCGGTTGGGTATACGATGGATCAGGTGATCGAGCTGTCGTCGTCCAAGACCAACGTGGCCTTGGGAGACGAAGGTTGGAAAGAAGGCGCCGTCACCCGCGACGTCACCTTTAAAATCACCAAAGCTCGTCAAGGAACGCGCACCAACCAGACGGGCACGTTCCGGGTTTACCTTGACGACCACAAGCTTAACGACAAGATCAGCTTTACCGCCGGCGATACCGACGATCCGGAAAAGCTGCTCGAATACGTCAAGTCTTGCGAAGATCCGGATGTGTGGCTTGTCGAACAGACCAAATCAGGCGCCGTAAAGGCGTACTGGCTTCTTGGTCGGCCGTTCAAAAAGGTCAAGGACATCGTCAAGTTCTTAGAGCGTGACGATATCCGATTTATGCTGCGGTTCATCTTGTTTGCGAGATACTTACCAGTCTCCGGCAAGATGCACCTCAGAGCAACATACTTCGGCTACTCCCCATACACAGATGACCCGGCCATTAAAACCATCAAGAAGTACGACGACAAGCTCGGGGAAAATCTCCGACGTGCTCGGTCAGCTGTGGCCGGAGCACCACCAGCAAAGCCCACCGCCAAAGAAGACGAAGCCAAACAAGCACTCGACTTCCTTAGCGAGGGATAGCGGAAAACAAAACGAAAAGTTGGCGTCCGAGGTAACAGGTCTGGCGCAGACTCGCGGCTCCGGCTGCGGACTGCTGGAGAAGGGAGACCTCGGCGCCGACTCTCCTATTCACGTGGAGGCCAAGTCCACCACGACCAAGGTATTACGGGTATATTGGTCGTGGTGGTACAAGGCGATGGCGCAGGCCGCCCCGCGTAATAAAAAGATCGTGCTCCTGCAGCTGGCTTTTATGCAGCGATTTGTCGGCCCGGACACTTGCCAGGATTTACGCTGGATCGGGATGAGTGACACAGTCTATAAATGCTTGTGGCCCGAACTTCCGCCAACCGTATTAGCTGAAAAAGCTACCTGGGCGTTTAGACAAGATAAAATTCCTGGCCTCGATAAAAAGGGCCACTTCAGGATTCAGCAAGGTACCGGAGCTATATGTATGGTTCCGGAGCATCAGATAAACATGACGATGCTAACCGCTGTTCTTAAAACTTTGGAGTCCTACACTGGTTGATACCCAAGTACGGAGTCCGACATCATGAACGATCTTTTTGACGAGTTTAGTGCCGACGGTTATTCATCTTTAATGGGGCAGTTTATTCACAAATTACTACGGTGTTGCTACCTTGCCCCGGTCGATATCTCGACGTATAATGGTTCGGTTCTTGCAGCCTTCACGGACGGATCGAGCGTACTAATTCCCGAGAAGAGTTTTCGGGAGCTCGCCGCCCTTCCTGACTCAGCCTTTTCACAGGCGTTGATGGCGTATATCAGATATGAACCTGTTGCAACAAATGGCTCGGTTCTTCAAAACGGTAACGCCGGTTGAAGCGAGTGATGTTCTAGATTTAAATGACGTAGTCGTACAGATAGCAACCAAGCGACCGATAAGGGCCAGATCCGAAAGATTCTGGCCCTCTTCTATTAACAACCCTTACGGGTGTGATCGAAAAGAAGCCTTATCAAGAATCGAGAAGATCTATACCGATAAGACTCCTCCGGATATCGGATCGCATCGATATGGAGATCTCGGCAACGCGATTCACCACATCATCCAAACCGAGTATCTCGGTCCAAGCGGGATGCTGTTCGGCGGGTGGAAGTGCCCAAACTGCCGGCAATCGTTTGGCGGTTTTAGCACGTACCCCAAAATGCTCTGCCGCAATAAAATATCGATAAGCCCGGTATCTGAATTTGCGGGATCAGCGTACGCCGCCCAAGAAATAACCTGCGCGTCGGTCCAGATGGAGAAGATCCGAATGGGCGCAGCCGCGTGGGAATACGAGGAGATAAGGGTGTTCGATCCGGCGCTCAAGATCTCCGGGCGAGTAGACGGGATTATCGTAAACAACGATGCCGAGTGGTTTACCCTCGAACTTAAAACAACCTCCCTCTCGGATTTGAGGGGTTGCGTGCGGAAAAGATATCTGCTAAAAGATTTCCAGCCGTAGCCGGCACCATTTTAGAAGATGCTCCGATCCTCGTCGAGGCGCGGACGCAGCTTCCAAAAGCGGCGCACGTAACTCAAGCTTCGATTTACAGCGAGCTTTTGCTACGCGAGGCTCGGGCCGGTAACTTGTCCTTGAATCCTGACGGATATCGAGGAACATTTATCGCGTACATCAATCGAGACACTCTCGAGATAAAATCGTTCTTGCGGAAAAACTCGGCGGCCGTATTTGAATACGCGGCGAGCACCGTTAAAAACATTATCCGAGTTGTGGAGATGGCCGATCGGATTCCATCCTCCGACGAAGCCGTCGAGCTCGAGAGAGTTACAAAAAACAGAGATCTCGTATTTAGACACTTACCGAAAACTTGTAGTTCTCGGACGGACAAAAAAGCTACGGCTTGCCCCTGGCAGTTGGTGTGCTTTCCGTATAAGGATACGAGCAAGAATAAAGTTGAATACTTGCAGGAGAGCGTATGAAGAAATCGAAGAACGTGGTTGCCGGAAGCCCGGCAGCAAAACGCGACGAGGAATTAACCGAGAAGGCGTTATCGCAGCTCGGTGAAGAGATTCAAAATACCGCCACGGAAGCGCCGTTCGTAATTCCGGAAACGGTCGAAAAGGTTATCGAACGAGCCAAAGAGCTCAACAAGGCACGAGACGAAGAGGAGGTCGAGCTGTCGGCTCTTCTCTACAAGCTCGAAGCTGACCGCACGTATAACCAGTACGAGTGCGCAAACTTATCTGAGTTTGCTATTCAACACCTGGATATGAGCGGGTCAAAGGCGCGCTCGTTGAGCGCGGCGTGGGGCCACTTCCTTAATCTCGGCCTTAAGCCGGAGATCCTCGGGAGCAAGGGCGGAGTCAGCTTTGTAAAATTTAAGCTCCTCCTCCCATGCATCACCAGAGACGTCATCAACAAGAATAACGTCTCCGAGTGGCTGCCGCTTATTAAAAAGGAGGGTGCGACCGCTCTCACCCGCCAAGCCATCGAAAGCAAAGTAAAAACGCTTACCGCAAAAGCGCAGTCGAACGAGGCCGACGATGACAAGCTCGTCCGTGTTTCTATTATGCTTCGCGGTTCGTTGTCGGAACCGTTCCGTCAACTTATCGAGATGTACAAGGAAGCTACGGGCGTAGCCAGCGATGGTGAGGCCGTTTTCCACGGAATGAACGCCGCCTCGGCGGCTGTTGTAGACCGTGCCCGCGGCCAAGCTACCGTCGGCGGAATCGTAAATCTTATGGATATGATCGCGCGCCTCGCGCCGGTCGCTCCCATAATCTTTTCCGATGATCCCGGAATTACGCTTGACACAATCGGCGTACCCGTGATAAATAAGGTTTATTATGTAGCTCAGTCGGATATTGGCGCCGGGTTCTGCCTTGCTCCCGATATTCAGTCTGCAGCTAAATTCATGAAGGTGGCGGAATCCGCAGTCCGCGTATTCCCGCTGCACGTCTCGCCGGAACTCAAACCAACCGTTAAGCCGGAGCTCGCAACCGAGACTCCTGCCGATGACTCAACCCAGACCGATTCAGAGGACGATATGACCAACCGTAATTACACAGGGCCCAGCAAGGTTACTCTCGACGACGTCAACAAGACGATTGTTTTCACACTCGAGGGCAGCAATGAACAGATGACCGGCGTCGTCGCCTCCGTTAAGCCGGAGCGCGGTTACGTATACGTCAAGGGTCACCGCGGCCGCCCCAAGGCGGTCAAGTTTGAAAACGTCGTCTCGCTCCGTGAGGAGGCGACGATTGACGAGAGCAAGAAGAAGCCGGGTCGCCGCGGCCGTCCTTCCAAGAAGGCCGAGCAGGAGACCCCTGAAACGGCCTCCGCAGGCAACGGAGCAGAGGACATTCGTACTACCCTCCGAAACCTGGCCGAAGCCCGCGTAAAGGCTCTCACGGCTCAGGGGCAGGGCGAAACTGCGGCGGAGTTCGCCTCCAACCTCCGCGCGGTCGTTAGAGACGCTACAGACGCCGCAAAGAACCAAGGACTCAGCCCGGAAGGCGCCGAGCTCCGCGGACTCCGCGCAGGCATTGACTTTGTCTCCAGGAAGTGATGAGCGACCCGGCGACAACCGATAAGTTCTGGACATTCCTTATCAAAGGGATGTCCTTCGCCGGTAATCAGGCATCGGCCACGGGATGGTTCGTATTTGTAACCATTACCGTGGCCGAGCCGTCCGACATTACCGCGACGTCACCGAAGCGGATGGATCTGCAGTACCTGACCCCTCCGGATCAGCCTGTGTCTCTCGACTTGACACAGTTCATTCCGGAGACGGTCACTATGCAGGACATCAGCCCAAAAGCTATAATGGACTATTTAACTCAGCTATTTAGCAGTCCATTCAAGCAAATTCCAAAAGCTCCCATCGATCTTCCAATGCATCGAATTCCGCCGTCGCAGCGCCGGAAGATGGAAGAGCAGCTACGAGCTCCTAAAAGAGATCCATAAATGCGTATCATGGGAATCGATGAAGGTAGTCGTAAGGCCGGCATAGCGGTCATAGATATCGATCCGTCGCAGCGGAAATTGGTCTATGCAACTCAGCTTCGGCTGGATAAGGCTCCGTACAGTAAGATGGAGGCGCCCGAGCGCATCTATCACCTGTACGACCAGATCAAGACGGCTATACGCGCGTATGCTCCAGACCTCGTAAGTTTGGAGCACATTCGTGTAAATATGGGCGGAAAGAATATGGACGCGATGCTTGTCGTCGCCCGCGCTCAATCCGCCGCCTCCATCGCTGCCTATGAATGCAAGATCCGTTCGATCGAGATTATGGCTAATCAGGTCCGCAGCTGTTTAGGGGTAAAAGCCAAACGCAGGGATGAGGCGAAGGACGCCATGCGCGAAGTGGTCAATAAGATGTTTGCCGAGGACCTAGCGTCGCTCGGATTTATTGACGGCATCGTTAAATCGGCGGAAGACGTCTCGGACGCAATAGCGCTGGCATTAGCGGGAAACTATTATGGTACGAGAAAATCCTGAAGATTCCTTGGTTAAATACGGAGATACCCACTGTCCAGCATGCGGGTCAGCCGACGTTAAAATTGAGGAAGTTCGATTTCCTCACAAGACGTTGGTGCAGCTGCTCGGAGAGTGTCTGACTTGCAAACATCTCTGGGTTGAAGATCTTTTGGATGAAGCGCGGGAGTAATATACATAACGGAGTTATGATACCGTACTGGATATCTAAAACCGTATATAATAAACTTACTCGAATAAAGGTAAAGACAGGTCGGTGTCTGATTGATATATTTAACGTAGCAATCAGACACCGATTTGTGTATTCAAGCGTATATAAAGAGCCGACGTCCGAACCTCGGCCGCTAAGAAAAAAGCTGCGAGTTTCGAGAGCGACTGCTTTAGAGCTGTCTGAATTAGCCTGGGACGCTGGACTTAGTCGGTCCAGGTACCTAGCAGACACGATTACTCTTTTTTTACGTTTTATTGATCAATCAGTCTTGTGCGATATTTTAGTTCGTGGTAAAGATATCAGGGATCGAATGTTGGAGTAGTATGTGAACAAAGATAAATTGTCCGCTGACGTGGCTAAGAGGATGCGGGAAGTTGAGGATCAGCTCACGGCTGCGCCCGCGCATCTCGACGCCAGAGAACTGCTGCTCAAATTTACTGACGTTCCGGTATCCGGTGTAGATGCTTGCCCGGATGCGCTCATCTCGCACGCTGTGCAATACTTAGGCACACACTGCAAGATTATCTTTCACATAAAGAACGTCTCCACGGCTCTGATGGAATCTCTAGCCGACGAGGGTAAAAAGATCTGCGTGGACGTGCTTAACAAGCTCGCAGCGCCTGTTACCGTCGACGCCGGCAGAAGTCCGGTGTTCAGAGGTCAGTGGGATTTTGTAGCCTGGGGCATTCCCATCCTGAGATCCTCTGAACTGGAGAAGCACATATTAAAGTGCTTCATTAACAAATTAAAGGAGGTTTGATTGTCCAATGAAATCAAAGATCTTTTTGATTCGGACGACATTGCCAGGCCGCCATTCAATCCGCTTGAAGAGCGCGCATATCTCGAAATAATCCATATAAATTGTCAGGGCGACAATCACATTGAGGATCATAATTGCTCCGCTCGAGACGAATTTATAAAACGGAATATGAAACTGGTGCTCGCCTGCGCCAGACGCTTTGTGTCCGAGAGTGACCCAAGGCTGCCGGATCTAGTGTCTGAGGGCGTGCTTGGGCTGATGCGCGGGATCGACAAGTTCAATATCGATAAGGTAGGTACAAACGGAAAACCCTACCGGTTTTCAACCTACGGAATGTGGTGGATTCAGTCTCTTATTAGAGAGGCTCTCGGTATCGGCGATAACCGAGTCATCCGACATAAGTCGTATCACGAGCAATTTAAGAAGGCTCGAGACGAGATATCCGCGGCTACCGGAATTAAGAACATAAATGACGAAGAAGTTTACATCTACCTAGAAGAGGTCAAAGGCTGGCCGCACGCCAAGATTGTAAAACTTCGGGCAGATACGGATAGAAGAATTGTTCCGGTAACCTCGATCGAGGATCCTCCGGACGGAAGCATCGAGCCCATCGATCAGATGCTTTTGAAAGAACGCTCCGAGCTTTTAAACAAAGAACTTAGCAACATGTCGTTCGAGGACGTGTACCTGCTTATGCAGCATTATCACTCGGGCGATACGTACGACGACATCGCGGAGGCGTTTAATTTAAGCCGCGAAAGAATTCGTCAGCGCGAAAATGCAGCACTTCGACAGCTATGGTCGCGGCTGTCTTCGGTTATCGGTACTAACCCTGAGCAGCGGACGTAGGACCGGAATCGGCAGCCGCGGCGTCGAGTTTCTTTTTATTACGAAGCGCGGAAACTGCGGCAGCAAGACCGAGTCCTGTGAGTCCGATCAGCGGCAGGTTCAGCGTAGATCTCTCACTTTGAGGATAGGCGCCTCGAGCGGCCGCGGCTTGCGCGAACGACTGCCCGGCCTTGCCTTCACCGAATGCCTCGAACAGGCCGGAAAGCTCCGCCTTGGTGTCCTCTGGAAGTTTGCCGAGGTGGCGGCGCATACCGGCTACCGACTTAAATATCTTCTGAAGTTCGGCCGGCGATTTTCCTTCGAGCCGCGCACGAAGAAGCAGATTCTGCATTAACTGATCTTCGTCGTGCTTACCGGTGAGCGATTTTACTCGCTCACCCAAACCGAAGATCTTTTCGCGAGCCGCGTCTGCCGTAGCCTCACCCACGTCTTTAGCCGTATCGACGGTCGCTCTTACCGGGCTCATGAGAATTGACTTGAGCACAGACTCTTTAGCAGCCTGCTTTATCAACTCGTCCATGAAGCCGAAATAGATGCGATTCGCCATGATAACAGTATACCTCAGACGCCGGTTACGATGGACTGGAACGGGGACAGTCTGTCGAACGTTCCGGTAACTATTTCGGCCAAGAACACGGTAGACGTTTCTACCGAGAACGAGTGCGATTGGACATACGCATCTTCCATGTACATGGCCGCGTATCCGCGATTCTTGGAGTCACGGAAATAAACCGCCATGCCGAACGGAACGTTAAATAGTTCCGACATCATGTTCATCCAGAAATCTCGGTTCTGGTTTTCTGCGGTAAGGCCGCCGGATCCCGGCTCGATGATACGGGTCTGGTCTTGGGAAAACAGCGCCTCGTACTTCGGCGAACGCGGGGTGTTGCCCTCGTTATCCTTAAGCTTGTTGCCCCACTTGCCGGCTGTTTCGATAGGAGCTAGGGCATAGAGAAGGCGCATGAGTGACGGGCCATAGAACAAGGTGCGCGTCATCTGGAAGTCGCCGCGGAGTCTGTTTGGGATGAAGTAGGCGCGCTTGGAGCCGACTTCATACAAACGGTTGACTTCGCGCGCCTGGTCAAATCGGAATGAGCCAACCAATCCGATCGGGAAGAGCGGATACTTCGCCGAACCCTGCTCATTTACACCTTCGGTAAAGGTTAGCTGGGAAGGACCGGCGAGGAGAATGGTGGACTCTGTCGAGATGTATTCACCATTCTCAATCTCTTTCTGAACGTGCTCGGAGGTAAAATTAAAGTCGGTTCCAGCCATGATGACCTCAGATGTAGATTGTTATATCGGCATGAGCCGCGGTGTAGTATGGGCGTACCTGGTACGAAACCAGGAACGTGTCGGCGCGTACCGGATCTTCCGTAACGGATACGAGAACGATCTCGCGCATCTCCTTGTTGGAGATTACGTCCTTGATGACCGCGCCGGACAATACCGAGAAGAGGTCAAAGAACGAGCGGTCAAGGATCGTCGATCCGATTATGGGAGAAATCTGCTTACGGAGGCGGCGAGCGAGATTATCTACCTGAGTCGTTACCGACTCTTCGAGATAATTAAGCTGTGTCACGTCGGTTGTTACAGCGCGGATAGCCTCGACGTTCGAGTTGTCTCCGGCGAGCTGGACCAACACGAAGTTGCCGCCGTCGAGGATCTTATCCAGGTCGGTATCGGCTGAGCCGCCGCCTTGAACAAGGCGCTGGACGCCGGAGAACGGGCGGCGCGTGAGCGTCGCCGACGCCGGGATGCTCGACCGCATTGCTGCCAAGATCGAGGCCGGGTACCAACCACCGACTTCGTAGTTTGCCACGGTCCCGCCGCCGTAAATGCCTACCGAGGTGTCGTTCGGATTCGTGACGTCCGAGAACGTAACGAGGCAGCGATCGGGGTAGACGTTGCGGAAGCGGCGATTCTTGATCGTTGCGGGATACGCAGCGATTGCATCGCGAACCTGCGTTGCCGAGAGCGGCTTCGACTTGATGGTGATCGACGAGAGAACAACACCGCCTGTCAGGGTTATCGGATCCGTCGAGCGGCGGAGGAGGGTTAACGTCGAATCACCTGAGGTGCTTACGCTAACTACCCGCATGTCCGACACCGAACCAGACACGAAGCCCTTATCAGCGACCTGGCCGAAGTACTCGAACGAGACGAGGTCGCCCGGAATTACGCCAAGAGCAGGGAGTCCTTTATCGGTGCTCCACGTGATCGTCGGAGTTGCCGACGCCGACGTGCAAACAAACTTGGCTGTATCCAGAGCCGCGGCTGCCCAGGTGTATCTGGTGATCTGCGACTCCTGACGATGCGACTGGAAGAGGATCCGTTCGCGCTTGTTTTCCGGCTGGCTTTCGAGCTCCACGTGAGCTCGGAAAAGGCCAAGATACGTCTCGTTTTGAGTGAGCGGGGCAACCGAGTAGACCTGGCTGGTCTTGATCAGGTTGATTGCGTTTGTCCAGCCGGAAGAGGTGTCCGCTGAAACCTGCGCGCAGTAAACCGGCACGGTCGTGTTTGACACCGCAGCAGCGGCCGCAAATCCGAGCGGATTGTGCGGAACTGCCGGGCCGAGAATCGATTCGACCGTATCGGCGTTTACCTCGATGAGTTCTCCGGCGTGATCATTTCTAACCGACGCAAAGGACACGAGTACGTCCGCCACCAGAGAGGACACTACCTTACGAACCTGGTAATTCACATCCTCAAGAGCGTCCGCGACTTCGATAGTCGTACGCAGGCCGTCGTACGCAGTACCGGTGCTCGTTATGATACCGGCCGTATCCTTGACGACCACGGACGTTTCGCCGACTACCTTGGTGACGATGAGTTCGGCCGGCGTCGGCTTTGCGGTGACTACCGGGAGCGCAAAGCTCGCCGAGTACGTCAAACCAGCCTTCGTATCCGGAACAACCGTAAACAACGTTGTCGAGCTAGCCGCCGTAATCTTGAACAAGAGTATGCCGGTTTGCGAGAAAACGAGATCGTTTACAGCCAGGGCAGTGCCCGGAGCCGAATCAAGATTCATGGTCCAAACGCCGCTGGAGAGCGTGAACTGCGCCTTTGCAATCGATGCCGCAGCCGCAACCCCGTCAATTACGAGAGCGTTAGCTGGCATGCCGCTGGACGGAAGGTACGTGGGAACGTCGTTTCCGTAAATGTCCGTGACGACCAATGAGCTGCTCGTTCCGCTCGTAACCTTAAAGGCTACCTTGGCGCGAATCGACATGACGATTACTGTGCTTGTTCCAGCTACCGGCGCGGTCTCAAGGGTGAGCTCTGCGCCCGAGTTGTTGACCGAAACGATTGTCGAGAACAGGCGATTAACGAACGCGGTACCGCTAAGGACTACGACCTTGTCGCCGGACTTAAACGCGCTGAATGGCGTTCCCGACGCGGCAGTCACGGTTTTGGCAGTGTTGTCTAATACAACGCCTGTCTCTCTTACCAAACGATCCGAGCAGATAACGAGGTCATCAGCCGCCGGAGACGAGAACGTTCCGGAGATGGTGCGGCTTCCCGCATCACCGACGACGGTTGCGGCAATTACCGTATTGCGAACTGTTTCAATGCCGTCCTTATAAAGCTCGTACGCGCGTTGAGGCTTGCCGGCAGATCCAGCGATATCCGAATCAGCGATAGTTGGCGAAACTGCTACGGCCGAGAATCCGGTGCCGGTTCCGGAAGTAAGGAGCATGAACGCCGGATATTTTACGCCCAGGTCGTTTGAAAGATAGACGAGATCGCCGACCTTAGCGGTAACCGAGCCGCTAAACGTGATCGTGCGCACGCCGGAAGAGTCTGCGGCGGTGAAGCTTAGCTTGTTGCCGATTATTTGACGACCATCCCAGCCTTGCACGGTGACGATATCGCCGGCTCTTACGCCTTCGGTAACAAATCCGTCGTAGACTGTCCCGGCGTCGCCCGTGTAAGTAAGCGTTCTATAAAGACCGGTCGCAGCCGATATAGAGACCTTCGAGTCATCGGGACCACGATCTATCCGGTCAACGGAGAGAGTTGTATCATCGACAACGGAGGACACCGTAAAAGCTTGGCGGCCGTTTACGCTGATAATATCGTTTGCCGCAACTTGATCTGTGACAAAGTCCGCCGACGGATCAGTGAAGTATCCGGTAACGGCATTGTAGTTTCCGGTAGATCCGGTAACCGTATCAAAAATCGCCGTGGTCGTTGGCGACAAATCAAACGTCGGAGGCGTAACTCCGAGGTTGAAGGTCGCGTACGAGGTGACGTCGGCAACGCCGTAAGAGGTGCTGAGATAGACCTTGGGACGGATGGTGGAGTCAACTGCGGAGGTGTTGGGCTCAACAACCGCGCCGCTGATGAGGCCCGGGAACGCGTAATCCGCGTACTCCGCGTTAGTTTGGAAAGTGCCTGCGTAGGCTCTGTAAACTAACTGGCGGTTAAGTCCGACGAGAACGGCCGGGTTATTGGCCGTAGGGACGGTGGCCTGAGCGGCTCTAAAAACTTGGCGAATTATAAGATCAGGGCGAAGGCTGCTGGCCATGGTCTACTCCTCGTCAGATTGCGATAGTTAGGGTCTCTATCGAGACCTTGACGTCATTCGCGATCGTCGGATTTATTATTTTGGTTACCCACGTAACTGGTTGCGACACCTGCAGAATAACTTTGGTGTTATAGGACACCACTTCGCTATCCGTGGCTTCTGCTGAGGTCGGCTCTACTTGTGGCGCACTAATGTACATAAGTGCGCTCTTTTCTCTGATGGTGTTCTGGAAGTAAAGAACTACTCCAGAAACAACCATCGCCAGGAGCTCACTCTCCAACTTCTTCGACGAGTGGCAGTTTATCTCCACTGAGCTGTCGAATACGTCGGATGAATGACGTGAGCCAGGCCATACCTCTCTAGTGCGCGCAAGACCGACCTGGGTAAATCGGCCGGAGCCACGCTCTACAGAAAGTCTTGGTCTGTTGTCTCCTCGGACCAGCTTTTCGCTGCCCGAATCGGACAGAACAATTAAGCTGTCCGGAGACAAGTTTCCGGCTGAGTCGTACTTCAACAAAAACTGATTGCGATCTCTGACCGTTCCGGGTTCCGCAAAATTATCAAACAGATTCTCTTCCTGCAGCGCTAGCCGCAGAACCTCGAGAATTATGCGCCTCGGGTATAGAAGAAAATTGCCTACAAGCGGATTCTTCGTACCGAAGGGCACTACCCCTAATCGGTCAGTAACGCTCATCAGTTCACGAAGAAGGAGTCGATCTCGTGCATTCTCTTGGCGAGGACCGCTTCAAACCCGTTTACAAAGTGCGAGTTATCAACGATCTCGTCCATAGACATGGACGCGAGCTTTTCAAGAACACCCATCTCTTCCCCACGTGCGTGGGAAAAAGAGGCGGTTTTCGAAATATTCGCGCCGGTGATATCGGCGAGGCGATCAAAGAAACGATCTTCTGGCTTATCCATTACGTGATTCTCCTCTGAATAGAGGGCTCTCTAATAGTTTGAGTATCTGGCTCACAAAATCAATCAATTTCCCACATTATGTATGTAGCCGGCGTTGCGAGCTCCGCCGGTAATTTTTGAGCGAATTACCCCGAGAAGGGGACGGCCCTGCTTCTTGGCCGCGTTTATCCTGGCGCGCAAGTTAGGTAGGTACCTAGCCGCCGTCGGATTGTGCGCTTCTCGAACAGCTAAAGACACCGGAGATTTAGCCGCGATTTTAATCAGTTCGTTTATAAATGCGGCTGTTATACCCATATCTCAAGCACCTTAACTTCTTCGCCGATGTTCTTGGTTATTATCTTTTCTTTCCGAACGCGCTTTCTGGAAAGAACGGGTTTTATAGTGGCTGGAATGTCCAACTCCAGCTCAATTTGATCCATATTAAGCATTCTCAAATTAACTTCCTGATAGAGGATGTGATGATCTTTTCTATATGGAGTTATTTGAGTTACGTTCCACGCGTACGTCGTGTTTACTTCACGAATGATGTCGTTAACACGAAGTGTCGGAAAGTTGGGTAAAAGAGCTGATGTCGACTGTCCGAAGTTTGCGGCATCGGTAACCGCGGTGGCTAGGGTTGCCGGCCGTATATCCGCGAGTGTTAAAATGGGGCTGTAGTATCCGGAATCCGTAGTAGCCGTCACAAACCCAGTTCCTTGGCACTTATCGCAGTGGGAGGTTACCACCATTTGCGATATTTCGTCCCAGCACTTCGGGCATCGCTTGGTCACGTCGCCGTACGCATATTGATAGATAAGAACCGGGATAGCCCCGTTGTTTCGGAGCATTATGTGAACGTTGTGGATTATCTGCGCGCTATAAGCATCGAGCTCATCTTTTACATGATACGGTCCGTACTCGCGCTGATCCGTGCCGTCTTTTGCAATGAGTTTGTAGTACGGAAATGTCCAGCGGCTGGCAGGATGAACCTCAGTATCGACAAAGAACTTATCGGACATCGTGGCTGTTCCGATAAGCTCATAAGCCGAGTGCTCTATATAAGATCTGATAGATCTCTACTTGAGACGTCAGTCCGGCCTTACCATTGACGGTATCGCCGCCATATTGCCACGTAACTATGGCGCTATGGAACATTTGCTGCGAGACGTCGATATTATATAGAGCTGGAAGCATCTGTGTTATTGCTCCAGATACATCAGCTAATTACGCCGCCAACAACCGACACGATTCCGCCGTGCTCGTAGATTTCTCGCACAAGCAAGTCGGAGTTTGCCACTTGGAAAGCGCCCATAAGATTCATTTGAATCTTATAGTTATTACGCCGAGCTTCCCATGTGTTTAACATCTCGTTGGCCAGCGTAATAAGAGCGGTGCCCACAGCATTAGGTTCAAAGCTCACGTTACCAGCCGTATACGGCATGTTGTTTCGTAAGCGTCGAATAGCGCCGTACTTAAGGGCTCTGGCTGCCGCCGCTTCTTCAACCCAGTGACGAAGCCGAGAGTGGCCGCCAAGAAGCGACGGAAAACTAACGGTTTCGCTTAATACCGGTGGCGCCGAATTAAAGTCATATACGATAGCAACGAGATGCTTAGCGAGAGCGAGGTCGGAAAACTCTCGACCCTCGATAAGCTCGTTGCTCATGGTGTCGTCGGAGAGCAGTTCTCGGACGTTGTCCACCATAACTTTCGGAACATCTATCGACGTATTTCCGTCGCGCGTGTCCATCAGGCACCTATAGCTGCGTCGAGGATAAGCTTCGCAACCTTGTTCTTAACGTTAGTCACCTTGCGAATATAATCGACGGTCCAGGTATCTACCGGAGCCGCTTCGAGCGCCATGATATCGTCGTCGGTTAGCTGAGGGGCAACCTTACGAAGTCTGTCGGCCAACGGGAGATCGTCGGTTACCTGAGGTTCCGCCGGCGTTACCGCTGCTGTTATATCGACGGGGACGATGTCCACCTCATTTGCGTTCGGCGTGGCCGGTTCAACAGGAGCTGCAGCCTTAGTAACCCCCATAACCGGGACCGCGTCGACCTCAGTAGCAATGTTGTTATCTACAACAACAGAAGCCGGCGCGGGCGCAGGCGCCACATCAACCGCAGCATTTACGTCATCCGGTTTTGCAACTGTTTGACCAGTCGCTGTGTTGACGACGTACAGCTTGCCTGGATATTTATCCATAAGTACTGCCGCTATCTGCGACGGCACTGCAGTCCATTTATTTTCTGGGCACACGAAACCGCCGGCTTTGGCTAACGGTATTCCAACAGGCATGATCTTAATCATCGGAGCAGTCTCCTTATGTAGTGTAATAAAAAAACATCACGCCCCGAATTGCTTCAGGGCGTGATATTAAGCCAGATTATGGATCAGGCTTCGGTAGCGTCGGATGCAGCAAGATTGCTGAGTGAGCTGCCGATGTTGTTGGTCACGGTGACCGAGCGGTGCGTGGGATCATTCGTAAAGCGAGCCGGCAACTTGATCGAGGCGCCCTTGAGGAGGATGCAAGCAAGACCCTTGATGTTACCGAAGCCGATGCCCGAATCTTCCCAAGCTTCCATCGTGATGAAGCGACCCTGCTTCGAGATCCAGAACTTGGTATTCTCGAGGATGAGGTAGCGGCCGAGGAACTCGGGCGACGGGAAGACGAAGATCTGGCCGGGCGAAACGATATCCGGATTGTCACGAACGGTCGTCACGAAGGTGTAGCCGGCAACAGTGGTGTACTTGTAGCCGTCCTTCACGATTTCCGACGTAACTTCGAGACCGGCTTCGTTCTGGCTCCACGCGATCGTGTCGTTCCAGGTCGACTCGTGCATGAGGAAGCAGCGCGCCTTGAGCTGACGAGACGCATGAACCTTGATTACGTCACGAAGAACGTCGCGGTTGAACACGTCGCTATTCGCGAGGATGAGGTTCGAGTACTGATGCTGATTAGCGAAGTACGTCGTATTACCGGAGGTTGTGGCAAATCCGCCAGGGCCGCCGGATGCGGCCAGGTACGACGAGAACTCAGTCTCACTGTAAAACTGGGCGCCGGACGCGACGTTCGCTGAAGCCGAGATCGTGCCGCGATCGATCAAAGTCTTAGCGCGAGATTCGGTCGCGAGGAAGATGCCAGCCTTCACGTGCTTCATGAAGGTGACGTCGATCTGCTCTTGCATATCCTTTACGGTGTTCTGCTCGATGATCTTGGTCAAGGGCATCTTGTACGAACGAAGTTCCTGCTCCGACTTCTGGAATCTTTCCGAAGAAATCGTCGAGAGCTTGATCTCGTAGCGCTTGCCTTGGAGGTAGGTACGGTTCGGTTCGCCGCGCCAGTTCACGCGCATCGCGATCGAATCCGGCTCGATGTCGTCGATGAAGGAGAGGCCTTCATCCGAAACGTTACGGGTGAGCTCGGACTCGGTGACGGTCTGCGGGGGAAGAATCTTGCGGGCGAACGAATTTTCACGAAGCTTGTCCTGGATGTACAACCCGGTCGCTTCGCCGAGCTTTTCCATGGCTTCGCCGCCGCCATTGAGGGCGGCCGCGAACATGGCGTTAAACTCGGAGGTGTTAAGAATGTCAGACATTTTTCAATGCTCCTAATTATGTATATTGGCTCGTGATATCAGGCGATGATAACGAGCGGCTTCGTGGCCGATGTGAACAGGAAATACGCAATCCCGTTCTCGACTCGAGTAACCACGCCGACCGAGTACTTGTAGGTGATTGCACCATTGGCAGTGGTGGCGGTGTCCAGCGTGTGCACCTCGATCTTGCCGCTCGCCGCTAATGCTACCTGCTTGCCGATATCGGTAGACGCGTCAACCGCGGCTGACCAGTAGGTGGTCGTGTTGGGCACGCCAACTTCAAAGCCTGTTCCGCAGATGCCGGTCAAACCACCAGTTTCGATGGTGATGTTCGAGCCGTCGTCACGGAATGGGTCCTTTGCGCCGTGGCGGCATCGCTGCGGCCGGCTGGCGTGAAGTTGAGGTATGCAACGCTGGAGGAAGCTCCGGCGAGTGCGGTTTGACCCGAGGAGTTCAAGGTCAACATGCAGCCTTCGAAGGCTGTGGAGAGGTACGGAAGCCGCATGAAGTTGACGCTCTCAATCTTCGCGTTAAGCCGTACCGTAGTCGAAGTAGACGTACGAATTGCCATAACAAAGTCCTTTATGTTAAAGTAAAGCCGAGTCCATCAGTTGCGTTTCTCAACCGTTGGACGTATTTTTCTTCCGGCGAATTACCGGAACTTGATGAGACGTCATCAACAGCGGTGCCGAGTTTGGTTACCTCGTTCATCCCCGACGTCATGGCGGTTTCGAAGATATCTAAGCGGCTTTTATCCGCCTTAAACTCCGCAACCTTTTCCATCGCAACGGCAGGATCCACGAGACCCTGCGCGACCAGAGATAGCGTCCTTTGATAAACTTCGTTTTCCTGGATTAGCGCTTCGGCTCTTTTTTCGAGCTCTGCGGTTTTGACCAGTACTTCACGAATTTCATGCAAAGTTTGAGCAGCAACCTTTACGAAGGCCACTCAGCTAATCCCCCTAGCCAATATGTCGCCAGCGGCGAGAAGTTTGGCTATCGCGATTTTTCCATCACGCGCGGCTGAAGAGATCTCATCTTCCCGCAGGATCTGGTCAATCTCTCCAACGAGATTGTTTGATCTTGCCGAAAGAGGAGCCTCAGCAACCTTTTCGACGACATCTGAAGCCGGCGACTTAGCCGAGGTTCTCCCGGCTATCTCGTCGCAAAGCTTTTTAATATCGTCGTTAAACATTTCAGGCGTTCTCAACTACGCGAACGACCGCTTGAGCGAGCGCGCGACCGAAGAGTTCCGCCTCTTCATCCGACGCGATCTTCTCGAGGTCTTCGACAGTTACGCCAGCAGCCGCGGCAACGTGAGCCGCAACTTGACCGAGCTCTTCGGCAACCTTTTCCATTTCCACTTCTTCAGCGGTCTTGGTGAGGCCGAGGTGCTCGAGGGTGAGCGCGTACGCAACGTCGATCGCTTCCGAGAGGTCCTCGACGCCGGCTTCCTTGACGAGGTCAAGCGCCGCATCGAACGTTTGGACTACTTCGGGATTGTCTCCGAGGGTCTGCTCAACGGCCGCAATCTTTTCCAAGACCACAGCTTCGTTACGTTCCGCGATAATATCTGAAAGTGACTTCATGGTTTCCTGCTCCTATCACGCCTTCGGCATGGGAATGTTGTGACGAGCGACGCCTTCGATGACGTCTTCGGCGCGAGTATGACCTTCATCCTCGCCACCCTTCTTGGCACCATAGAACTTCTGGTGCTTCTCCTTCACCGCGCTCCACTTGCTGGGCTCTTTAACGCCCGTGCCGGCAGCGTGCGACGAATTCGGATGAGCGGCTGCGCGCTTCTCAAGAAGCTCGATAACGCGATCAACAAACGACTCAGCCATGATACGACCGGCGGAATCGAGTTCAGCTGCAAGCTTCTCCATGGGTTCACCGTGGGCAGAAGCGGTCTTGGCGAGGGGCTCCTCACCACCAATTTCTTTTAAAAGCTTCGCAATGTCCATGCGATTATTCCTTTTACACAAAACGAGACCTAGTGACTGCTACCATGAAGGGCAACCACGCCATGGCCGGATCAGCATTAGAAGCTGTTTTGAATAGCGATGAAGCTATCCACGACGGCTCTAGCGCCACGCGAATTCTGGGCGAGCAGGCCACCTTGACGATGCTGGGCAACTCACGGTGGATCAAGTCCAGATATCGCTGATACCGGTCATCCCTCAGATGAGGCACTTCCGATAGCGATTCGTTCGCAGAAGCGAGCGCTATCTTTCTCCTTTCCGCAAAATGCGGATCGGTCAAGGAACGCGCGGGCATATGCGCACGGATTACTGTAATTAGTTTGGCTGGCGGATTATTTAATGCAAGAGATTCCGGAATATCTTCACCGGTCATATGCATCAGCCGCATCAATTCATCGGGTTTAGCGAGGATTCCGCCGAGAGACATAGCACTCAGCGTATCTCGTAACCCATGTTTTTTCGCGGCCATATCGAATTGCGGGTCGCTCATGTTGCGAGAACAGCCGCAATCCGCCGAAACCTGGTTGCGGACAAAGCCCAGCAATTCAGGATTTATAGGCTCCGAACCCAGAGGTTTTCCAGCTTCTTCCGGAGGAACCTCTTTTATCATGCCGCCCATTTTCTTTGTTCCAGCCGTCTTTAGCAGATAGTTTTCCGGAACTACTCTTTGAGGAGGTAGAATCGACAGGTCGTAGACCTGGCTATTGTATGCGGCCACTTTCTTCAGCGACCAGGCACTGCGATCCGCCGGAACTCTAACCTTCGAGATATCGAAGAATTTCGGGAACCAGTTGTACGAGAAGACCTTGCGCCCGTCGGGCATGATCTTATTAAGCATGAACTTCAAATGCTCGCAATATTGCCCGCGATTTTTAGCAATATTGAAGCAGATAGAGCACACGTCGAAGGGGAGCTTGGCGCCCATGGAGAAGGGGACCGGCTCTCCGTTACGAATAGCCGCAACAGTCAAAGGATCACGAGCTTCGTAAATAAATACGATGAGCTCAGTACGGTGCATGTAGTCGTTGTAGGCCGCCGCAATAACGTCGCCGATCGATTTCAGCGGATCTTTATTTGCGTGCAGCTGATAAACCTTTGCGTCGGTAACAAAGGTTTGAGTGCCGTAGCTGGCTGTGTTTGGCGGTGTGATACAGAATTCCGGGTGAGCGGAATTCCACTTAGAAATGCAGTCAGATACGTCCGACGGGGGCGCCTGGGACTTGAGTGACCATTCCGGGAAGGCGTCGCCGTTCTTATTTGACGACCAGTACTCGTACGCGCCTAGCGCGTTTAGGAGCACGTAAACCCCTTCGGGGCGCGGCTTTAAACCCTCCATCGCCTTTACTAGCGATTCGGGCGTATGGCACTCCTGCGCTACCTTCTCGATAACGGATGAGTGGATTAGTGTGCAGTCAGGTCCCCAGGACTGACCGTCAATGCTTATCCGTTTTTCGAGTTCGTATTTCATAGTCCAGAAGTTCCGGAAGTAAAGTTACGGCCTAAACCGGATCCAGGGTTACGGCTCGTCGCGCCGCTAAGCAGTGAAGCCAGCTGCGTGCCCATCATACCATATTGGAAAGCCTTGCCCAGTTTGGTGTCCGAGGCGGTTCTTCCGCCACCAGCCGGAATGAAGTTAAGCGCTAGCGGCCCAAGCATAGACAACACGTGGAACGCCGGCTTAGTATTTAAGTCGGCGAGAGTCGCCGTAAGTCTATTGAGCGGGGTATTTTCGCGCTGCCCCATCTGAACTTTAAGGTCGTGAACCTGTTTTGGCGACAAGTTCTCCATGGAGCTTACCGCGATATTGTGCTCCATAGTTCCAGGAGCCGGGGTGAAGAATTTGCCGGAAGAGTCCTGGAGAACGGGCTGGCCGGTAGACCGGCGGATGAGGATCTCGTTCTGCCCGGACATCGTTTTAATGACATCTCCGGGATGAATTATATTTCCGGTGAGCTGACTGCCTCGAGCCGGCGCGGCTTCACCAGCATCACCGCGTGCCGTAAGGGCTTCCATAACGCCCTGACGTCCGATCATATTTCTTCGGGCTTCTCTCAGGTCGGCTTCGGTAGCGCGATCGACCGCGGCGCGGGACCGAGCTCCGCTGAGTGCTGACTTGGCCGCTGTTAGGCGGAGTCCAAGACGGCGCAGCGGATTACGCTCTTCGGAGAGAACATCCTGATCGGCATCCTTAAATCCCTTAAGGGCGGACGCGGCAGCGCTGAGCCCGAGCTTGTCCGTGATCTTTTCTCCGTAAGTCCGCTGTCTTCCGCGATAACCGGATTCAACCGCCATAGCGCGGCGAGCGGCTTCGGAAACTTCCGGCGGAATTAATGGAACGCCGCCGCGACCGGCAGCGGGCGGAACTAGCGGGATACCGGGGCTCTGACCTAAAAAGGCTCGAGCAAAGTTACCCTTTTTGAGCATGCCGTTAACTTCGCCGGCCGTTCTCGGCAGGCGATGTTCGCTCTGGCGCTCTTTTTCCCTGTCGTCCATGCGACCCTCGTGATCTGGTTTTGCTAAAATTCCTGGGCTGCCTTCGCGCTGCCCCATCGCTTCAAGACGCTCCATCGGGGAGTCGGCTGCGCGTCTGATCGCAGCGGTCGATTCACCAGAACCGGCAACAGCGTCTCGTTGCGGGCCCGGTCTGCCCGTATCATAGTCGATGTAAACCGACGCGCCTTCGTAAGGAAACCGTCCGGGCATCAGTCTTCGTCTTTAGAAGATTTTGATCTGGGGTGCACGCTGCCCACGATCTTGCCAAAATTCATCGCGGACTTACCGGCTTCCGATATTGCGGCATCGTGCTCTTTAGCGGAGGACATGGCATCTTGAACGTCGATGAGCTCTTTTATGAGCTTCGGCGACAATCCTTCCGGGCCAATCTGGTGAAGCGTCTTTAGGACGTTTCCGGCGAGCGCCGGCTGAGCGGCGACTTCCGGAGCCATGCTGGCGATTGATTGGAAGTACATCGGAGTTCTGGGATTATCCTTAAGCTCCGGATGCTCCATCATTACCTTGCGGAGCGAGTTGGTTATCTCTTCTTCGCGCTTAGATTTGCGCATAAGCTTCATAACAAACGGGGCTGCAGAAAGAGCGAGGCCGCCGGCGCCAAGGAGCAGCGACGCTTTTTGATAATCGGACAGTCCGCCGCCGTCGGACGTATTGATTACGATTTTAGGCTGGTGCATGGCGTACGGGGCCGCCTGCATGGCATGCCCGGCACGAGCCGCAGTCTTTTTGAATTCGGAATCAAGTTCTTTCATGGCCCGAGTTATAGCGGGCATGACGCGCTCGACGGCGATCTTTTCCATCGGCGAGCCGTACTTACCGGCTAGCTCAAGAGCGCCAAGAAGCGAGTCAAAGGACTCGTCATCTTCGGCCAGAACCTCCATCGCTTCTTTGATAAGCCCCATGACCTTATCGGCTTCTCCAAAAGTCATGGCGGTCATAAAGTCCGAGGAGAACTTGCCGATCTCTTCTTCGGCGTGCTTGTCGAGACCGTCAATCAAGGCGGCGTATGTTTTGGAAAGGTTCATGTTCTTCTCTTACTGCTTGTAAACGACGGGTCGGAACGCGTCTCGGACACCCTGTCCAGCACCCTTAGCGGCGCCGAACAATCCGAGAAGAGCCGCCAAAGTTAAAACACTGCCCGGCTTAGATGCTAGACGAAAAGGCACTGAGGCCACGTCAAGCGCCAGCTCAGCCGGGCGACCCACAAAAGGGATCTTGCCGACTCCCTTAGATACCGCGCTTATGGCCGAGGTGGCCATGCGGCCTGGAGCTCCGGCAACGTCGTCAATAAGTCGACGGCTTCTATCTGCGCCGGACGCTACCGACGATATAAGACCGGCCAACTTCTCTACGAACTGATCCTCGTCGTGGCACACGAACGCGATCTTCTCGATATCCTCGGCAATATGCTTTTGCACATCGTCGCATGTTTTGAGCGACTTGATCCCCACGACCACCGCTGGACCGTGCGTGTCCATGAGCTTGAGTCTGTAGGAAAGCTTGTCCTCTTCGGAAATCTTGTTCTTAAGCGTGTCGAGAGCGATGCACAGCTTATGATTGCCGTTTACGACCTCATAAGGAACCTCGTCGCTCTTCGGAATCGGCTTAACTTTTGCCGTCTTGAGCATCGGATCCGATTTACGGACGCCGTCAAGAACCGATCCGAAAACAACGTCCCACATGTGGCCTGACGAGCGGTCGTAGTTGCACGCGAACTTATGGAGATCGGCTACCGATCCGCCATTAAGGACGTGATTACGTGCGTACGTGGTCAGCCCGGTTAGATCCTGGCGGATACCCTCGCGGACCCCGGCAAGCTTGGACATCACGTTACGGCGATGCTTGACGAAGTATTCGCCGATCTTAACCATGTTGTTCATGGCGTGCTTAACGCGAAGGTCGGACATGACCGCGCTATCGAGCACCTTCTCGGCCAGCTTTACCACCGTCTCCTTGTGCGCGTCGGTATTGATGAACTTGCGCATGGAGGTGGCTACCTGATGGCTAGCCACTTTTACGGTTTCGGGCTGGTTGACTCCCAGCTTAGACAAAACGCCGTCGAGCGAGGCAACGTCGAACCGGAAGGTCCGGTCGGACGCCTGCTTCATAAGGCGCTCGTTTGTTTCGTGATTTGCGAGCTCAACTACTCGCTGAATCTGCATTTGGGAGAGTTCGCGCGCGGAAGCTATCTTGGCGATAGCCTCGTTAAGCGATGTCCCCTCCTTTATGAACATATTGCTAGCCTGGTTGGCTAGGGACAGGAATTCCATAGAAGGGTCAAGCATTAACCGCTCCAGTTTGACCGGGCCGAGAGAAAGGACCGTATCACTAAAAGTATAAGGTTAATATTCCCTTATTCCTATCAGTAACCCAGGTCTTCGGGATCAATATCGTGCAGAGCCGAGGCCATGGTCGGATTTAACCTGCCGTAGAACAGCTGTCCGGCCATAAACGCGTAGTTGACCGAGTGGAAGGAATCGTCCGGATCGATGTGATCGTACTTAACCGTTCCGTGCGTTTCGTTATATTCCATATAAATAGACAGGAAATCTTGCTGGAAAGCATCGAACTCCTCCTGCCTAAAGAATTGAATAAACTTGCGCTTGATGGCGTCAATGCAATCGGACATCGAAGTATTGCGGTCTACGTGATATTTATTGGATTTAGCGTCGTAATGTATCTTGTCCTTTTGCCGCACGTACATAGCCTGTGCGAGAACCCGTTCGCTGTTGACCCAGCTCCAACCGTACTCGGCAACTAATCTAGCGTTTTGATGGGCGCCAAATCCCCAGTCGGCCATGAGAAGTCGAACCCCGGCGGTGCTGCATATCGAGTTAATTACCGCCGGCTGCTTAGCTAAGTTGGCCTCCTGACCTACAAACTTCTTCATATACCGGACTTTAAACACATCGCGCTCGAAGTGTCCAATTGTGAGAACCGTATAAGACGGATTATCTCCTTCGCCTGTTCCGTGATCCAGCCCGCCAAACATCGGATATCCGTTGCGGGACAGGACTCCCAACTGTTCCGGGGTAAGCATGCTCTCTCCAGAGATGCAGGCAGCTCGAATGTCGTTACTGGTAAGAACAACCTCGCCTTCGTCGTACGGAAGCCCTAAACACTCGTTATTAAACCTTAGTCGAGATATCTGCGGATCGTCGAGCTTTTGACGGATATCGGCGTGCGTTTTGAACGGCACAATAATTTGAGGAATTCTAAATCCCCAGCACCGGTCTAGAGCCTCGCGGTTAAGCGGCTCCCAATGCCCGTCCTGCTGAGGAAATATCTCCTTACCACACTTTGTACAGATGTAGCAGGTCAGCCCAATTATCTTCTCGTCGGGGTAGTTCCAATTACTGCAGCTCCTGCACGGAATCATCCACTCAAACTGACTTGATCGATTATATCTCTGCGTAATCGTGTTACTGTTTGTTTTAGGCGTGCCGGCATAGCTGCGAACTCTGAGCCCTGTCTCCCAACCATAGTGAGACTGACACTCCTCGATAACCGGAATATTGTCGCTTAAAATATCTTGAATCTCGTCGATCATTAGGTGGTGCGCGGAAATACCGCGGCACCCGTCCGCGCTTATATAGCAGGATCTGAAGTTATAGAAGCTTCTATTTAGAAACTCCTTAGAGGTCACTTTCCATAAACCTTTGGATGTCCGGACGTACTTGTCCATCATTACCGGACTGTCCTCGACCATAGGTTTAAATCTCTGGCTGGAGAATGTGTTGACCTGTTCGCCTCGAGGAGCGACGTACAGGCTCTTGTACGACGGAAACATCACGCCGAGAACTATAGCCTTAGCGGATTGCGTTGTCGATTTCTCTACCTGACGCCCGGTATACCAGATCTGATTGCGGCAACCGATCGGGTATTTTTTGCAGAAATCATACAATGGCCTTAAATAATTTCGATTATACGTAACGCCGCGCTCGCTGGCTATGAACTGAAATGGGCGGGTATCTACGTAGATCAGCCGCTCGACCATGTCGGTTATTTTCGCCGATAGAATCTCAGCGGCTTTGGAAGGCTGATCCATGAGGATCTTTGCCTGCTTTTCCAGGTCAGCCTCTTCTTGAGGATCCGGTTCAGTAAATACAGAATCCGGCATTTGAGCCGCAAACCGGGCGCAAGTTACGTCTAAGCTCTCGTAACCCAGATCAGGTGAGGACGTCCGTACCTCAGAATTTCGCGGATCGATGGGCGTCCGCTTACCCAGTATTCTCCGCTCCATTCTTGTCCTCCTTGAACATGTCCGAATAATCGTACGTAATCGGAGTTATCTCCCTCAGATACTCCGGAATTTCCTTGTTTGTCGAGCCCGGGTTGAGCTTTCCAAGATGATCGTCGACCTTAATTATCGCGCTAATAAGGCGGGTGGCCTCGATACGCGCGGTCGGGTCGGCGGACGACGAGAGGTCTCGAACCTTGCTCTTCAGTGTCCGGCTGAGGTGCTGAAGCTCGGTTACGGTATTCTGCGCCAGGCGCGCCTGCACCATGAACTCTTCCGTCGACAGCATTGCGCTTTCTGCGTACGCTTGCCGGATCTTCGGACGCAGCCCGGATAGATACCAGCTTAAGTCGGCCGGCGTCATGAAACTCTTGTCGTGGAACATGTGCTGGTACAGCGCAAGCCCGTTAGTCGAGATCACCTTCGACCCTACGGCATGAGTTATTAAATTGACTTTAGCGTCGTTCGGCGCCGAGTGCGACCAAACAACCTGATTAATGAAATGCATCAAATCAGGGTCGTGGAAGTAGAAGTCCTCCAGGACAACGGGATCTTGGTAGACGCCGGCAATTCCGACGATTGCCAATAGAGTTTCTAAGAGTCCGGATTCGGTTTCGTTCTTGGGCCCTCGCGACTCACCGATCATCTTAAGCATCGGGGGCGGAACAACCGATAGGATAAGTTTCCGCATTCCAGAAACGTACTTTGAGGTTAGATTCTTATTCTCGATTCCTCGGCTCGAGAAGTCATCAAGAACTTCCGCATCGGTCGAAGTCAGGATCTTTAAAAACAGGTGCCGATGATACGGAGATCTGGTAGTTTTAATCGACCAGGGGCAGAGAGCCGCCATCTTGAGGACGGCGTCATCCTCGGGCGAGATCACGTATTTTACTTTTCCGTGCTCGCTAAATGCCTCCAGGCTCACCAACTTTAATCGGTCGGTGAGCCTTCTAAGCGTTGTGTCCGTTATCCCGTACTTTGCCAGCAGTGCGGGGCGTGACAACTCTTCCGGCTTAGCCGGTTGCTCGCTCCTGCGTTTCGACGGCATTTTGGAGCTCCCTCAAATCTCGCTCAATTGAGTCGAGCGCGTACATCGCTGTGCGCAACGGTCGCGAATCGACATCAAGACCCAATCGAGAAGCGAGCAAGAGCTTAGCCACCACGTCCTTGGCTTCTGAGATCTGCTCGGTCTTATCGATGAACTTGTGGAGGTTTTCGGGCGTAAGGAAGTTCAAACCCAACACCGCGTCAATCGTTGTTCTCGATTGATCGTCCGTAACTGCAGCTACCTTAATGTGGTATCCGTTGCCCGCCGGGAACGAGAACGAGCTGCACGGAACTATGTAAGTAGCTTCGCGCAGGAGATTAACCGGCGCAACTTTATCCGACGCAATTTTAACTACCGGGGCCTCGGGCGTAGGCCAAGTCGCGGAAAGGTGAAGCTCTCCTCCATCCTGGATAGCTTCGAGAACCGCGCGCACTTCGTTCTTCGGGAACCGCTCAACAAGGAACTGTGCGGTCTTCTCGATCGAATGACCGTCCTTCGGGAACCCGTCAAGACCGGAGATGCTCACGCGGCCGTCAAAGCAGGCCATGTGCACATAGTCTCCGTAATGCTGCTGGGTCAATTCCGCGTCGGTCGAATTAAGGGGTTCGACCTTACGGGCCGTCTTCACCCAGCTCCAATCGAGGGGAAGGGCAAGGTTGGTCCCGTCGCCTACCGGCGCCTTAAGGCTAGCCGATTTGATAAGGTTAACGTGACGGCCGAAGCTGTCGGTCGTACCCCAACCGAAGTCGGTCGTGTACTTAATCTTGAGAGGCTCGGTGGCCAGGATATGCTCACCCGCAATCTTGACGAACACGCCGGTGTCACCAGACTCAGGCATAACATGGGGAATCTCGGTGTCGGCCGAGCACGGTGCTACCGAGATGCCGATATCCTTACGGAAGTGCGTGTAGCTGGCGTGCTTGTCCAGACCAACAACGAGGCCGCGGTTATCCTTAACCTGACCCTCGCTATCGAATACGTAGTCCGCGACCATTGCGGGAATTTGACCGAACTGTGTCGCGACGGTAAACACACCGGCGGTGGCTTTCTTTTCGAACGGACGAGCGGTACGAACCTTTAGGTGGCCGAGACCCTTGCCTCTCCACGAATTGTCTTTCGCGACTTCCTTGGGCTGCATAGCCATAAGGCCGCGGAGAACGTCTTGTACAGCCGCGTTCTTAACTAGTGCCGCCTTAAATTCGTACTGATTATCAAACGTCTTTGCGACCGCCTTCTCAAATACCGACTTATCGAAAACCTGCTCAGCGAGAGACGCGTACGTATACTTGCCGTCAAACGGGGGCTGCGAACGACCGTAGAGAGACTGGTCGGTCATTTCGCCCTGACCAGGCGTGGTCGGCTTACCGAGCTTCGTGTCCTGAAGGGTGGACTCGAGCGACGTACGAGTGAGGGGATAGAGCTTCCCTTCGAACTGGAATACGTCAAGAGGGGCCATCTTGAACTTATCGATAATGATCGGGATCAATACCTTATCATCGATGGCGATCGAGCCGATACCCGCGCCCATCTCGCCGTCTACCTTGGTCATGTAGATAGCGATGTTGTGCTCTTGAATAAACGGGTGCTCGCGGTGCAGCGCTTGCGAGATATCCTGCTGCCACGAATTTGAATCGCGGCTAAGGGTAATAGTCGCAATTTTCTCAAGGCCCTTGTACGCGGCCTGCTTTACGAAGAGGTCGGATTTTTCGTATAACATACGGTATTGCCCGAAAAGAGAGTGGGCCCTACCTTAAGTTTATCCGTAATTTTTCTAAAATCCGCCTACGGGGTAAAACTTAACTGGCGAATACCGACGGAAACGATGCCACGGCAATGTTCACCTCGTGAAAAAAGTCTATATCCAGCGGGTTAGGGTGAACAAAATACTTGTCGCCGGCTTTAACTACCGGAACCCCGTTTACAAATACTTTGGCCGGAACGGATAATCCTGGGTCAGGAAGAACTGGAACCAGCCCGTCTAGTGTATTAGCCAGCACTCCTGGGCTGGTCGGCCCAGCATATGTAAATCCCGTGTGGCCGGTAGACGGATCGGCCCAGGTGGTCATCGGAACTCCGTTTATAAATACGGGAGAGACGCCCCGAGTGAAGTGATCGTTAACCGTAAGCCCGACAACGCACTCTCCTGCGATTAAAGAGCCGGCGGTGCATATAGGACTAGCTACGGCCATATCACGTTATTTCAAGATAGGTGGCGTAGCAATCCAAGCGGTTTGCCGCCGATGCCTTCACCTTAAGAACGTCCGACGCCTGCAGCACCAACGACTCGGTAATCACCTGAAGCGTCGTCGATACGGGTACCGTCGCGCCCTTGATGATGTAGTAGTCCGTCGAGCTGTACGTCACGTACACGTCGATTGTTGCCGTCGCCGCCGTATCAATATTTGATACGTACAAGCTCTTGACGATCGACGTGGTCAAAGACGGAACCGTGTATACGTTGGTTGCCGTAGTGGCGCTTAATTTTACGCCGGTTCGCTTAAATGTATTAGCCATTAGTTACTCGGAAATTGGTATCCGGGCGGCACGGTGCCTAGTTCCCAGCCGCCGAGCGCCATACGATCTTCGTACGGCACGTAGGGAAGCCCGAAGAAGCTGCACGCGTCCTCTTCGGAATCGAACCAGTACCACCCGTCGACGGGCAGTGTATACGAATCCTTCTCTTCGCGGTAGAGCTCAAAATCTTTGTGCTTAACAAAATTTGGGCCGTGCGCGATGTAGGTTTCGTGTGACTTAAAGAAGCCATCCGGTTTATAGGAATAGCTATCCGGATTGATATCTGTATCAGCCACTTACCGTCCATCCTTTCCCAGTAGCGATGCTGGTATCGTCCGTCGCGGTCCCCCAGTTACCGGTTACCGTGATGGTTTGAGCACCAACAGCTGTACCTAAATTGGTGTATATCGTGTTTAACTCGGCCGCGGCTAACTTGCAATTTTGATAAGAGTGCCCGTATTTCATGCCGGTGGTGTAGCCGCTGCGTATATTTATATTAGTAGCAAAACTAGATACAGCCGCGGCCACACTTGTTAAATCTATGATTGGAAGAATCGTTAGCGCAGAGGCGCCTCCAAACACAGAGTTTGCGGAAGTGACGGAACCAAACGAAATAGATTCAATATAGGTTAGCGCGCTTCCAGAAAACATACTACCCACATCAGTGGCGCTGGGCGCGTTAATTTTAGGTAAAACTCTAAGACCGGTTCCGCTAAAACAAGAGCTGACATTTGTGGCTCTGGGAAAGTTAAATTGTGGAACAAAACTGGATGATGCCGTATTACCTAACATCCCGCTCACGTTAGTCGCAGACGAAGTGTCTATTGATGGGATATTTTTAGGCTATAACAGCTACTAAAGGTGCTACCGGTGTTTGTCACTAACGCAGTATTTATGACAGAAACAGATTTTAATGCGTGGCAATTAAAAAATGTTGCGTTCAGTGTCGTAGCGGATGCGGCATTTATTACAGGCACCTCTTCTAATAGATAACAGTTTGCAAACAAACCTGACAAATTTGATGCTTTCGCAGCATCTAAATACTTAATTGATTTAAGAGAATTGCAATTTGAAAACATACTCGCTAATGTCGTACACGCAGCGGTATTTAAATACCCCACTGATCTTAATCGGGAGCAGTTGCTAAACATAAAGCTAGCGTCGGTGACACTTCGCAAATCTAAATCAGGCACCTCTTGCAACTGCCTGCAACCATTAAACATGTTTGATGTATTTAACAAATTTATAGAATTCATGGGAGGAATTCTAATTAACGATGCGCAGCTTGAGAAGGCACTTCCTCCATAAAGAGCGTTTGATGTTATTCTGACTGGTGCGTATTGTAGCGAGTAGCAATTACTGAAGGCCGACTGAAACGTAGTAACAGTCTCTGACGTTATTTCGGGCATAGACACTAATGACCGACAATCTGAGAAGGCGCTTTCGAGATTAGTTATCCCACTTGTCGTAAACGACGGAATAGCTGTAAGAAAATTACAACCAGAAAAACACTGCCTTAAATCTGTTGGCGTTGAGGGCGGTAGCGATATAATTTTTTCTAATCCGTAGCAGCCGAGCATCATGTTTACCCAGGAAGTCAGTCCTGTATTTGAGCCAACAAACTCAAATTGCTCTAACATTGCGGGCTTGCTTCCCGTTCCGAATCCTCCAATAACAAGTGTTGTTAAATTTTGACCCGCAACTTTTACATCCAACCAGCCAGACATATAATCCGCCAAACCGGATTGATTATGCTTTATATTTAAATCAACTTTAGTTAAGTTTTGACCTGCTTGTGGCGTTATAGTTATTATTACTACCTTGTAACCGCGAAACTCACTTTGTCCGCTTATCGCCGCATATTCCGTGGTAGTGTATTGTTTATACGCAGCTGTGTTAGATGTGTAGTTGTTAGATGTTCCGTCACCCCAATCTACCGTGTAATTTCCTTGACACGTAAAAGCGACAAAATTTGAGTTATTGTTATATACCGCAAAGGCACCAACAAATTTTTGATCCCCGTTGCTAACGGATGGTGAGCTCGGCCAACCACCTATAACTACCGTAGGTGGTTCTGCGTACTTGTTAGTAAATCCACTTAACGTGATACCTGTAACCTGATTTGAGGATACTGTCGCTGTTGCTGACGCTCCTTGATTCATACCGTATATAAAAACTGTCGGGGCTGATGTGTATCCTGACCCATTTGCTGTGATTGTTACGGTGTCTAAATCGGCTTGTATATAAGCAGTAGCTGCGGCATTCGAACCGCCACCACCTGAAAAACCTATTGCCGGTGCCGACGTATAGCCTGACCCATTTCTAATTTTTGCAACAACTATTGCAGGTTTTACGCTTCCAGACGTGCTTATCGTAATTGCGGGTTGACCGATATACCGAGTTCCCGTAGTTCCGAATGTTATAGCTGTGATGACTCCGTTAGTTCGAGTAACGCTAGTTATCGTTGCGGTCGTTCCTCCGGATGCGGGAGCTGAAAATGTAATTGTTGGATCTGAGGTGTAGCCTTCGCCCCCATAGATTATGTCGACGCCGTAAACTTGGTAGTAGCTGGTTACTGCGGTTATGGTGTTACGAAGTTCGCGTAACATAAGCTTCGGCGCCGCTGCCTCCTCCGCCTGTAAATGTTACCGTAGGATCAGATGTGTAGCTAGAACCAACGTTAGTTACACGGAAAGAAGTCACCGATCCATCTTTAAGAGACACAGTGGCGGTAGCTCCGGAGCCACCGCCGCTCGATGGCCGAACGTACGTATCCGCATAAGGATATAAACCATCATCTGTGTAGCCGGACACAACAGAATACGTGTGATCTCGAGAACTAAACACTCCCTTAGCAACCGACAGCGGAATCTTTCGCCTCTACACCACCAATATACCCGTTATTTCCACGACTCGGCATATTACACTCCTAAGAACCAGGCTACCGCTGTTTCGTCGGAACCGGCGCCGCCGGAGGGTGCCGCCCAAAAAACAGGCGGATCATTATTAATGTCGTAAGTGAGCACGTCGCCATCGTTTGCGGATGATGGATCTACGGTGTAGAGGCCACCAGATCCGTCACCGATGACCATCATTCCTAGTACTGTAAATTCTGATAGCGGGACGTACGCGATCTCCTGAACTACGGTAGTGGAGGTCCCTAGGAAAAGTTTCTTGTCGGCGGTGTTGGCGAATATCTCGCCGACAAGAACTCCAGTTGTCGGAGTGGCGGCGCCCGACGTCGTCGATCTTCTAAGAACTATTCTGTTAGGCATGTCCTGTGTTCCCCCTCATGATACATCAGTACGTGCCGCCGTCAATAGTGCTGTTATCGTGAATCAACATGGTGGCGTCATGGTATCTGGATATCGTGATGGATGGAGTATTAGCCCAGTTGACATGATAAATGTCAAAGATCCGGTAGTATTTCCGGAGATGGTGAATGCGCACGAGGTGGCTAAGATTGCCGCCGACCGTTAGCGTCCGCCCGCCGTTATTTATCGCCGGTTCCACCGTACGTCGAGCCAATCATCGAACCTTGCCACGAACCAGTTCCAATCGTACCTACCGATGTAAGCGAGGAGCTTGTAACACCGCTGCCGAGCGTTGTCGCGGAGAGCACCGACGTTCCGGCGATCTTGTAGATCTTGGTGGACGCGAGATCCATGTGCTCGCTGCTTGTCCACGAGTCGGTAGCGTCTACCCAGTTAAACGTCTTGTCGGTGGCGCCTTTAAGCGTGATGCCGCCGCCGTCTGCTGTGACGTCTGTTGGCGTCGCTACGTCCGCCAAGTATTATGTTCTTGTCTTCGACAACAAGACTGGTGCTATTGATATTGGTTGTTGTACCGTTAACCGTGAGGTTTCCTGAAACAACCAAGCTCTTAACGGTTACGTCACCGTCCCCGTCGACGTAGGTCTGCAAAACATCTGATGGATCGTAAATTTCAAGCAAGTTCGCCGTCTGGGAAACAGATGCACTGATTTTCAACCCGACAACGTTTGATGTCAGATTTATATCATTTCGATTACTGGTGGTCGGTCCAGTGGTTAGATACTGCGTATGGTCGTCGTCCGCTAAGCCCGTTAAGAGGCCGTGATCGGTTACGCCCGAAGACGGCGTCGCCCAGGCCAACGCTCCGGAAGATACCGTAAGAACCTGTCCGTTTGTTCCTATGCCGAGGCGCGAAACCGTGGCGCTTCCAGTTCCGTAAATAAGGTCGCCGGCCGTAGTTACCGTGGACTTGGGAATCAATCGTGTCTACGTAAGTTTTGGTCGCCGCGTCCTGGGCAGAGGTCGGATCGAGTACACTAGTTATTGTTTGAGACGAGGCGTCGAAACCGACGTGCGGTATATCTTACCGGACGCGTTAACCTAGGCGATTGTATCGGTCAACACTCGCAGTTATTGCCAGTTCCGTAAGATTTAGCTGTCTGAGATGCAGCCGAGTTTTATAGTTAACCCGACTACGTTAGTAGTTCCAGTACACCTGAATAGTGTTCTGAGCGGCAGTATCAGGTCTGCTGCGTCAACATATCCGATTTCATTTACAGCGTTCGAGCCGCGTTACCGACCCACACCTTATGTCCGCGTTCTTCCACTGGTAGAAACGTTTACAGCAAACTCGCCCTGAACCAGCGACGTAGGTATCGAGCACGGTGTGATTTGTCGTGCTATTTTTGATTTTAATTACATTGGCCATTAGAAGGTACCCCCGTCAGTTACTTCTGACTGGTCACGAGATGTCCACGCCGATCCTGAATATGAGAGTAGGTCGGTCGCATTAGGAGACGCTGCATTAACATTGCTGAGGTCGTTCAGAGATAACACCTCTGACACCCAGCCCGCCGCGATCTTTCCAGAAGCTTGCGCCTTTACGACGGCGTTAGCTGTTGGCGTGGCGGTTATGTTATTTGCGGTGATATTTCCTGAGGCGTCGAAAGACGCCAAGGTAGTGCCACCGCTGTTTTGAATATTTAAAAGGTTGACCGTTTGCGAGGAGTGCCCTCGTACGGTTAACGGAATAAAATCGCCGGTTGGTTGAATAGTATTGCGGGTGCTCGTTATCGGCCCAAGTACCACCGAGTCGGTTGACGGGGCCTCGGAGCTAACCACAATAGGGCGCCCAAGCTCATCTTTAAAAACAAACCCAGTAGTATCAAAATAATGAATCTGCTGGCCCGGAGCTAAAGTTGCCTTATAAAACTCACGTCGAGTTGTATTATCTTTTAATTTAAATATAACGGTCGAGGAGGCGGAGTCCTTGTTAATAACCGTCATAGATTTAATCTGCCGGTGCGTATCAACGGCCGGGGCCGGAATAATCAGAACATTAGTAGTTCCGCTCGTAGTTCCGTTAATCGAGCCTGGCGTAATCGAGGTCGTAGTTATGTCAACAAACGAGGCGGTATACGGCAACTCTTCGAAAGTTGCCGAACCGGCTAGGGCTATCTCAATCGACAGCGTTGTTGACGTTAGAATCATATTCTAAGGGATATACGCGCCATTACTTGTGGGTGGGTGAGCCCGCCGCTAGATCCCCCAGAGACCGGAGCAGGCTCCCATTTTCCACTACTATTATTATAAATCAGGGCGTCTCCGTTAGCCGGATTATCCGCAGAAACGTCCGATAAGCTCGTAAGTCGGTCAATTACCGTCCCCGAATCGACCGTCTCGAGACGTCCATCTTTTCCGATCTGAACCGTAGCATTCGGATACGAGCCCGGCAGCGGTGTTAGCTTTACGCCTTGCGCCGTGTTATCGGCAACTGATGTGGGTATATTTGTGTTTCTTGCGCCCATATAACCTCACTGCGGGACAACGCCGTAGAGTTCCGGCGGTAGCTGAGAGCCGGTGTACATAACAGTAGGGTCGGCCCACGGTAGTAGATTAGGATCCAAAGCCGTCGTAGACAGCGACGGATTATACACGGGTGACGTTACGGTAAGGGGGCCGTTAGCCACTCTGTCTCCGATAGTCTCTATTGCTTGGGCCGCCTGAGCTCCGGTAGCCGCCGCGGCGTCTACCGCGTTCTTCCCGGCCTCGGCTAGGTTGCCTAGTGCCCCTGTAACCTGCGTCCCGGCGGCCTGAGCGGACCTACCAACCTGTTCGGCTACAGATCCAGGAATCTCTGCAAATGTGTTAAATGCCTTTTCTAGCCCGGCAGTCAGCCTTCCGGTATCGATGCTGAGATTGGACAAATCAATTACGGGATTTGGTATGTCGACCTGAACTTTTTCGATTGCGTCCGAGATGTTCTTTATATTGGTGCCTACCTCTTCAATAACGTCCGCGAACGTATTTACCGTACGAGTTCCGATGTCGATCCCCTGTACTGCCGTGTGCGACACAGCCTGAAATGATTCGTCAATAGCATTATTCAGAACGCTTTTGGCAAATGACCCGGACTTTTCGAGCGTGACGGTGGGGTCACGAAGTAGAGTAGTGATTCCGGTGGCTACTCCAGGAATGACGCCTCCTGGACCAACAACGACGTCCACGAATCCTTTACCGAGGACGCCGGCTGCCTGCACCGCATCGCTGGCTATACCGTGAGCGAAGTCCACGACGGCTTTGAAGTTCTGGAACACCTTGTCCATTACGACGTTGACTTTGTCCGGATTAAGAGTCACCACGCCGCTGAGCAGGTTTTTAACATCGGTAAGGACCGACGTAACATCTTGGGCTAACGAAGTTAGCGTAAACGTGTTGTGGTGGATCATCATAGCCGAGTTCATCATTATAGCGCCGGACGTGAGGTGTGCGCCCCAGGCTCTTTCGATAATCGCATAGTTGGCGGTTATCGAGGTAAGATCGCTGTCCATAGCGATCTGGCTGGCTTGAACTCCAAAGCTCTTTGCATTTATAGCGGTGTTATTGCTGTCAATAACTACCGATTTAGATTTTAAAACGATGCCCGTGTCGGTTATATGGATGGCGGATTCAGTTCCAGCCATCAAGGATATCGAGTTACGGTCGACAACGACGGTCTTGTTTTTGACCTTTAGGAGCATTCTACCGACGTCGGTATCGAACTCTAATAGACCCCAGTCTCTGAAAATAGTTCGAGATCCGTGGACGGCTAATCCGGGACCTTCCTTAGTGAGATACCCCTCGGCATGGAATATCTCCAAAGTTCTTTTATTGTTGGCGCGATCTACTCGATCTAATCGGCGTCGAACAGTTTGAGTGTCGTGGTCGTGCTCGGTTACAAGGTAGTCTCCGAGTACCTCTCGGCGACCGCGTTTAACTTGCGGACGATAGAACAGCTCGGCGGGTCCCTGGGAATACGCTCCGCCAGGACTGGGAATAAACCCTTCGATTGTTTCGCGGTCTAGTCGGGCTTCCGTTCCGTTGGCTCGCTCTTTACTTTCGTTTAGCGGATCTGCTCTAACCTCTTCACGCAGAACGAGGCGCTTAGCTATATCACCCGCAAAGGTAGCATTCGTTTTAAACGTCAGCGTGTTCGAGTATCCGGGACCTCTCGTCACAAAACCTTGCGCCGACGTTATGATTTCGCGATCCTCTGCGTCGAAGTACTGGAAACAGCTGGCTGATGATTTTATTTCGATGCTGCCGAACTCGTAAGCGCGAATAAAATTTACAGGCTTAGAACCGTCGGCCGGTTTAGGAATTACGGACGCATCTCCGGAACCAGTCGGAACATTATCGGTAAAGTTTCTGAACGACGGCAGATTCGGCTTCGGCTTGTTGGAGAACTTCTCTACGATGTTTCCCGTTATCGAGGCGATAGCCTCTTCGGGCGTCATCTGCCGCTGCTCATCGACGGTTTGCTGGGCTGGAGGAATAACTCCAAAGATAACCCATCGATCTCCGGATCTTCCGCAAACTACGCGCTCTCCAGTGACAAATCGGCGCTCTGCTCCAGTTACTAATTGGACAGCGTATACGGACCCAAATCCCTCCAACAGCACGCTATATACGTACGTGTCGGCGTTGAATACCGAGATGGTTCCGTTATATAGAATCATTTAGTCTTCTTTGGAAGTCCCGTGTCCGTAACACCGGTCATAGCTAACCGAGTGATGACGTGGCCGCTGGTTCCGGCGTCTGCCTTCAAACCAAGCATCGGTGCCTTCTTCATCGTTTCGAACAAACGCTCGTGCATCATTCGGCCGATGAAGTCGTCGTTGTGGTGCGGCACCTTCTCGATGCCCAGCATATGAGTGTCGTAAACGATCTTTTTGGTGAGATGCTTGTTCATCTCTTCGATTGTGTTTACATCCATAATGTCGCCAATATGGATGTGCGCTTTTATGGCGTCACCAGGATCTCGGACTACGGCCTTGTTGGTCAGCGGCTTTACGACTGTTTCGAAGATCCGGCGCTTAATGTTCACGTCCGAGCTCTTGTAGATATTATCTACCTCGTGAATGATCGCATCCTGGACCTTCCGAACATCGTTGGTAGCGTGAAGCAGATCTTGCGGACGGAGTAGGCCGCTCAGCGATATCTGCTCGCCGGCGTTAACCATCTGGTTTAGCTTGACCTTTAACCCGACTTCCTTGGGGACGTAGTGATTAACTTTGTTAATAACAACGTTCCAACCACCCTGCGTAGCCGGGGTTATTGAGGTGACCTTGCCCGCGACGTTCGCCAAAACCGACTTACCGGTAACGTTCTCGGGCAGCGAGAATATCTGATGGACGCGCTGATATCCGACGCTGTTGGTGCCTAAGCTGCCTGCCGTATGGAAGGTGCGGAGCGTAAGCTGCGTAGTCGGCTCACCGATGGTCTGGGCAGCAAGAATGCCGATATGGTATCCGATTGGATAGAATCGACCGTCTTCGCTTGCCCCGAAGCACATCTGGCAAGTACCGTTCTTCGAGCGGCAATACAGCGGGCTGCGAACTTTGATCGTCTTATGCTTAACCGAGACTTCGCGGATACGCGCGGGCGTGAGCAGGGTTCCGCGGAGCGGCCCGTTTGCCACGACGCGATCAACTACGTCCTTGCTGTCTATAGGAAGCTCAACGCCCTGATCGGTTCCGCAATCCTTCTCACGAATAACGTTATCGATATTTGCGTTTACAAGGAGCTTGGTCAGGTAGCCGGTGTCCGCCGTAGACAAGCCTTTATCCATCAAGCCGCGGCGACCGCCAGGAAGCGTTGACCAGTAGGACCCGATGTCGAATCCTTCGGCAAACGACTTATTGATAATGATCGGGATCGTCTTGCCGGCGTGGTCCGTAACGGCGACAGGAGATGCCAACATTCGAGTGACCTGGCTCGCCTTGCCGCCCAGAGCGCCTGAGCCGGACGTCAAGGTTACAAAACGATTAGACGTATCCGAATGCACATCCTTAGAGATCTGCTTGAGCGCGTCTCCGGCGGCCTGGCCGAAGCCGGTTTTGGGGATCTGCTTCTGGGCCACACCAAGAGCGTTGTCTCGCTTAGCAGTATCAAACTTCAGGTCTCGGAGAGATATAGAGAACCCGATCTCCGTAACGTAGTGATTGCCGAGATCCTTAAGAGTATTAACCAGCTTAGGAAGCTCAGTCGGCGTTTCCTTAGCTACACCGTTGATAAGTTCAGAAAGCACCTTAGACGTCATGGGTCCGGACAGCTTAAACTTCGCTGGGATGATGTGATTGAGCATCACCATTCCAGGGCAGATTATCTTTCCGTTTACGGCGAACGCCGTGTTTGCATTGGCCTTCTTATTCTTGTACAGCGATACGATCTCTTCTTCGGAGTTCGCCTTTGCCGGCGCGCCCTCCGGCTTGCTCATCAAGTAGAGGCCGAGAACCGTCTCGGCCGCCGGAGCGTGCATCATCTTCCCGCTTGACGGCGAGAAGAGGTTTTTAGAAGGCAGCAACTTCTCCTTGAGTTCATGCTTGGCTTCCTCAGTGACCGGCACGTGAATACCGGTCGTATCTCCGTCAAAGTCCATATTATAGCCTTTGACGATAAGAGGATTTACTTGCACGGCTCTCCCGTCTACGAGTCGTGGGTAAAACGCCATAACGTTAAACTTGTGGAGAGACGGAGACCGGTTCATGACTACCGGTCTTTCGGCCGCTTCCGCAAGCGCTGCCTTTATCGCGATTGGATCCTGCTTCTCGGTCATCTCGCGAGCCTGAACCGGCGTGTACCCAAGATTAACCAGGCGGCGAACAATGAACGGTTTGTAGATGGACATCGCCATCTCTTTAGGAATTCCCACCTCATCCAGGCCGAGCTTAGGATCAGGAATAACCGTTGTTCTGGCCGAGAGGTCTTGTGGGCGAGAGAGGAGTCGGCCCTGGAAGAAGCCGGTCTTATTCTGCACACCCTTGATCTGCTCTAAGAAACCTTTGAAGTGGCTTTCGCGCGTAATCGGTTCAGTAAGGCCGACCAATCCGCTGACCGACTTGAACAGGTCGCCGCGAAGATCCTGGACTAGCTTAGGATCGACTTTCATGCTCTTCATGTCCTTAAGAGCATTCGACACCATGAGAACTTCACGATAACCGTGATTAGCGTCGGCCACGTTCAACGACCCGTCCGGAAGTGGGTACACGGCTCGGAACTTCGGCGGAATAACCGGCACGTACTTATTCATATAAGCTTCGTGCGGCTTGAGGTTTATAGATTTTAATCCGAGCAGGTACCGGCGCTTTTTGTTATACGAGTCCAGCTTTTGCGCCGACTTCGTATTAAAGATCATTGCGTTTAGCTTGGACAACTCCGCGTCGACATCGATCTTAGACAGCGCTTCCTTGATCGCGTCTCCGCCGGTGTGCTTGTGTCCGTCGGTAGGAACTATCTTACCGTCTTGCAAGCCTTTGCGCCCGGCCATAATATCCAGAATAGTCGCTTCCGGAATACCCAGCACTGCAGCAACTGCTTTCGTCGCAAGCGGATTAACGATCGGCTCCGGCAGTTCGATATGATTCCAGTTGGTTCCGCCTATTCCGCCCGTAACTCCTGGATCAAAGAGCCCGCCCTTTTCTGGTTTTAAATCGCTGGCGGTAATAACAGTTGGCTGCTGTATCGCGCCGCTGGACACACGAAGAATGTCGTGATCCGTTATCGGCAGCGCCTTGATCTTGTCGCCCTCTTTGTGCAGGTGAATGCCCGCACCAAGCATCGTGGCGTTGAACTTCTCGGCAACAAACGGAACTTTAGGCTTAGGCAGCGGGAGGCCCAGCTGCAAGTTGCGCCAATACTCATCGTTACGATTTGACTTAAGGTGGAACGCGTCGTGAACAAACTTAGTGGCATCGCCGGCAAGTAGGGCGTACAGCTCGAGTCCGCCGATACGCTGCGCCGACTCTTCGTCGGTCTTAGCAGGCTGCTCATTTATTGTATACTCGCCGCCGACACCGCGGGCAGCGAACTTCTTTGCGACCTGATGGCGTAGCTTAATAAAGTGCGTATCTCCAACAAGAACGCGCGGATACTTCCGGCCACTGATCGGATCGGTGACGGTCTCTTCCCCGTGAGGGTCGAGGCCGGCCTTCTTCAACTCACCTTGAACGTGATCAAGGGTGCTCTTTGATGTGTCGAAGTTCTTAACCAGGAACGGTTTACCGGTCACCTTGGCGAGCTTGCCCGCAGCCGCCTCATATAGCTGACCTGGATTTACGCGTCCCGGCACGCCCGCGGGATTAAATAGAACATCGATGGGCTTGCCGTGCTCGTCTTGAAGCATCTCGTTATCGGGAAGAATCTTTACGATAATTCCCTTACCGCCGTGACGATGGCTGATCTTGTCGCCGATAACTGCGGCCTCTTCGGTGCTTACAAACACCTTTACAAACTTGCCGGTCTTTACGACTTCCGTAACGACACCGACCGCATCGTGATCGTACACCGCCGACGAGTCCGACCAGCCACTGCTAAGCGCCTTGTGTAGGCGGGTAAGGTCGTAATCTGCGTGATATTCGTGCTTACGGATTATCGGAATAAGAAGATCGCCGTGGTGAACCTGTGCGCCCTTCTTGATGATTCCGTCGTTGTCGTATTTACCGCGGTCACGGATGTGGGCGGCCTGGTCCGGGAAGTTGGCTAAATACGGACCGAGTCCGAGCTTAGCAGACGAATCGACATCGACGCGATACTCGTACTGATGCAGAGACGTAAGCTTTTGGGAAGCGGCGTGACTTATCACGAACCCGTCTTCGAAGTTGTACCCCTTGTACGGCATGTACGCGACGCGAAGATTTTTACCGAGCGCGAGTCTGTCGTCCTTGGTAAAGTTATTTGTCGCAATTACCTGGCCCTCGGATACCTTATCGCCAACCGCGACGGCTGGCGTATCGTGCATATAGGTATTTCCGTTTAGAGGGTGCTTGTTATTGAGGTAGTGCTGAACCTTCTTGCCGTTCGCCGACACCTCGATAACGTCTTCGGTTATCTTAGTTACCTTGCCGGAAACCTTTGATCTGACCTGAAGATTTCGTCCAAATGCCGCATCGTAAGAAACACCGGGGACAAGTTCAGCGCTGACCAGCGGAGCATCCGGATTCTTCAGATTTATGGCCTGCTCGATGTGGCGGTCGGCATAGCCTACGCGGAGGGCATCGTCCGTATGCAAGAACGGAACCATCTGCGAAGTGAGTCCGAATAGCGCAAAACCGGTCGGGATAATGTACTCGACCTGCGTTGCCGGCACCTTCTTGATCTCGGCTTGAACTCTAGCCGTGACCGTTGCCGATCGCGGCTTCGGCGGCTTCTTGGTCAGATCATAGTTATCCGGAAACGAGATAATCTTCTTATCCAGCTCAGTTACGGTCTTCTCTTCTTCGGCCCCGGTCTTGGCATTTATTACCGCAATAACCATCGCCGTGCCGCGCTTCGACACGGTCGGCGAAAGGTGATTAGTGATACCTACCTTTTGGCCTTCTGGCGTATGCACCGGGTCAAGAACACCGATATGGCTGGGGTGAACTAAACGAATCGAGTCCGCGACAGCGTGCTGCGAAGTAATGCCGCCTTCGCCCATGGTCGTAACCGTAAGCGGAACGCTAACCATCTCTACCGGATTAGTTTGATCTGCAAACCGCGAGAACTCGCTGGTGTTGAAGAACATCTTTATCGGCGTGGTGAACGCGAGAGGCGAAAACGCGCCGGTGATCTTACCGACCCGGTCCATCTTTGAGGACAGGCCGTATTGAATAGTCTTTAAAGACTTCTCGATCTTTTCCGGAATAAAGTCCTCAAACGAGTGCAGGCTCTTAAACGCCAAGCTCTCGGTATCGTCCGGCTTTTCCGAACCTTTTGCAATTCTTATGCACTTGGCCGCCGCGTCCAAAAGGGCAGGACCAGTAACCGAGGCGTGAGACTCGTTAAGCGTGATTTTATTTACGGCAGGATCGAGCGGTTTCGATCCGAGGAACGTCTTTATCTCTTCCTTAGCCCGGTCTAACGACCCTGGGTACTTGTTGTATGGGCGCAACCTTTCATATAGCCGCTGCACCTCTTTGTCATCATTAACTTTCGCGTTGGACAACTCGAAGATATCCTTACCCATCACCGATATCATCTGCGCATCGGTGACTCCGAGGCATCGAAGTACGGTCGTGAGCGGAATATGGAATCCGGTACCGATTCTGAACTTAAACTTGCCGCCCTCTTCGCGATCGAACACGACTCGATACGTGCCTGCCGCTGAGGTATTTACGAAGGTCTCTACGTTATTATCGTGAGTAAACCGAGAATAGAGGCCAGGCCGTAATCGGAGCTGATTGATCACGTTGAGCTCTTTACCGTCTACGATAAAAGAGCTCTTGTCGGTCATCGTCGGAAGCAGCGCGACAACTACGCGCTTCGTCTCAACCGTCTTCCCCTGCAAATCTTTAAGCGTAAGGTTTGCGTATAACTTCGACGCTAGCGTACCCTCGTTCATTCGAACGGTTTTGTGCAGCTTCTTATCGTCGTAGGCGTTAGCGACATCGGACCACATCCAACCATCCGCATCGAGAACATACTTTCGGCCCTGAATAGGAAACGCCTTCTTAATGACGTCCATTGTTCTGGACTTCAGCTCGACAAAACGATCTTGCGGGGAGTTGAACATATCAGGACATACCCTTCAACTTGGCGCTGTCGTCCTTGCGCAGGGCGGATCCGACCTTGACCAGGGGCAGATCCTCTCCAACTTCATAGTACTCGATAAAGCAGCGGTAGTCGACGCTGTCCGCGCCACGAACCATGGAGATCTTCTCGCTAACGAACTCATATCGACTAACGTCGTTATGAATCATCTGCCACCGCTCCATGTCGGTCGGGATGCTTAGGTCCAGAAGCTCGCAGCGACGCATCTTCGCAAGACCGGCTCGATTATCGATCAATCCAGTTGGAATAGCCTTGACGCTCTTGGTCGCGAGCTTTGTGCTCATAGCGTCAAGAACTCTCGTAGCCAACTGGTTGGTCACTCGAGACCGGTCTGCGTTGATGTTGCCGCTCATATCGGGCTGTTATCTCTTCGCGGAGCTTGATGCTCGGGAAGGGGACGAAGGAACGGATCTCTACCCTGCTCTCGGATCATGGATAGCTTCTCCGAGATAGCCGTGGCAAGAAGCGGATTAGTCTTGCGGATATTTGCAAGCTCCATCTTCTTGGCATCAGCATCGCCCGGGTCCTTGATAAACTTATCCGCCATCACTTCGATCAAGTGAGGGGATTGTGTATCGGGAGGAACCGGCAGCGTAGCCATCTGCTGAGCCGGCGCTTGCGGCATGGGCGGCTGCGCGGGCGCGGGCGGCTGCGGCATACCCGGAGCTGCGGCCGTCTTCTTCATCTCGCGCGGCGGCGGAATCTGCGGACCGGCGGCGGCCGCAGCCTGCTGCTGCGCTTGCTGCTGAAGTTGCTGGGCTCTGAGCTGATATTCGGTCTGAATAAGCATCGCCTTGCCCTGCGCCTCGGCCTGAACGGACATAGTCTTCGTAACGGCGTTGTCTCGGTCCGAAGCCTCGTCCTGGCGACGGCGGCGTTCGAGCTCCGGATCGAATCCGAGTTCTTCAAGAACGGTAAGATCGGATACGGTATTTGTCTGACGCAGGCCGAGGGCGATCTGGCGCTGCTGCGCGTCGTCCGCCATCTTGAAGTCCTTGTGCCGGATTTTTACCGGAGGCAGCGACAAGAACATCTGCAGCTTCGGAATAAGGAAGTCTTGCAAGAAGGCGTTTAGCTGATCGATCGTGCTGAGGAAGATGTTTTCGAGAACTCGGAGCGAGATGGACGAACCAGACCAGCTCAGATTTCCGTAAACAAACTCTTGCGGAACGTCCAAGCCGCCGGCGATCTGCTGGCGAACCTGGTTCATTTCGTTAAAGACGTTTAGGTTGTTCGCGTCGCCTCGGACGTTCTCCACGCTAACCGGGAACGGTACCGTGTAGATCGAGTTCTGGTCGCGGCGCCACCGATGGACGATGTCCATCATCTTTCTCGACCACTCTCCGAGATCCGTATTCATGTGCGGCGATACGCCGGATTGAGACGGCTGCGGAATAAGGAGAGTTAGCGGTAGGGCGTGCTCTAGCGCAATAGCCTCCTGCGCTCGCTTATAAGTCTGGAACAGCCACGCATCCTTAAAGATCGGCAACATTGGAGGCATGCCGAACGCGTCGTCTTCGGACGACACCGAAGGATTCTTGAAGTGGTATACGTTGCTGGTGTCGAGGAGGAGGTTTTTACGCTCCTTAATTGCCTTAAGGAATTCCAGCGGTGTCCCCTCGACAAACACAGCGTTAGCCTGCTTATTTTCGACGCGCTGCCGCATCCACTTAGGAATACGGTAGATGTATTCGCTAGCATCCGTGAGCGGATTATAACGAATGTCGATGTACTGCGGGTTCCACCGAACAACCTTGATACGAGAGCGATTGCGGATGACCTTATCTTCCGCCTTCATATTTCCCTTGCGTCCGCACTTATCGCACTTCGCGCTGAATTGGAAGTCGGAATACGTCCACTTGCCGCGAATAGCGACTTGTTTATTTTCGCACGCCGGGCAGACCAAGTAGCGCTCGAACGGATACAGAATCGAGCAGAACGCGTTTCCGTAAACAGAGAAGTCGAGAAGGAGCTTATATTCGAGCTCTCGAATCTTCAGCGTCTTTTCGAGAACCTCTTTCCAGAGATCTTTTGGTTTCTCTTTCGGCGTCTCATAGATGAGGCCGGTTATTACGTACGAGCACTTCTTGTTGATAATCGGCGCGATTTCCGAGTGGCTCGAATACAAGTAGTGGCACCACCGGAACAACTCTTTGACCGTCGGCGGCATGTACGTCGACGAGATGTCGAACCATTGGTGCGGGTAGCCGCCGATAGATCCGCGACGTCCGCCGCGTAATTGCGCAACTGGAGGCATAGCTAGTTACTCTCCGCTGCCATGAGGATACGCTGACGAGAATAGTCCTCGACCGCGATCAACTTGGAAGCCTGTACCTCAACGAGGTCGTCGAGTTTGATTTTGTTGGGGTTGAAGTTTTCGTCCGCAGCGCGCGCTCTGATCTGATTTCGCACATCAGAGGACGTGTTGGGCTCGGCAAACATCAACTTCTTAGGATACGCAAAGACCCCAGCTTGAGAGAAGCACGCTTGAATATATTTAATTACGTTATCGTCAAACTTGATTGGAAATACGAGCGTATTCGCAATCTCGTACGCGTAGTTTATTTCTTGCGGAGAGCAGATCTCAAACACCTCGAACGACGGAGTAAAGTTATTTAATCCGACAGTAACTGCTTCGAATCCTCGGATGTCCGTCGTATATGCCGGCAGATTAGTTAAGAGCGTCTTGGCGGCCTGGATGGACGCCTTTGCGCCGGCGCTGATATTCTTGATTCCGAATTCGTTATAGATAGACGCCCACAGAGTCTCGGGCTCAAAGTCAACCCAAGAATCTTGAAATTTATCCCGCAACACCTTTACATACAGCGTCGCGGGATAAATGTCCGTCGTAAACGGAGATTTGCTCATTACTTATGCTGGGAGGAATTTCCGTGACCCATCTCCTGTTTTATCATATTCACTGCCTTGGTGTCAACCTTGGCTGCGACATTTGATTTATTAACAGATTTAACGAGAGAGGTAAGCGCGGTCTTTACTGGACCGGTCGCCGCACGGTAAAATCCAACCGGATCGCGAAGGAACGCGTTAGCGGTCATCTCATCGAAGACACTCTTGATGGAGTCTGCGTGGACCTTGGCTAACGTTTCGATGTGGCGCTCTTCTTCGGATAAGAAGTCTCGAGCCGCCTTCTTCACGAACCCGCCCCAACACGTAACGTAGGCATCCGCAACTCGGCCTTCGATTTCCGCTGTCTTGTCGAAGCGGTCTAGAAGAATCGCGCCGGCTCGTGCATCACGATGGACTATGTCTTTCGTGAGGTTCTTAAGCTGAGCTAGCTTAACGTTGTCCTCATTAACGAGGTGCATACGTTGGCGGATTCCGTTGGCGAAGTTGGGGCCATATTCCGACCGGGGCACGTAATCGAGCACTCTAGTGTCGTTTAGCTCGCCGAGCTTGTTGAGCTCGTCCGCGGCAAGCGCCCGTTCAAGGGGCGTCATGCGCGAATACTGCCCGAGGAAGCGGTCTACCGCGATATCAAACGCGGCCTGCTTCGTTATACCAACCACATCTTCTTTGGGCTGGCTAACCGGGGTAAAAACAAAAGTAGTCGCACCGGCTAGCTCGGCTACAGCGCCGGCTAGTTTAATATTGAATTGGCCCGCAGCTTCTTGGATACGAGTGCGCGCCGCATTACGCATATTCTCGTCAAGAATATGCGCATACTCGTTGTAATATGCCGCCGACACTTTGACTAGGTCAGGTGTCGAGATCGGATATTTACGGTGAGTTCTTGCCGCAGTTTTGATTATGACGGCAAAATCCCGATCCTTGAGGGCGCTGATTTCCGCTGGAGACGGGAAACGCGCTTGGGCCGACGTGTCCGACACGAACTTCGGATCGTCGTAGCTGTCTATAATCTGTCCTGCGAGCTTAATCATCTCACTCTGCTCCGCCAATCATGTCGCGGGGATCGATGCCCGGGGGAAGCTGGGGCTGCTGGGGCTGACCGCCCTGAGCCTGCTCTCCGCCCTGACCCTGTTCGCCACCTTGGGCCTGCTGGGCCTGCTGCTGCATCTGCATTTGCTGCTGTTGCATCTGCATCTGCTGCTGCATTTGCTGCTGCTCCATGGCCTCCTGCTGTTGGAGGGCTTGCATGGTCTGCTTCAACTGCTGCTTTAGGGCGATATTGTCGAGCTGCTCGCGAATGAGCTCATTTTCTGCGGCGACTGGGGACTGCACTAGTGGTTTACCGTTTGTGGCGGCTGCCGCTATCTTCTCGAGTTCGTCGATAAATGCGGCCATCATTCTGTGGGGCATGCTATTCCTCCGCAAATAAATGCGGTTTATGTGGCATAAGAAGAGTATCTGTCTCGTTTAGCAGTATATCTTCCTTTTTGTTAAAGGTTGGTTTGCTGCTATATTCAGGAGGTTTATGGATAGCAATAGATGGACTAAAAAAGACGTGTTGGTTGTATTGGGCGCCGTACAGACATTTGTAATGGCGCTCAACATGGTAATCAACAGCAAGCGAACGGATGTGCGGGAAACCCCGGAAATTCCGGAGCTTCCTAAGATCCCACCAAATAACGGATTTCAGGGGCGCCCGAGACGCCCAAATAAAAATCGTAATCACGCCAACCGGTGGTGATATACTACCGATAACTCCCCGGAGCTGAGAGCACTCTAGGCTCACCAGTTGAAGGGGTACGGTGCGCAGTTTGCCTGAGTAAGTTGTGTCCGCTGAAGCAGCCCGAGGGTCAGCCAGGCGACATAACCCGATCGGGGTAAACAGGCTGCGTTCTGCGGCTACGGCCGAACCGGTTGCCAGGACACCGGGCGCCGACAAAAGCAAAGACTGAGCAAAAGGGGGTGTGGTAGACGGCT